TACTTCGTTCGGTTTCAGTTTGGGTGTTTATGTTTTCGCATTTATCGTGAAACGCTTTCGCGTTTTCGTGCGCCGCTTCATGGGGACATGCGAAGCGTTCTGAATGAAGGACGTATCTATCGCTGGACCGAAGACCTCCTTTGGGAAGAATTTTACGACTCGGCACCTTACTGCCACGTCTCTCACAAATTATAATGACGACCCTGCCTTTCAACATATAAGCAGCGATGAAAAGACCACTGTTCTCCAATGAAATTCATACTCATCGAATTTTGCAATCATAGATAACATCACCTCTTTGGGTTCTGGTCGGATTATTGAAGACGCGGAACGTCTGCTTTTACCAACACAAAATCAAAAAAATGCCATGGTTGGTACGGCCTATGAGCCAACGTTGGTCAATCGGTTTGTGACCTCGCAAGACCCAAGACTCCAACACCTTAAAAAATCCTTATGTTACTTACGGCCCTGAAGGGACGGTTGCGACGTTTCAAAAAGAGGATGTGGAAAACCTGATTGCGGCTCTTGCTTATGTCGCGACTGCTGAAGTCGTGCGGTTGAAATTTTGCCTCGGGCTTTATCGGCTCAATTTCTCCGGTGACTACACGCCCGTGGTCTGGGATAGCGCGGGGACCGTGCCTGTCACGGTGCAGTTTGACCCGATCCTCCGATAGTATCGTCGAAGCCCCACAACCCTATCGTCAGGTGGAAAACAACGCCCTTCTCCTTGAATGTATGGCGCTGCGCAACACGGTCTTGCGGTTTGAGTGCTTCGCTCCAGGCTTGCAACTTATTGGCCCTGGCACAAGTCAGGCGACTATTCGAGGTCTGATTTTCGAGCTAAAAAAGCGATGGCACCTCGGGGATTAAGATCAGTCGTGAAAACACCCTGATTGAAGAATGTACGTTTCGCTCCGCAGCAGGCTCAACCCTCGCGCATGGACTCAAAGGAATTTCTATAGAAGCTCCTGACTGTGGTGATTCGCAGATGCATCTTTGAGGGTGTCCTCGTCGAAGGCTTGGTGGTCAACGCCGAGCGTACCCGCGTCGAGGATTGTCAGTTCAACCTTAGCTCTAACCTTTCCACGGCCCTGAAGCTGCAAGAGGACGCGGACTTCACGATTACCAACAACTGTACTTTTTATAAAGGTGCGGTGAGTGTCGAGGCTCAAGCCCTCAGCAACCTCTTCACCAACTGCACTCATACTGCTGATTCGCCTTTTCTCGATTCGGGAACAGCGACCCGTTGGCTTTCCAACCGTCCAGGTCGCTACCAACAAGCCTACATAGGACGCACTCGCACGGTAGAGGGGCGAACTCGTTTGCCGACTTCGTTGGCAACGACCAAGAGCCTTTTATCCAAGCGTTTAGTGACCCCTACACCAAAGAAGTGCTGGTTCTTGCGGGGTCCACTTTTATTTTTACGGCCACGGTCGATATCCCCGAAGGTGTGGTGGTGAAATCTGCGGATTTTGGCTCTACCGTTCCTGAGTTTGTAACGTCAGGGATTCCCGCTTTCAATTTGAAAACGCGCTCTTCGATCGTTGGTCTTTCCTTTACAGGTCTTAATACCAACCTTGTGACAGTCGGAGCGAATCAGCAGCGTTGTGAAATCAAGGATTGCAAATTCAACGTCCAATCGACAGGTTTTTATGGCGTCTCGGCAGTGAGCGGCTCAGAGACCTTGCGCGTCCAAGGATGTTCATTCACCGGATCACGGGGTCTCATGCTCCAAAATGCGGATGCCGCGTTTATCGACCGCAATCACTTTTCGACGATTGCTATGGATGTGATGAGCAGCGGCTTGACTCGTTTTCATGTTCATCATAACTGGTTCTTTTCTACGGTGCCTCCCGTCTTCACGGGTATGAACGGCATAGTTGAAAAAATTATTTTTTAGGTGGGATTCCCGCCAAAACATCCACCTCAGGAACGACATGGCAGGAAAACTACCCGCACCCACGTACCAATAACGAAGATGGTGTGGACTTTCTTAAAATTTCTCTCGACTCTCACTTAGCTCCGGTTCCTGGAACGGGCGTCAGTCGGGCTCTTGCCTCTGGTCTCAACGTGCTTGCTTTTGAGGAAACAGGCAACGGCACTGCCGGTCACGCTCCCGATTAAGTTCTCGTCGAGAATTGATCGCGCCAATGCTTTTGAAATTCATCTTTACTGGTCCACTAACAGTGTTTTTAGTGGTGACGTGCTTTGGGATGTGTCGGTCACGTTCCGCTACAGAAATGGTTACCAGTTTGGACTGACGACTTCTAAGTCTGGCATTTCCACCAGAAATAAACTTATTTTTAATCAAGAGCAAAAAGCAGTCTTTACGTTCAGCACAGATGACTATGGTTTTGTTTCCGGTATAGATGTCAGCCACGTTTCTGTTATCATCAGAAGACTATCGGATAATACACTTGATACGTTGGCTGGAACGGCTCTTTTGACAGAGGCGCAAATCATTTTGCCGAGGGATTGAACCATGGTTGATTTTTGTAGCATGTCGCCTGACGAATTGATCCTGATAGACCTCTCGAAGCTCTCTCGGGAAGAGCTTATGCACCTAGATTACTTTGTCTGGTGCTTTTATGTGGTCGAGCCACAAAACGTCGTCGATTGGCGTGAAACCAAACTACTGCCTTTGATTGCCTCTTTGCCTGCTGAAGATTTTGATGAAGACGACGATGATGATGATGATGATGAATACGACGACGATTTTGCGGAAGAAGACGAAGCAGATCAAGAATAAGGCGTGGCGATGGCTGACAATATTAAAATCAGAACAGAGGATGTGGACAAGATCTTAGACACTAAGATCACCACGATTTCAAGCCACCTTCCGCTCGATGTCTCCTCCGGTGAATTTTATGACTCCGTGTTGGCAAAGATCGCAGCACGGTCACCGACATTTGACGAAAAAAATGCGCTTACCAATGCCTCGATTCCATCGGCATCAAATCCGTATGTCACCGTCTCGCATCTCAACCTCAAGCTCGATGGTCGTATCCCTTGGAAGACGGTAGGACCAACAGGATCAGGTTCCGACTATGAAGGCGAAACCGAGGCGATCTTTGGAAAGCGTCCTGTCAAGCGGGTGTCGATGGCTCACGGTCAGGCCAGGAACTTACAACTTCTCCTCGTCGATCACGATACCCGAGAACTCTTATGTGATGGGCGCGTCCGAAGGCACGGCCATCCTCACCACGTCCACGAGTAATCCCGTTTTAATCATCGGTGAAAATTCTTTTTAGAGCATGTCAAACTCGTCAATACCTGTGAGACCGCCACGGTCGTTCAGGTCCAAGGCGATGACGTGTCTTTTTCCAACGTCGAGATCAGTGCGGCTCTCGATGGTAAAACGATCGAAATGCAGTCGGGAATCTCCAACCTTCATGTGCATGGCTGTAAGTTATCGGGTGGGTCTCTTGTTGGTGAGTCCACGAGCAACGTCCATATTTCCCAAAACATCTTTGATTGCCCTGGGACTTATGCCATCAACGCTTCCAGTCCCGCAGCATGGTCGATTATTGGTAACGTCTTTAAAAACGGCCAACTCCTCGTTTCCGGTGCGTCCCAGACAAGAATTGTCGGCAACCATCTCAATGACGGCGGTTATAGCCTTGACCCTGTACTTGATAGTGAAGGTCAAACAACTGTTCTATTTAGGGCGAACACACCCAATTCAAACAATAACGAAGTCGATGACTTCAATAAACTCTTGCAATACATCGGCAGCACTTCTGTCCTACAAGGGTCACCAATATATTCCAACAATTATGCAGGGCCTGCGGGGAAAACCTCACGGCTCGTGCTGGAGCGATGGATCTCCTGCTCCAATGGCGGTATGAGGAGCGCAACTTCCACTTGATGGGTGACACCGACACGACCACGGTGTCTTGGAACCCAGTGTCCCATCAGGTTAGCACCAGTGGTCCGATGCGTCTTGTGTCCAGTCACCGCGAAGCCTATTGGATTTTGCCGCAACTGGGTTCTTACACGACGGTCAACTACGCGACCCAGACCAGTGCCTCCGGTGCTTTGAGCTTTGCAGGGAGTGCGGCTTATCTAGGGCAAACCTTTCAAAGCCCTTACACGGGCTCAATCAGTTCGGCCAAATTTAAGTTGTCGCGCACGGCGGGAGCTACGGGGTCCGTTCATGCTCGTCTCTACCAAGTGACCACGGTCGAGGGAACACCTGCCCCAGCGGGAAGCTCGCTAGGGTCTTCGGCTATCATCAACTTTACATCCTTAAGCACCACGGCCACGGACGTGACCTTCACGTTCAGTAGTCCTATCAGCGTCAACGCAGGCTCTTATTATGCGATTGTCCTGGTGGGCTCGACGACCTTTTCTTCCGCCCTAAACGTCTCGTACACCACCAACCCCAACGCTTATAACTTAGGCAGCGTGGTCAACTCGCAAAACTCTGGTGCCACATGGTCGGCCAACGTCGCGCAAGACCTTTATGTGACAGTCTCAGGCCGCACCGTGTCTTCGGTCACGCTCAATAGCGGGGATGCGCTTTATTACAAACTCGACCGCACCTTGAATGCTTCCAATATTACTCTCGCACCGTTTATTGATCCTGTAGGGTCGATCGTCAATGATGCAAGCAATCGTCAGGTCTTCGTGCTCGCTTATTGTCTGGGAGACACTCTTTGGTGGCGAGGTGGGGGCGGTTCAAGGTTCCCAGGCACAGGTGGGCAGACAGGCACTTATTTTATCGATGGCTCTTCCAAGTCGATGATCGACTACCTCGGAGCGACTGACTATAACGATTACGATGCGACGTATTCAGCCAACTTCGCAGGCATAGAAAATGAGCCTTTGACTATTCGGGTCCAAAAGCACGATCAGCTTTTGCGAACTCTTTATGAGTACAGTAATCACATCATTGAAATCCCAAGTGACGGATATTTGGGTTATGACGGAAGCCAACTGACGCTTTCCGACACTTTGACCTATAACTTTCCGCACAACGCAGGCCGTGTGGTCGTCAACCCTCAAACCTGGACCTTAAATGACGGACAACTGCTCTATCTCAGTTGGACGCAAAACACCCTATCCTCGTCTACATCGCAAGTTGCAGGAACGGTGCTGACGACCAACGGGTCTTTACCGCTTCCAAACGACTACCCGAACCGCACCAAATACTTTGCCTTTGCTCGTCGGAAAGGCACATCTCTTTTCCTTTGGGACCAAACGGAGTTGATTTCTGGAGGCCGTTGGCCGACCCCGCTTGGTTTTGGCAGGCAGGTCATTCCCACGGCCACACCCACGGTTCTCACGGATAACATCGTATGGACGGGGACCGATCTGCTTTGGGAAAAACTCGCGCTGACCACCGCCACGGGTTTGCCGATTACACGGAACGTCTTCCTCGATCAAACGAGCGTAAGCGCCAACCTCACCACGTTGGCTTCGGGTCAAGGTCTTCTCATCACGCACACTTGGAACCCAGGTTCGGACCAGAATGTCACGATCCAGCGTGTGACTCTGCCGTTGACGAGGCTGAAACAGAATCAGTTTCTTTGGGTGCAAAACTTGTCGGGCACCTTGGTATTTGGAACTTGAAAGGCGTCTCTTGTGCAACAGAAGATTTCAACACCTTCCGTCGTTTCAATTCTCGATACCGTTATTCGGTCGTCGCAAGCCTTTGCCTATCCCGAAGTGGGGGGTATTGCTCCCTTAGACCCGTGGAATACGGTCCTTACCAAACTTGAGCCGTATGCTTTAGAGCCTGACACCTTTGTGGCAGGTCTGCGCAACGCGCTCACAGGGCCGAACGCAACCAATCCGTTTGTGACCGTGGCAAAATATGAAAATCGGTTCGAGATGCGAGCCTTCAAATTGGTCGGACCTATAGGCTCAGGGGCTGATTTTGAAGGTTCGACCCATCAGGTGTTTGAAGACGCACTAGCCTCTTTGCCCAGCGAGGGCGGCTGGTTGGTTGTTCTGGCCGGAACCTACACTTTTAATGAGACCGTCAGCCTCGGAAGCCATATTCGCCTTCTCGGTGTTCACCCGGCAATCACCACTCTGACAACTTCGGGCAACTTCCCCCTGTTCGCCGTGGGTGTTGGAAGTTTGGTGGACCGTTTTACCTTAAACGGAGCCGCCATCACCGATCAGCCGTTAGTGGTCCTTGCAGGCGAAGAGTCTACGTTGCAAAGGTGCTCTCTGATCCATGTTGCTCGCTTAGGCATCTCTCTGGTTGGACCTCGCAGCCGAGTTCTTTTTAGCAAATTTTCCACGACTAATACTAGCGCAACCACCGTCGCGGTGGCTTTTCAGGGGTGCAGCAAACGGTCGAAGCCTGCGAGTTTCATGGTCCTTTTAAAGGGGCAGCGGTTCAGTTTGAAAGTCGTGAGGGTTGTCTTTCTAAAAGTTTTTTTCAACGACGTTAGAAGGCCCCGCTTATAAAATTTCGAGTATTTCTCTTACAGACAATAAAATCATTTGCAATCATTTTGCGAGCGCGACTTCCTTAAGCCAAGCCGTTGACAACGGCACTTCAACTCTTCGTTATGGCAACTCACCCAACACGTTGACGGCCAACGTCAACAATGCACTGAACCCCCTCAAGAGTTTTACAGGCCAACCGCTTGTCACCTCGACCGAAATGGTTCTCTCGAATCAATTCACGCACACACCCTCTCTGGCGAAATCGGCTGCGGCTCTTTGGGAGAAGTTGGATCTTTTTGAACAAAATATGTTTGAAGAGAGAAACTTTTTCTCTCGTCTGACGACCCCGTGTATAACTCTGAAGGGCGTCCCAGTAGTGGAGTTTTTCTTGGAATGGAGCGACTAACACTTTAACGTATCCAACTTTCTCACTGCGCTCGATTCATCGCACAGATCCTATTGCGACGTTTTCTGCGGGTTCCCTGGTCGTTCCTGTCAACTATTGTGCTGTGATCTTGGTGAGTGGTTCCTCAGCCACTCTTGTGGCGATGACGAGATCTTTAGTCTTAGGTCCGACAACTTCGGACAGAAAGTCTTGCTCTACGCTCTTTCTTCTTCTGGTAAAGCTCTTTGGTTGGATGGAAAAAGGCTTCTTCCCGGCAGTGCCACCACTACGTTTGATATCAACGGCTCCCTGCTTCCGATTGGTCGCTATCTTGGCATGACGGAGGGCCGAAACCCTGCGCCTCTTTTTGACGGGTTTGCGTCTTTCAAAGGGGCCAATCTCACCAAGAAGGTCGCCGATCATACGGCACTTTTACAAAAACTCTACGAAAGAACTAACCTTCAATATCAAACAGAAACACCAGAAAGCCGCATCTCCACTGAGCCCGCGATTGGATCTTGGTATGATAGCAGCGCCCTTTTGAACGGAGTGCCTTCGGTTCCCACGCATCTTATCAACCATCAGGGGACCTTATACGGCCTAGTTCCGACTTCCGGGCTGTACTACTTTGATCGACCTGCAAAAGGCTGGCGTCTTGTCCAGGGAAATCCCGCAGGGAGCGGCCCTTTCACGAGCATGACACGGCTCGGTACGGGCCTTGCGCTTCTCAAAACCGATGGTCAAGTGCTCTCCTACACCATGGCGTCCGGTTGGGGGACGTTGCAAAGTCCAACCGTTCGTGATTCGGTTTCCTTACCCCTCGTCACAACTGTACCGTCGAGCACGTCTTTTTATGAGGCAGGGCAGGTTGATTTTTCTTTGCAGACACAAAACTATTCCCTTTTCACAACGGTTGATGGGAAGTCGATTCGGTATTACCAGGACGACAATTATATTGATGCGGTTGCTCCGCGAGTATTCACAGAGGCGGCTGGTTCTCGTGGTCTTTTGTCCTACCACCCGAAGGATACAGGATTCAACGTCACGCTCGACCCTGAGACCCTGAATATGGATGGGGACAATGGTGGCTTCTTGCAACGGTCGGGCCTGCCTTTGTCGAAATTTTTCCAAGGCAATATTTTAGTTCCGCCAAGCATCGACCGTGAAAGCATCTTACGTCTCGACTGGTCAACTATGAGAGTCGAGAATTTCGCTTTCTGTCAGCCCAACGGAGCGTTTATCACGGTTGCTCACGATGCGACCAAGACGACGTTTTATGTTTTGTGTGGTGGGCCTGGGACCGCTCGACTCGCTGCGGTTTTGACCAGCAGTTATTTTGGAACCTTCACGCCACATAGCTGGGTGCTGGACCCATATCGACAAACGGTCTACATTTTGGGAGCTTCGAGCACTCAAGAATTTATTGCATATCACGGCTCTTGGACATCCTCGACCGATAGCGGTGGATGGGGAGCGGGAACGTTTACTTTCACCAAGCGCACTATCAGTCCTGCGGGAACCTGCTCAGGTGTGATTGCCAACCTCGATCTTTATAACGACACCATGGGCACTCGCGATGTCGTGGCTCTTGTGAGTGACGTGGGACGCTCAAACCGTCCGACGTGGTGGCGTTACTCGGTGACCTCTGACGCCTGGACTAAAGTCACGTTGACCGATCAAAGTCCTTCGGCAGGAACAGATGTGCAAGTCACCTGGGCTACAGCGGGGAGCTTCCAATACAATCCCTCGTCCGATGCGATGGCAGGCCACGGGGCCGCAAGCCCGACAGGATTTCAATTTCTGGTCCGTTCCAACGCCCGCAGCGGCAGACCGACGCTCTTCCGGTGGCTTCGCCTGACGAACACCTTCGACTCAGCGGCCCTTGGCGCACCGGACGGACTGACCCTTAGCGGGGCGGAAACCAGTGGGCTGACTCAAAGCCTGGGAGCGGTCTACCATCCGACCTTCAAGGCCGTGATGTGGCTCGCGACAGGGGCCACGGGGCAGATGAAGCTCTACACCCTGTTTGAAGGGGCAAGCTCTAGCCCGACAGTCTGGAACCTGTCTGTGATTGGCACCGGAGGCACTTACCTCAACACACTAGCGATGGGCACTCCCAACGTCACCAGCCGCAGTGGGTCCATGTTAGGTCGAACCTTCGGAGATGCCTACGTCGGAGCGTCTACACTTGTCGAGGATGTTTTCTTTTGGGCACCGTCCCAAGGGTTGATTCGAGGCGTTCTCAGCGGCTCAATAAGTGGGTTTGAAACGCAAGCGTGGTCGGTTTTCACGAAGCGTATTTTTACGGATCAAGCGGTTTTCTCCAACACCCCGACGAACTGCTACAGCGCCCAGGTGGGCGTGGACCGTGGGGGAGAACTCAGCCTGCAAATGGCCTCTTATGCCGAACCGGAACTTCCACCGCATGGAGTTAGTAGTTTTGGCACTTGTTCGGACTATGAGGGTGTGACTTGGTACGACACGGGTACGGTCGTAAAAAACCTGGGCCTTCCTTATCTTTGGGCTGGTCTCAGTCGGGGTGGTTACTTCTGGACCGCCAACGCACGATACGGAACAAATCAAGGCAGACAGACCGAGTACATGTATGGTTCTCCAATACGCGGTGATATTGCCATTTCGGGGTTCATCAGTGCTTTGATTTTAGTTGGGCGATTACGCCCGACAAAAAAAGGTTGGCTTCGTTTACAGGACCATAAGTGCTCCAAACCGTCTCATATTCATTCAATACGATGTCGAAGCCGACACCCTGACGATCGAGAGGGCTGGCACAGATTTCAATGGGCCGTATGTCGTCAGTCTGAATGCGGCCATACCGCAGATCGCCTACAATCCCGTGGTGGGGAGTTGGGATATTGTGGCTTCAGAAGACTCACGCGAGGGCGGTCAACTCGTCTTTTATCGAAGGATTGAAAACATCGTCGATCCTAACCTCGCGTGGTCTGGGAGCGCGTTGGTTACAACGGTGAGAAGCCCCTTCCCTCCATGGCAGCTCAGGCCGGAAAAGCTCCTGCGACACCTCTCGTCTTGAGTGACGGAACGGTTTTGGTCCTGACAGAATGTGGCGCAAATTTTGATGCGCTGCTCACGTTAAGAGACCTCTCTGGTATTTGGAGTACGGTGCATCAAACGTCCTCTGGTGGGTTTGAAGCTCCGAAGTTAGAAAGGACCACGGGTTCCAATCCGGTCTTTTGGGTCCTGGGTGGCTCATCAACAGGTCAAGCAGGAGTGTTGAGGTCTGATTACGCGACGGTCGGCTGGACCTTTGCGGTTACACCAAATGCAACTCAGACCAGCGGATTTTCCAATTATTGCCGTGTGCGCTATCCCGTGACTCAAGCCACGGTCGATGGTGTCCGTGTGGCCTGCCCCCTTCCCGCTGAGACAGGCACCTCTGCAAACCGGGAGATGGGAGTTTTCTTCCTTGCTAACGATGGCAGTATTTACGGCAGTGCCTTTGCGGCACGAGGTCGGCTTGTCAGTCTCAGTGCGCAAGAGGAAGCAAGTTACAATTTCGTCTCGTGGACCTACAAAGGGGATTTGCTCTACAGGTCCAATCGACCCAGTAAGCCCTTAGGTCACTGGACGATCGTCAGGAGCAACAACGGTTGGAAGTCTTTGGGTGAATCGGTTTTAGGATCGGGTCGTCTGCTTGCGCTTCAAGACCGTCAGTACCGCGAAGAGTTGGTGTCGATCAATCAAGCCGAGACCAAGATCATCACGGAGTATCCGAGCCTCGTCAAAAAAGAACTTTTGCCTTTGGGGACTCGTAAAGAGGGTGAACTATTTGGTTTGAAATGGCAACCGTCAGCGTACACAGGTTCCCTTTGCGGTGTGATGAATGACTCGACCACGACATTAGAAACCAGTTTTTCGAGCGGTGCGCTTGCGATCATCAATTCGCGTCGTTGGCCGAGAATTTCTGGCAACACCCAAGGCGTCCTCTCGGGGGGGTCTGTCTTTGGTTATGGCGCGGGTATTCGGTTAGCTCCCCCGCTGGGGTCACGCAGTCCAGCTATTTCGGGTCGGCTACCCTTCCAGCTTCGGGTCTTTTTCGCTTAGAAGCGTTGCCTGCGGTCACCTTTATTGGGACACACACGTTTAAAAATTCAGACGCCAATACCTCGTATACAATTAACGGTCCTGTCACCTTTCTTTTGACGACCTCCGGTCAACATTTGGTGTTAGAATTTTGCACTCAGAACTCTTTGGTTTTAGACCCAAATGCAACAGGTCTCAGTTATTGGCTTGATTACGAGCATCCTGGCGATCGATATGCGCTTGTCCTGGGAGAAAATCGTGACTCTCAGTTTCTTCTCTCGCGGTATTTTGGTGGCCATCTTTTAACCCACGGGACTTATGAGCCGCGTGAGTTTTTGGCTTTTGATTTACGATTTGAAAATCGTAACAGTTATATTCCACCGATAACCTATCATCTTGAGGAAATAAATACTGGCATTAGCAAGCGGTTTAAGTTTAAAATAGAAGGCACTAATCACGGCATACAGTCAATCAATTTTGGTTCTGCGACTCTCGGACAGTTTGTTGTCCGAGGGCCTTATGCACTTGGCTTCCAGTTCTTAGATTTCGTGACAGATAGATTAAGAGCTTCTTCTACGGTCATACGTCCCGTTTTAACCGCACACAGTACGGGAGACGTTATTGTCCTTGGGTACTGAGGTAACTCTACAGGTGGTATCTATATGCTTAATAATGTGATCGATCCTGTCACTAATCAGCCACGCAAGCTCGGTGAACTATTTAACGATCGTAATATTCGCCTTGTCGGAGAGATGCGCTGGGATAGCGCGGTTAATAAGGTCGATACGAGAAATCTCCGGATTATAAGCACTCCAAACGACGGTGGGGCTCCCGCAATCACGGTTATACCGGACGGGTCTTACACCTTAAGTGGTTCCAACACCTCGATTTGGATTGAAATCAGACGAACTGCGGGAACGACTACAGTCGTTCTCGGAACCTCGTTGATTGCCGATGTTTCGTCCCAACAAAAACCCCGTCCGAACTGGATTCAGCTTTTTCTTAGAACATCAACAAATGATATTGTAACTTTGGGCAACTGGGTTGTTCTTGCTGCTCCCCAGTGGACGAAAGCAGGTGTGACGAGGGGAACCTCGATTTATGATGCGATTGTGGGCAGTGCCACCAATCCTTTTGCGACCCACACCACGATTCAAGGTGCGATTGATGACGCCTTGGATGGAGATCGAATTTTAGTTCTTGCCGGAACTTATAACCTCACAGGTCCAGGAAACAGTGTCATCAGCAGTTCTGCGGCACTTTCTTGGTCGGGGAAAACCCTGACGATCGAAGGCGAGGGTTACGGCACGATCATTGAAAACGCGGGTTCCATGACCACTGCGTTTTATATTCGCTCGACAAGCAGTAGTACCAGCGGGACGCTTGGTAACGGGTCTCGTGTTCTTTCTTTACAATTAAGAAACCTACCTCAGGTCGTGGTGTTTGATGGTGGGTCTGGCAACGGAGTTCGGAATTGTAACGTCGAAGTTTATAGTAGCGGGTTTGGTGTGTCTACGGCACCTGCCAAATCTGGGACGGGTAACTTCGGAGTCAATACCGTTAGGGAAATGATTATAACTACGGGTGCAATTTCACAGATTCGCGAAACTGTGATTGGACCCGATATTCAAACGCGACTATTTGATAATTCGACGGGCAATGAGTTTTTAGATAGCACTGGAACCCGTAGGCTTGCAATCAAGACGGCTTTAAAAGTCGGAGATGTTAGTTCCATCGCCAGCCAAGCCTTAGATGTGATAGGCGACATTCGGACGACAACAGGTTTAGTACACACCCCAGCCGTTTCGATGAATATCGTCGATGATGCTGGTGCCAGTCAAAATATCAGGGCGAAGACACTCCTTCTATCGACCAACATTTCCAGTGCGGCCACTCAAACTTTAGATGTGGTCGGGGATATCCGCACCACCACTGGTATATTACATACACCGGCATTATCGATGAATATCGTCGATGATGCTGGTGCGTTGCAAAATATGAAAGCTAAAAGTTTAGTTTTATCCGACTCTTCCTCTGATGTCGCTTCCATGCAACAACTACTTGTGCAAGGAAGAGGTAATATCAGTACGAGCCTTCAAATCGGGGGAATAGCGACTATTTCGAGTCTCGCTCGAACATCTAATATTGTCACAATTATTACTTCTACGGCTCATGGTTTTTATCCCGGTGCGACTGTTACCGTAAACGCTGTTGCCAATACATCCGTCAATGGAACCTTTACGGTAGCTTCTATACCTAATGCAACTACTTTTACCTACAGTCAGACGGGCACCAATATCGTGAGCACGTCTTCTGCGGGCACAGTTCGCGCTGACTTAAATATTGCTCAGACCACAGAAGTGATTGGTTCTTTGAGTTTTTCGTCTGCCTTCACAACGAGGGCGATGACGAGCGTACAAGCTAACTACACAGTTGCCGATCATGATTACATTGTGATTGCTACTGGATCGACGACCTTAGCTGTAACGCTGCCTACGATATCATCAGCGAATCGGGGTCGGCATATCCTCGTGAAAAGTAATAATTCCGCCTCGTTTATCCAAGTCGCAGCAGCGGCTTTACAAACCATAGATGGTTCGACAAACCCCGTTCTTTTAGCAAGATATGAAGCAGTAAGTTTAGTTAGCGACGGAACATCAGGTTGGCTCATTGTTTAAGAGGGATACTTCATGGAAATAGAAAAGTTAAAAATTATCGATGTAGCGAAATTAAAGAAAGGCGTGAATATACCCGTTGCAGGAAGCCCCGGTTCAGGATTTTCATTTGTGGACGGGAAAGTAGTAACCTATCAGATCGAGAAGACTGAAATCGAACCGAATGAGGTGCCTGATACAATTCAAGAGATCATAAAGAGGCGTCAGGAAGCGAAACTAGACGCGGAGCAAGAGTTTCAGGAAAAATTTCAAATCAGACCAGGCAAGCATTTTTATGATGAAGAAAACGGCATGGTCGCGATGCCGCAATCCGAAGATAAATTTTTTGAGACAAAAACAAGTGCCTATGTAAAGAGCCTTTTTCAAAATTTCTTCGATAAATCCGACCATATTTCTCAGAAATTCAAACGGAATAAACGCGCCTATCTCTTATACTCTGATCCAGGCATGGGGAAGTCAGCACTTATCCGTAACTTTTGCGAGTTTGCCGCTACCCCAGGTACGGCTATCATACAGGTTCACGGTGATGTAAATTTCAGCAAGTTGACCAACATATTTTTTAGATCGTACAGAGAAGACGTGAGTAGGATTGTCCTCATCATTGAGGACTTCGGAAAAAGAGACTATATTTCAAATTGCAACATATTGAATGCCAGTTGCCTCAACTTTTTGGACGGATTTACGGGTCTTTTTCCGAGTTCCAACTCTGATTTTGTGTACAACTAATTTTATTAGACAACTAGGCCCTCAGCTAACGAACAGACCCGGACGATTCAATAAGTTAATTAAAGTTCTGCCTCCTACTGAGGATGAAGTTTTTGCGTTAATCAAAGATCTTTCGGGAATTGTTCTTAGCGACGATCAGAAAAAAGCATTTCAAGGTCTTCCTTTATCACCAGACCATGTGATTGAAGCACTGTTGCGGCATGATCTTGAGGGTATTCCGCTTGAAAAAGCGGCTATGGACGTTATTAAAGAACGAGATGGTCTCATGTCTTGGGAAGATCTCTGAGGTATAAAAATGAAGATAATTCTGCAAAAAGGTGATTATCTTTGGTCCAAGAATGGAACGCATCTCTGTGATGAGTTAGGCGTAGCGATTAAGGCAGACCGAACTATGGAAGTCGAAGTGGACGATGTTCATATAGATCGCATTTTACCTATTATAAAACAAACCCGACGCCATGAGGGTTTAATCGTCGATTTTGGAATCTCGCATTTGGACTAAGAGGACGCTATGAGTTATCACCGCACCTTGCCAAGTGGAACTATTATACCGTTCGGTGGCTCCAATCCGCCGAATGGATGGCTATTGTGTGATGGTTCTTCTAAAACCCAAAGTGCATATCCAAAACTCTATGCGGCTATTGGCAAGAACTGGGGGCTGGAGACGCAGCGGACACGTTTAGCTTGCCCGACCTGCGAGGTCTTTTTTGCCGAGGATTTGATGCTTTATCGGCAACGGGCACACTTTCAAATAGAGATCCCAACAAGGCGTCAAGGACTCATATTAAAACTGGTGCTGTAGTTGGAAATGTTGTCGGCAGTTTTCAAGATAACGCACTGGAGACACACGGTCATGGTTTCTCCAGTTCTACAAATTCACCCTCTACCTATCACGGACATGGGACGGGATTTTCCGGTACTGAACATTCGCATGGTGTGTCGCTCGGTTGGGGAGGCGGGGATCATACATGGCAGCATAACCATTCTGTTACTTATCCTTATCGTAATAAAATCACCAGAGCAAATAGGTATGATAACAACTACGACGCTTGGGAAGGTGAATCAACTATAAACATACGATCAGGCGGTGGTGGGCATCATTCTCACGATGTTGGCATCGGGAATAGCAACAATCACGGGCATCCAGATGCGCCTACTGCGAACGTCACTCACAGTCACGCCAATAGTGCTCAGACATCTAATAATCCAACTCTAACAAATGGTAATGCAACTGTTACGCCAGAAGTTTTTCCGAGTAATGCATACGTTAATTTTATCATCAAGATTTGAGTTTATCGCATGAGTTATTTCGCGTTTGCCCCAACGGGAACAATTACAATTTATAATAACTTGACACCGCCAGAAGGTTGGCTCTTCTGCGACGGAACAGCGGTCAGCCGAATTTCTTATGCGAGTCTTTGGAACGCTATCGGTACAGCATGGGGATCTGGTGATGGCGTGTCTACCTTCAATATTCCCAATCTTCAGGGTGTCCTTTTACGGGGCCGCGATAACGGTGCGGGGCGAGACACTACAAGAAATAACCGAACAACCATAGCTGCGGGCGGTGCGACTGGTGATAATGTGGGGTCTTATCAAATATTCAGCGTTTTAACGCACACACACGGGATCACCAGTAGTCTCCCTGATGCCAATATGTCTCATTCTCATTCAATAGTGTCGGCGAATACAAGTCATGGTCATAACCTAAATTTTGGAGGTGCGGGAGATCACTCGCACACGGCAGACTTTAAAACTAGAAGTCAAAGAGCAAGAGTATTTGGTGACACCCCTGATGATGTGGTCGATCAAGACCCCGTGCAGTATATCGCAAGGACACCATCATACGATGTATCATACGATCATTATGCGTCGGCAAATTTAAGCTATGCATATCATTACCATTCGATCGGATACGGGCCAGATACTGGCAATACTCATTTTCATTCTGTGACCGTAAACATATCCAATAGTGGTAACTCCGACTCTCGCCCTATCAACGCAGCCGCAGCTTATATCATTAAATTTTGAGGTTTTATGAGCTACGCTAAACCCATCCCACCGGGGACGACTGTAATGTTTGGTGGCTCTGCACCACCAGACGGTTGGTTGATATGCGATGGGCGGGAACTACTTACAGCCTCGTACCCCGCCCTTGCAGCCATACTCCAAACGTCCTGGGGTGGGGAACGGCACAACCACATTTAAGCTACCAGATTTACGCGGCGTTTTTGTTAGAGGTTATGAAGGCACCGGAACAAGAGATCCTGACAAAAATCTCCGCATCAGAAGCAACGGAACCACTGGCAACGGTATCGGATCGCTACAGTCTGCGGGTATGGGTCAACACAATCATGCTTCTTCTACGTTTAATTCTAGTCCTGCATCGCACTACCACAATCACTCTGATTTGAGCACTTATACCAACAGTCATACCCATGATACGGGAAGAATTAATTGGTCTCACAGCCATTCTCATGATTTTGATTTTATAAAATATTCTGTTAAGTCAGGATGGAAGGGTAATGGTGGCTATTATGTATGGGAAACCTATCAGGATACTCCTGCTACACTAGATGCGACCACCTCACAAGAGTCCTGGCCGTCTCATACGTCTGGAAGCACAAGTGGTTCTACGGAAAGCTCGCACGGACACGGAGTCAATGCCGCAGATCCATACCATGTACACTCGCCTAGCGTAAGTGTGGCGAACTATAATAACGCAACAGAAACGCGACCGAAGAACGTCTACGTCAATTACATCATAAAGATTTGAATAGTGAACTCTGAGGCACACTAAATGGCAGACTTTATTGTATCGTTGACTCGTAAAGGCCGCGAACTCGAAGCCCAACAGCTTCTCTATGGTTACGGCTTCAAGATCGCCCATTTTGTTTTGGGTGCAGGTGGTCATGACCTCGGAAATCCGACGATCACCCTGCCCCTCAACACGGATGCGAACGCACTCCCCTCACAGTTTTTGGACCTGAGCCGATAGACCGTGTAGAATTGATCGGTCCCACTTGCCCCAAATTCACCTGCGTGGTGCAACCAGGAGAAGCGGTGGGTGGGATCAGCAATTTGGGTTTGATAGCACAGGTCACTCATGTTCCCGTAGGCTCTCCCACCGATGCACCAGAGGTTGGCGACCAGTTTTTGTATGCGCTTACAAATTTCCCGCTACGGTTTAAAGTCTCATCCTCACGAGAGACCTATACCGTCACGATCAAAACTTAATAGTGCCGAGGCAAAAAGATGGCTATTGAGACAATCCTTGGCTTTCGCAACGTCGATTCTACAGAAAACCTAAATGCTCGTTTGTCAGGCTTAGTTCCCAAGGGAATTGTTAAGGGCGGCATCGTCGTTCCTGAGCCTGCCTCGCTTCAGGTGCGCGTTAAGGGCAATCCTGAAGACGGAGTGGTTTTCTTAGCCTTTGGAAAAGACGGTATGATGGTGAGAGAGCGAGCGGAAGAAAGAGTGCTTCCGATTGTCGCGGGTCTTACCAACGTCATTGCTCTACGTTGCAAATACCTAGAGTCTCAGCCGCCTATCGTCTCGCTTGAAGTCATGACATTAGGGGCTTACAACAACGACCCTGAAAAGGACACGTTGATTCGCTTTGCGTCCGTGACTCCTCCGGCAAACGCAACTGCCGTGCTGCCCGAGCATATCAACTCTAGCTTCCGGGATTCCGTCGAAGGTTTTAAGCGCGGTGTTGTCCGTGGCGTGGTAGACACCAAAGTCGATCTTCCGGCCACCTCGGGCTTTCCAGCCACCGCTGAGATCAACCTGACGTCCAATACCTTTGCTGAGGGTTCATCGATCTCCTTGAGCACAGGGGCGACGTCTCTTTCCTTTCCTCTGGTGTCTCCGATCAGCTTTCCCGTTGCGAGTCCTTCGGTCCCTGGGCTTTCGCGTGTCAACCCGAGCCAAAAACGATCCTGACTGCTATCCAGGATAGTGTGGGTGTTGTCACGGTCACGACGTCAGTACCGCACGGTTTTGCCAACCAAACGATTAGAATTTCGGACAACACGGCGGCTCAAGCAAACTCGTTGTGGACGATCGAAGAGTACACAGAATATACGTTTTCGTTTCAGGCACCGTTGAACACACCCTGGAGCGGTGTCGGTGGTTCAGTCGTCGATACCTTTTCTCCTGCGACGGTTACCGCGACGATCGCACCAGGAAACACTCACACGTTCATTCCTGGGCAGCAATTTATTATCACAGGGGCGACGGAACAAACTTTCAACGGTCTCTTCACCGTTCAAACCGTTGTCAACGCGCAAAAAATTCTTTTTCAACAAATCGGCTATCCTTCTCGTGATAGCGGCAATGGGAAACTCACCAAGGTCGGGTATTCGCTCCCACCGAATGCTGTTGAGATTGGTGAAAGCGGGGACATCACCGCGAAGAATTTTGAACAAGCCTTGAGAGCTTCGGAACTTGATGGCGACATGAAAGTGTTTGCCATGGGTTCGTCACTTCAACTTGAAGCTCGTGTCAGTGGGTCTTTCGGCAACACATTTGTTATTTCAAAAGAAGAACCTGGGGCTACAGTTCCGTCGATTGTGATCTCGAACTTTTCTGGTGGTATCGACCCCAACGCTGCGTCAGCACAAGCGTCCGCAGAGAGCTTGCAGAAGGGTGACCTTTACGTTGTTCTTTTTGGCGAGTTGGGAACCATCGAGCTTTGGGGTTATGATGGGTCCGTGTTCCGCAATATGACTTCCGCTTCGGCAGCAACCCTGCTCGACTTCCACCGACGCAACCTCTTCATCAACGAAAAGCATCTTGCCGAAAATGAAAAGGCCGCCCTCGTTGGAACAGTCGGTGTGCCGAGTGCTGTCAACCGTTATGTGACCGAGCAGGACGTTTCCGTCCTCACGGAAACAACAGCCGCTGCGTTGCAAGGCGCGGACTCGGTTCCTCCTGGTCAAACCAACCGCTACCTCACACGAAGCCAGGATTCGCGGACAAAGGGGCAGTATTCATGTTCCTGATGGAACTAACTACGTTGAGCTTCCTCTGGGTGAGACCTGGGTTGTCGGTGTCCCCCCGCAGTTGACCTTCGATGCCTCTGCCGTGGACGTCACAAACTCCAAATTTATCGCGACCAATCACGGCTTTTTAGAAAACACCAAAGTTATTTTTACCACGACGGGTGGACTCCCTGGTGGATTGTCCATCAGTGGGTATTACTATGTCGTTCAAGCCACGCTCGATAGTTTTAAAATTGCCGCATCCAAAGGCGGAAGTGCCTTAACGCTAACTTCCGGTGGAACGGGCACTATTTTCGTTTGCGATGATACCTATGCGAAACAGTTTTTTAACTTGATCCATACTGAAACTCTTTTCGAGTCTGGTGGATGCACGGAGTATTCGCAGGAAGACTTCACACCCGTGATTGTCGATGGTGTCTATGTGGACGAGGCGTTGTCCACGGTCTTGAACCCGTATGACCATTGCGCCTTGAACGGGACGTTTCCAAGACCAGATGCGATCACTCTAAGCAAGCCCCTTCAGCTTTATGTCAAGCTCTCCGCTATCCCGAACAACGGTTCAGCGACCGTGCTCTACTCCCAAGCGGTGATCGAGCGCAGTCGGCTACCGCAATCGGACATGCTCATGGGACCGCAGCGTATCATCCCTGCGGAGCTTCAAGACGTTATCAATAGGACCAAAGAGCTTCGCTTCCATGCAGGGATTGCTGCAAGTGGAACAACGGTCACCTTTCCTGCAAATTTGTTCAGGTCGGAAAACCTGCAAGGTTTTAAATACCGTCGCTTTGTCGGCAATAGACCTGTAGACCTGACCAGTACGTTCTCGATTAACTTTGCGACAGGGACGGGAACGACCAATATCGTCACGTCTTTACCCCTGTCAGTTACACAGGACAGGCTGGTAAGTGGACGCGGTACGCTTTATTCTTAACGACGACCGATAAAATCAGAGTTCAACACGTCGCCAGTCTCCTAGAAACCACATCCGATCTGAGTTTCGCGTCAACGCTCGACTCGGTTGCTGCTCCCTCTCTTGCGATGACGGATGGCAGTCACCTTTTTGCGACCGTGGGTGTAAAGGTCAACAGCACGGCAAACGGTATTGAATCGATTGAGCCGGAGCATTTGGAATTTTATCCTTACCACACAGGCCGCGACCCTGGTGCCGTGATTGTTTGCGGGGACGGAAGCTCATCTTATGGTCATTTCACAGGGTCAACGGCTCATACCCGAGCTTTAAGCTATGCGTCCTCTGGTAATACCATTCGTCTTTTGCCAGGAACCTACACAGGGAACTTTGTCGTCAGTAAAGACGATATTACGTTGGATTGTACGCCTGGGGCGATCTTACAAAACACAGGTAGCACTGTTCTAAGTGTGGTGGCTGACCGCTTCCAAGCGATTGCACCCCGCTTTAGAAACTGCTCGGTTGCTGTTAATGTGCAACCAGGGTCGGACAACTTCCGACTGACGAAGGCGGTTTTTGAAAGCACCGTGACGACCAAGTTTCGCTCCCCCTCAAGGGTTACCTTCGATAGCACGAGCTTTTCTAACTCAATCATCACGTCGGCAAGTCACGGGCTTCTAGCCGGGGCCAGAGTAAAGCTCACCTCGACAGGCGCTTTACCGAGCGGCCTTTCAACCACCACTACCTATTATATCGCCAGCGTAGCGACCAATAGCTTCCGCCTTGCGACAAGTAAGAGCGGATCTGGTCTTGTGAGCTTCACGAATGGCACAGGTTCGGGAACTCACACCGTTTGGGCAGGCCAGTCGGTTGATCCTCAAATCGAGGAAACAGCCGTTGCCAAATGGGTTGTGACGGATGGGTCCAACACAAATTGGCTCGGGGATTTCAATAGCCCGAACGCTTTGCAACAGGCCCACGACGCTGCCAGTGAAGGCGATGTCATCCTCGCTTATCCAGGCACTTATAACAAAGTGATCTGGACCAAAAGCTATCTGGTTCTGCAAGGATTCGGTGGTGGCAAAGTCAAGATCAACGGTGGTGGAACTAATTTTACAGGATTCACCATCTCTGGCTCGTATAACCAAATCGATAACCTTCTCATCGACAACGCAGGGACTGGTATCGTTTGCTCGACAGGTGCGGTGCATAACACCTTTGGCGTCAACGTCCAGTTTGGCAACGACGTTCGCACGGCGATCAAATTTCCGATTACAGCCGCGACCAAGCATTACAACTACCACCCGATGATCTGCGGTCGCGTGACCACGGGCAACAGCTTTGAGTCGGATAACCCCATGGTCACCGTGGGTGACGGGGTGGTAAGCTGGGGTGATTATGTCGGTGAAAATGCCATCAACGTGGCTTTGCAAGAGGAAAATGAAGGCACCATCATCCAAGTTTTCCGAGGCCAGTATCTCGCGATCAAGTGTCAGTCAAGTGGCAAATCGGTCATAGGTGCCCCAGGGCAACAGACTGTCATTCGCGCTAATGCTCTACTCGACACGATCTGTGTGGACGTGGACGGGAACCGGAACACTTTTAAAAACCTTTTTGTTCAAGCCGACAATAACGACAACGAAGCCATCGGTCTGACGACCGTTGGTATCAAGGTCAACGGCTCGGATAACCATTTTGAAAATATTGATTTCCCGGAAACCGGGTCGGAGCGTGTCGAGTCGCACCTCAAGTACAAGGTTGTGTCGGGGGCACGAAACCGCTTCTTGCCACACACTGGAGCACCTGCTGGGAAATTTCCTGGACTGTAGGCGATGGTGTGCGCAGCTTCGGAGACTTCAACGGAGCGCAAGGGATCAGTGCCGCGATTCTTGCCCTTCCCACCCACCCCCGGTCGCTCAAGGGTGTGGCTGATGGACTCGGTGGTTTGACCGAAGTCCAGACTTGGCCAGGAAAGATCAGTGGGGCTTCTGGTGCTTTGGCGAAATTCACGGCACCGAGGTCGATCTCTTTTACTGGGGCCAACATCACCCAAGGTAACAACGCGACGGGCTCGACGTTTAACCTCAGTGCTCACGGTCTTGCCGCGAACGAACCTGTGACTTTTATCACGACGGGCTTTCTACCAAACCCGTTGGAGGCATCCCCGCTTGGCCCGGTGGTCGTGCGGTATTACATTATCAACGTCACCGCCAATACCTTCCAAGTCTCGACTGCGGCTAACGGCACCCCGATCTATCTGAACGATCTAGGAACCGGAACCCACACGTTGATTTCAGGGTTGCCTTTTAACTTTACGGAAGACGATCTTTACCGCAACATCAACATCTCGTCGGCAGGAAATGCCTCGAATATTGGTTCCTTCCTGATTACGGAAGTTTTGGACCGTAGTAGCGTGATTATTACACGCCTTGACGGTCAAGTTTTCGTCGATGAAAGCACCATCGTTTACGACTTTGTGTCTGGTGCTAAGATCATGGTCATGCCTGGGGTTTATGATCCCTTTATCATCCCAGCATCTAAAAATGATGTGGAGATTACAGCCTGGGGTTCTGGCTCAGACACTATTATCAAGGGTCTTGATGGCAGCACTCCTGTTTCACCGATTTTAAGAATTGATGGTAGTCGATGCTTGGTCCAAGGCTTCCGCTTCTCTGGTGGAGTGCCTGTCACGGGTGTAGCGATTCAGGTCAACGGTTCTTACAACACATTTATTGGCAACCGTTTTGAAACAGCTAACCGTTATGCCTTTGGCGAACGAGCGATTGGCAACCGCGTTTTCGATAGCGCAGAAGCCGAAGGCCGCACTGCGTTCACTGTGTCGGTGGCACCTTCTCGTGCCGACTATACGGGCGGGAATGAAGCATCCATCCAGGCGGCTCTTGATGCCATCAGCCGCGATAATCACCTAGCGACCGTCTATCTCGGAAAAGGCACCTGGACGTTTCGACAACCTGTGACCGTGCCTGCAAACGTCCAGTTATTTGGGACAGGCTATGAGACGCGCTTGGTAGGCGACGGGACTTTTCCTGCCTTTCAATTACACCCTGACGGAGGCCAGTCTTTTGTCGGAGTGCATATTGAAAACTTCAGCTATTCGTTGGCTGGTCCTGCGGAAAAAGTCTATGTGGTTCAGTCCTGGCAAACCGATGCTGTTGTAGACCCAACGGTAAAGGCGAGATCCGATTCTTTGGTGAAACCAAGCTCTACGGCAACGTCACCATCGATGGAACCTTGCTAGTCAGCGATAGTATCACTGTTGGTGATAATGGCATTTTAGCAACCACGGCAAGTATTGGAACTCTGTTCGACACCCCAGCGACCATTAACTTTGGAACGGCTGCGTCGGATGACAGTCTTTACAATATTGCTACAGGGTCTACGGCGTCAGGCGCGACCAAAACGGTCAACATCGGCACGAATGGTCTTCCTGGTTCGACTACCAATATTAAGATCGGTTCAACGAATAGCGGCACGACCACGCTGCAAAATTATACGGTCGTTGATGACATTCTCAAAGTCAATGACGACCTTATTGTCGGCACGGTCTTTAGTGTCGATGTGCCCACGGGCAACACTTTTATCGGTGGAACAGCTTATATTAAAGGCGATGGAAGTACGAACACCCCTGCCTTAAGGGTTGGGGGCAAACTTTTGGTTGGCGACCAAATTTTCAACACTGCTCTCAGTAATGCTCTTGATCTCTCAATCGCCTCGGGCCTAAAAGCATTTCGCACGATTAATATTGTGGATACTGCGGGTCAATTTAAGATTCTGCGCGTTAATTCGAGTACAGGTGCCAGTGTTGACTTACAACAATGGAATGAAACTCTCACAAGCAACATCACCTTTTGGGACGTGATTGCGGATAGTGGTCGCTTGGTCGTTCGCGATCGTATCCAAGGAACAAGAAACCGACTTGTCATCGATGAAAGCGGCAGGTTTTTGATCGGTTCGACGACTTCGACCACGATTGCTGCCGCAGCCTCTGAGATCGATCCGAACTTTATGCTTGCGGTCAAAGGTAATGTCAACGTCGCTCAGACCTTATGGGTCGGGGATGGAAGAATCTCGACAACGGCAGTCAGTGCCTCTGTCTTCAATGACGTCTCGTCTCTGACAGTCGGTTCAAGTTCTTTGACGACCGCTTATAATTTGGCGATCGGAAATACGGGAAGCGGGTCTACGAAGACGGTGAATATCGCTACAAATGGTGGACCTAATTCTATCACCAACGTCAACATCGGCTCGTCCGAAAGCGGCACCACGCGGCTTTTGAATGCAACGAGCGTTGATAAAACCCTGTCCGTTGCAGGCAACTTGGCTGTTGGTAGTAAATTTGCGGTCGATACCCCTTCGGGTAACACAACGGTTGATTCGCTTCTAGTGACAAGCGGTAGCATCACATCGACCGCAACCAGTGCGGTTCTTTTCGCCTCACCGCAGTCGATCTCTTTCGGGGCTTCCACGCAAAATAGCCTCGATGAATGTTGCTCACGGAGCAACAGTTTCGGGTGCGACGAAAACTGTCAACATCGGCACCAATGGGGTTTCCGGTTCTACAACGCGAGTGAATATCGGAGCTTTTGGATCGATCAATCTCCAAAGCGCAGTGTCTGCCTTTGGTGCTCTTAAGGTCAACGGCTCATTCAATGTCGCGGACAAGTTCACTGTTGATAGCGCAACGGGCGATACGGTTGTCACAGGCTCTTTAGCGGCCAACGGTGGGATTACCACCACGTTAAGCTCGATTGATCTTTCCCTAACGTGCTATCCTTGACGCTGGAAAACGCCGTCACATCGGATTCGTTTTTATCGATTGCTGGTGGTGCCACTGCCTCGGGGAGAGTCAAAGAGGTCCGCCTCGGAACAGGTGGAGCGTCGGGGTCCACGAGCAACATCCTGATTGGCTCGAAAGCTCCGCAACCACCGTCATGGTTGAAGGTGACCAAAGCGTTAGGGGTTTCCTCGACGTGACAGGACCGACCATTCTAAGGTCGGATGTCTCAGTTTCCGGTGCCCTAACGCTAGACGCAGCGACGATTTTGTCGTCTCGGGCAAGCGCCTACATCTTCAGTACCGTGTCGAATGTCTATATTGCTGACGCCTTGACGGGCAATAGCCGTGTGGACATCGCCACCGGAACCACGGCTTCTGGTGCGACCAAAGTGGTCAACATCGGTACGAATGGTGCGAATAATTCGACAACAAATATTGTGATTGGTTCCCTGAATAGTGGCACAACCACCCTTCAAAACTACACAGTTGTGGACGATAGCCTCAAGGTCAACACCGATTTGACAGTCGGAAGTAGTCGTTTTGTCGTGCAAGGCTCGACAGGCAACACCACGCTCGTTGGAACCCTAGCGGTCAACTCCTGGTGATATTACCACCACTGCCGTGAGCAGCAGTGTTTTTAGTTCGTCCACCGCTATCACGATTGCAGGCACTGCAACCAGTTCCGGGATCTATAACTTTGCAACAGGCCCTACTGCGGCAAGTTCGACCAAGACGATCAATATCGGAACAAACGGTGTTTTTGGGTCTACCACCGATGTCAACATCGGTTCGGCCAACACTACCGCAGGGACAACTACGGTCAATAATAACCTTGTGGTCCGTGGTGACTTCACGGTTCAGGGGACAACAGCAACCGTTAATTCGACGACGCTCGATGTTAAAGACACCAATATCACCTTGAATAAAGGTGGAACAAGTGTCACCGCAGAAGGTTCTGGTCTTACCATTGAGGGAACCGGAGCTTCTTCCCTAGCTAGAGTTTTGTACGATAGCTCCTTGGCTTCTAGGTTTAAGGTGGGACCGAACGGCAGCGAAAGCGAAGTGCTCACGACACAATGCTGCCCAGACGATTACAGGCAGCAAGACCTTTAGCGCACCGCAAACGGTCAGCTTGAACTCCAAGTTCCCCAGCTTTGACTGTAACTCAAACAGGTCTTGGCCATGCCCTTTTAGTGGAGGACCAAAGCCCAGACTCTAGCCCTTTTGTGGTTGGTACGACCGGAAAAGTCGGCATCGGAACCCTGACTCTCACATCGGAACTGAACGTCAACGGTAAGGCAACACTTGGCGATCAAATCCTGAATACCAACGTGTCGAACGTAGTCAAATCGACGTCTCTCGATGGAGTTGATGCCTACCGTTCCTTAAATATCGTCGATAGCGTGGGTGTCCTCAAAATCGCCAACACCACCACGTCCTCTGCCGCAGCGTTAGAATTGCAAACGTGGAACTCGACGATTACGACCAACACGGGTTATTGGGATATATACACTGAAGCGGGATGTCTCGCCATCCGCGATAAAAAGCAATCTTATAACAGGTTGACGATCACCGATACGGGTCTGACATACATCGGTGGAACTTTAACTACAGGGCAAGCTGCCAAAGACTACCTGACGCTGTTCAGTGGAAACAGCCTAGTCGTCGAGGGTCCGTCGTTCTTCAACGGTACAATCAACGCGACCCAGATCGATAATGCCGCTTTGGAAAACGGCCAGATCAACAATCTTCAAAAATGGATGTGTTGACTGAGGTTGCTACCATCGATGGTACGAGCAACACCCTTACGACCTTGTACGGATATCCTATCCTTCGGATTCAGTCTGGGACAACGGTTACAGGAATCAACGTCGCAAATGATGGGCGAATCTTCATCCTCGTGAATGAAACCGCGAACGATGTTTCGATTTTGCATGAAAGTTCCTTAACAACTTCTACTTTGCGCTTTAATACACCAGATGGCGGTCGCTTCCTGCTGAGACCAAAAGCAAGCGTCTTGGTTCACTACAACGCGGGCATTGGTCGTTGGTTGCTAACAGGATACACTAGCCCACCGAGCACCTTTTCTTACAAATCGGTATCGACCAGTTACACCTTGGTGGCCAGTGACTATTTTGTTACGGGAACCGGAGCCGTGGGCCTTACTCTGACGTTACCTACGGCAGTTGGTTTCTCAGGAACGGTCTATTATCTGAAGAGCAGATTGACGGGTAGTGCTCTTTTGCGCATCGCAACCACTTCGAGTCAAACGATTGATGATGTGACGAGTCTGACGCTTGCACGGAACGAAGTCATCGGTGTTGTGAGCAATGGGTCCAACTGGGAGATGTTCTAATGGCTATTTTATCCATCTGCCCCTCAGGCGTCATCCTGCCTTATTCAGGACTCCAAGCTCCGACAGGATGGCTTCTATGTGATGGGGCAGAGTATAGCCGAACTGACATACTCAGGCTTGTGGTCCATTTTTGGTTTGACAATTACTGTGTCAACCTCGGCCTCCACCCTAGTAACAACGACAAGTACAGCCAACTTGGTTGTCGGAGCGGCACTTATATTCTCCGTTTGCCAATGGCACCTATATTACTGCTATCAATTCTGCGACGAGCTTTACTACGAACCAATTCCCAGCCACTATCGGTAACAATCTTTCTTGCATCGTTTCTATTTACGATCTTCAAATTAACCCAACCACAGGTAACCGATGGGCAAATCCAACCACGGGCAATTTTAGAGTACCAGACTATAGGGGTTCATTTCTAAGGGGGGTGGGGACGCCTTGGGCCGGAGATGCTGTGACGCTTGGTGGGTGGCAAACGCATAAAACGGCCAAAAATAGTTTGGCGTTGACCAATTCACCAGTGACATCGGCAGGCCAAAGCCAGAGTCATAGCCATGGTGTCAACCAGGGTGGTAGTGGTAGCTCAGGCGACACCAATCTCAGCCACAATCACCAAATTCCCATGGGCGATAAAGATGACCTCAACTTTACTCATGCAACGGGTCAGAATGCACTTGCCGATGGTCCTGGAGTGTATTGGACAGGATCTTATACCGACTATGCTTTAGGCAATCACTCCCATACGGTGTCTGTCAGCACGTCGGTTTCTATCAATAATACAGCCACCGATCACACCCATAGCGTCACTCCCACAACGTCTCTGGGGGCTGGTGACACCGAAACTAGACCTCACAACAAAGGTGTGTATTATATAATTAAAATATAATCCCAAGATACTTTTTGAGGTGACGTATGGCGGCGAGTAAGATCGTGATCGAAAAAACGATTGAGGCAAAACCTGGGTCGAGCTTTGTTCTGGGAAGCGGCTTCACGATTTTACCACCTACGAGCAAGGACGGTGTTCCTCTCATCGTCTCTTATAAAAATGAGCCAATCAAAAAAGAGGACGCAAAGCCTCACAAGAGGTCAAGACTGAAGAAGACCAGGATCTCGCCAGTCTTTTAGAAAAAGAAAAACAAGAGCGCCTCGAATGGGAACATAAATGGCAGATTCGGCCAGGAATGTTTGAGTTCCACAAAGAGTACGGATGGGTTGCGCTTAAGTCTCAAGAGGAAATTTACTTCGAGACGGAGACCTCAAAAAATCTGCAAAAAACCTTCAATCTTTTTTTGCAGAAGAAAGATATCATTCTAAAGTTTAAAAAAAATAAACGCTCGTATCTCTTGCACTCTGATCCAGGTATGGGAAAAAGTGCCCTCATTCGCAACTTCTGCAAAAAAGCCATGAAACAAAAAAGCACTACCGATCCTGCAAACAAATGGTGACATCGACTTTTCTTTCCTAACATATGTTTTTTCTCAAGAATATGCGCCTGAAGTCGAGCGTATTATTCTTGTTATCGAAGATTTTGGGCGCAAAGATAATTCAGGAGCGAGCATTTATAATCCGTCTTGTTTAAATTTCCTGGATGGAAATCAAACTCTTTTTCGAGTTCCGACTTTGATTATTACGACTACCAACTTTTTGACTATGCTTGGGCCTCAGTTGACCAGTCGTCCTGGTAGATTCAACAGGATTATTAAGGTGGACCCGCCTACGGATGAAGAGGTGTTTGAGCTTGTCGAATATGTGTCTGGGATTCCTTTGCAGGACGGTCAAAAAGAGTGCTTTCGAGGCCAGGGTTTCACACCGGACTATTGTATCGAGGCCATACTTCGTTCAGAATTTGAAGATGTATCACTACAAGAGGCCGTCCACGAGATTAAACGAGAACAATCCTACGTCAGATAGGTTACAACATGGCTTTTGTCGAAAAATTTGGGAGACGAACCGGAGTTCTCACCTATCAGGGCACCTGGAACGCTGCGACCAATACGCCCGTTGCAAACGGTTCTGGTGTCGGTAAGCCTGTTGTTCTTTGTTATTTTTAGGAAAGAATCACCCTTATGCCTTTTTTAGACCCACCGATACAGTTGTAGCCCAGCTAACCGCAGAGGCGAGATCGATCCTTGCTCGCGTCAAGACGGGTGATGTCGTTTATAAGCACCTCGGTTGGCAGCTAGGACGTGGTGGATATCAAGATGAGTTCACCTCCGCGAAAGCGGCCAAACAGACTTTGGAAGTGGTGGATTTTCCGGCAGCAGGCAACACGGTCAATATCGGTGGTGCTGTTATTACGGCCCTTCTTTCTGGGGCCAACGGCACGACGCAATTCGATATTGGTGCCACACTTGAGGACACCGCAGAGAACCTCAAAGCGGCGATCAACATCAATAGCATCCTCGGGCAGTATTTTTTAGCAACCCGTGAGGGGACGATTATTACCGTCGAGTGTCGAGTCAAAGGTGGCATTGGCAACTTTATTGCCCTCAGCGCCGAAGGGTCTTGGTTGGATCTCGGTGGTCCCCGACTTTCTGGTGGTCTTGGTCAATCGGGGCCAATCCGGTTAAAGTGCTCACGTTTGAGGATCACGCAACCGAAGCCAAAGCCGTGGTGCAAGTCACCGGACTGGACTTCGAGCCAGGAGACGCGATTGTTATCAACGGCCTCTTCTTTGCGGTCAACGTCCATTGGGTGCCTGCGGAAACGAAAGAAGTGACCGCGCAAAATATCGTCGATGCGATCCGTGACTCCCGAGACCCTCGGGTGTACCGTTTGGTCACGGCTGGAACTGGACGCAGAAGATCCTACTAAGATCATCATCTCGACTTTTATCACAGGGGCGATCAGCAACGCCTTGCCGATTTTCGTTTGGGACTTGGAACCAAACCCGGCCTCTCCGACTCCAAATCTCACGTTGCTCGAAGCCGCAACAGGGGGTGTGAGCACCTTTTTGACGGACCCAGCCTACCCCTTGCCTCCAAGTCTTGCGTCTTTCACTCTCCCGGATGGGAAGATTGAAACCCCAACGACGAGTGCGGTTTCCTTTGTCTGCCGAGTTCCCGATGGAAACGTCGGCGTCAACGGCTATGGCGAGCTTGGTATTTGGGCCGAAGTCGTCGAAAGCAACTTCAAGCCAGAGTTAGGTGAGTTTTTGGTCCTCGAAATTCTCGAAGGGGACGGTGAAGTTTTGCAGTTCCACGTCCACAATCATGGGCTCGTCGAGGGGCAGAGTGTCACCTTTTCGACCACGGGCTCTCTTCCTCAAGGGGTGAACGCGGGTCAAACCTATTACGTCAAAAATCCCACCCTCGACCTTTTTGAAATCGCTGCGGTGCTAGGCGAAGACTCTTTGACGATCACAGATTCTATAGAAAACACGGGTGAGCACACTCTGCACACGGGTGTGAAACGCAAGTTTCTTTTTGCTCACGCTCACTTTCCCTTACAAAGCAAAAATGACCGGATGCTACTCACTTACCGAATCGTTGTGAATTTTTGAGGAGGCATCTATGGGTTTTCTTGAGCGCGTGAAAATTGTCGCAAAAGAACTTGAGGACGAGGAGTTCAATATTCTTGAACTTCTTAAAGAGAAACCAAGTTTCAACAAACCGCCACAAACTTGGTTCAAACCGTAAGACATTACGATAGCAAATATCCAGACATTGGGGCCGCAGAAATACTTGCGGCCATCATGAATGATGTTATGGTGGAATTATTCCCACATATCAAACTCGATGATTGAACTCTCAAAGAGGTATTACTGTGATTATCAGCCGCAATAGCCCAGACTCTTTTAAATACAAAGTCCATGACTGCACAGGTCAAGTGATTCCCTACGTCACTTACTTCGACACCGAGACGTGCGAAATCGAAATGGCGATTTTCCTGCGCAACGAGCGCATCTTGGAGCAGGAAAACGGTGAGCTTAAGATTGTTGCCAACTCCGAAGAACTCTCGGAAAACGTGCGCGAACAGGCTTGTCTCTTGATGCAACCGTCTCAAGATGAACAAGGTGAAACGAAGGTCGGCTATACGTTTGTGAGATTCAAACTACCGGGGTCATACGCGAGCTATGAGGGTAAGAAGCTAGAGCAGACTGTTGCCACACATTGAGGAATCTATGCGGCTGATTCTCAGCGTCATCTTGATGTTTACCATGCAAGGACTTGTGTCTTACAATTCCTGTGCTTTTGGTTTTACACCACTGCTGCCGGAGCAAACGACTGTCACTGCGGCCCTGCAAAACCTCAATAGATCATATATAGGACCCAGTGACACTGAGTTTCAAGTGGAAGGTCTCGGAGGCCATCTTGGAATTTCTGCCCCTGTGACATCCAACGTCTCTGTGAACGTCGGTATGGGACATCTTGCTCACAGTCGATTTTATGGTCCGATGGACCTCGAAGGCACTTACGGCCATCAGGTTCATGTTGGTCTGGACGTCGGTGGGCAAGTTCTGCGTGATTTTTATGTGCTGGGTCTTGTGCGCTACAACCAGGAAAACTGGAAGTTCAATACCGACTTCATCATGGATAGACCCTTAACGGTTGAGCTTGACTCTAAAATGGTGACAGGTGGTGCGGGTGTGCGCTACCGTATACCTAAAATCAATTTCTATGGTCGCGTCGAGCGAGTTATCTTTGAAGAAAATGAGGGTCAAGCTCGTTTCACCGTTCTCGGTTCAGGCTTTGAATATGAGCGCGATGAAAAACTATACGTCAACGCGGGGATAGGATTAGAACTCAGTCGAAAAGTCGGCTTGCGTCTTGAAAAATACTGGGTTGGTGATGAGTCTTGGACCGTTGCCCTGGATGTGAGCCTCTAAAAGACGACCAAGATTCAATTCCCATTCCCCGCTGAACAAAGGGATACCATGGGTCGTCTTTCAGAAATCGAAGAAATTGCTGCGGGCACAATTCCCTATTTCAGCAACCTCAAGATGCTAGTGCGTGGTCGCCCTCGCTTTGTGGACCCCCAGCTAGACTCTGGACTTTTGCGGTTTGCCACAAAAAGGGGTTTTAACTGCACGGCAGTGATTTCCAACAATCAAGTCGGTCTCGCAGAAGACGCTTTCAAAGATAGTCATCGCGTGACCCTCATGGCCCGTCCTCGGGAACTCAATCTCAACACCTTGATTCGCATCGGGGACTCTTCTGAGATCGGTGAGATGCATATTGTGCGTGACTTGATCGGACTTACCGCTTTTGAGACACGCGATCCTCTGATCTTGAGCTACAGTGCCGATATTGCACAAAACCGGGTGCCTGTTGTTTCGCTTGTCGGAACGCCCTGCATCATTTACCGAGAAGAGCAAGAAGAATCCTCGTACTTTTTCTGTGAGAGTTGGTATCAAGTCGTTCCTGGCGATGCCATGCTCCTGTCTCCGACTCCCGAAATCCTCCCCTCACTCGTCTCGTATGAAGTCAGGGAAGCTCTTTATCTCAGTCAGAGAGATGGGGACACCAACCTCGGTGAGCCCAGTGTGGTCTATCGCTACCGGATTGCGCTTAAAACCAAGACAGGTCTTCTGCCGTTCAAACCAAAATTTGAAATGCGTTTTTTCCTTAAGGCGCAACCTCTTTTCATTCGCGACACGTCCGGTGTTTCGGATGTCGAGATTCCGCAGGCATGGGTCCTTGTCTCTTAGATGCGTTCTTTGGTGGTCTGCTTTATACCTCGAAAGACTGAGACCAAGATTGGCCTGCGAACCTGGGACTCTTTTTCGCAGCAGTTGAACGTCCCCCCGGATGGTCAACAGTGGCAGGTCGTCCCCCCAAACTACATGATTCTCGAACGGCCCATAGCGTCCGACTCCTTTCTTTTCTGGCAGCGCGTCACGGGCAACTTCCAGTTTCAAAAGAAAGGCTTTTTTTAGCCGAACTGAGTGACGAAGGCCGCTTTTCCATGACCAGCGACCTGCTTGTTCCACCGTGGCCTACGCGACAAAGAACGCGGTTGGGTGATCCCTGTGTTGGCTCGGTCCCCCGCTCGCTGCGTGATTCAGTTTGAGCCTCAGCCACCGCAGATTTTTGATATTCCATCGAACAGTCTTTACTTTTAAGACCCCGTATTTTTACCGAACCGTACAAGCTGCTTCTGCACTTTTCTGATGAGTACGTCACAGGTGAGACCAAGACGCTGAACTTTTCCAAGTTGTTTTCTGATGTCAATGAGCAGATCTCTTTGAAGATCAACGGCATCTTGATCGGCCCTATTCGGTTCGACACCGACCACGGAACCACGATGGCCAAGATCGTTTCCGCCATCAACGCAAAGAAAGTGAGACTAACGTCCAAGCGTCTTTGTCGAATACGCTTGCCGTGATGCTACAGGGAAAATATCCCAATTTCACGGTGAGCAATTTTATCTCGGAGTTCAATGCTCCGCTGCTAACGCTCAGTATGAGCCGCACGATTCATTTTGAACGCGAGTTTTTAAGTTCCGAAGAGCAGGTGCGGTTCAAAGTCAATGACATCACCATGTGGTCCTATCGCCTTTGCAGGCTCTCATGCTGCAACCGTTGCTGCGATCATACAAGCATTTGAAGATCAAAAGACAGTCACGGGAGTTTCAGCCTCACTCGACGATGAGAGTACCATTTTACTTTCAAGCCTCGTCGAATTTTCTCTCTCTGAGGTGTTGTCGATCGGTGGACCCCCGATGTCTGTCACTGAGGTTTTACGCCCTTCAATGAAAAGTATATTTCATTCCGTTTGAACGGGCAGGCTATTGGTGCCACGTCCTTACCCATCAACACCACGAGCCTTGCCGCACTGGTAGACGCAATTCAAAGTGGTGAAACAAAAAGAGTCAATATCCTGTCTCTTTCACGGTATGGAAACATGGTCACGGTGACCACCGCCACACCCATCGATTTCAGCACAATCAGTCTATTTTTGATAAATATTCATTCTCAACCATCGCTAAATGGCACATTTAAGATTAGGGACATCCCTACGGCTACAAGTTTTATCTATGAACACATTGGCGACAACCTCACACTTGATTCCGAGAGAGCCATCATCAACGGCTCGGAAGTCATTTATTTCATCGGTGTGACCAGCCCCGCTCGCGCTGAAATAGTCGATAATCGCAGTATCCTTTTGGTGGGAAGTCATGATGGGACACCCGTTATTTTTGAAGATTTAAGCATCAGTTATGCGGATGAAGAGGAAGGTCTGCGCATCAGTGCCGTGCCGATCCTACCTAAAAATCCACCGATTGAACGAATTGTGCTATCGTTTGATGGTTCACCTAACTCTCGCGTCGAAATGCGCGACTGGCAGTATGATGGACCAACCGTCGATTCTTTCAGTTATTATCTGTTAGGAACGGGCGATGTTTTTGGTGCGAATAAATGGGCCGCTGGGGGTATTTGTCTCAAGCCGCTCTTTTTTAATTTAAAGTTCTGCAAGCAAGGTATTCTGACGGTATCGCCCAATACAACTCCGGCTATATTTACGTTTAACCAGATTATCATCATTTTGGCGGATTTCTCATGGCAGATAAAGTCCTTCCGACAGTAAACTTTGATGCGAACCCAGGACTGGATGAATTTCAATATCTGCATCAGACCTATTCGGAAGAGTTCCGATTCCGTAGTCAGATATCCGCTGGTGTTCAGGTCGGGATTGTTGATTTCAGTGGTGATCCTGCAACCTCACCCTTTACCGCAGGTAGGCCGCTGCTTGTCAGCATTTCAACGCTGAACCCGCAAACGATTGACATTGCCCCTGGGTTTGCCGTAACCCCATCGCATCTTCTCATTAACATCGACTCGACGGTCCCCTCGATCCCCTTACCTGGGTTGACTGCTGACAAAGTATATGTGGTGTGTGCGGAGTACACGCTTGTCGAATCTGCCCAGCAGCGCATCAACCGTTTCGGAACTCTCACGGAAGTGCGGCTGGAGCGTCCGAGCAACAATCCTCCTGGGGGTGGAGCTTCAACTCTGTTGAGCGCCATCACGGTTGCCGACATCAACGACTACAAAAACCTCAGCATCTTTCCCCAAGAGCGTCTCGATAATATCGTTGTCCTCGCGGTTATCACCGTTCGTGCCGACCCCACAACCGGAGCACTGACTCTCAGTGTAGACTTGTCCCGTGAAACCTACGCCTTTAACAGGCCGTGGTTTTCCATGCAGGACGTAGAGCACAGAAGCCGCATCGGGTCCGGTGTGGTGAGCGACAATAACCCGCACGGAACTGAGTTGCAGGATTTAAGCTCGGCGGGTCTCACCCTCTACCAACAGTTAGAGCCCGCAGGTGGGGTGGTCTCCAAAGACTTTACCTATTACGGCTACCCTGGAACTTTTTGTAGTGAGACGATCACCCTGTCTCGCATCGAGGCCGACTACTCGGGCGTGGTCACCACACCAGAAGGTGCCCCGCGTCTTGGGGGATGCTACTATGTACGGCTTCTCAAAAGACCCGTCAGGACAGGTTCTCTGTACTTCGCAGGGCGACCCTGGATTCCTGTGCCGTACCGTTGGGTTGAAGGAACCAACATCATCGTTTTCGGTTCCATGGAGCAACCCCTCACTTATGAAGACAATGATCTGATTTTTGAATACTTCGCAGTGGACGCCCTTGAGGTCAACACCGAGAGTCTTTCTCAAGGTCTGCAAACACTGACGGTTAAAAACCCGATCGAGAACCAAGAATTTATTGTCTCGGGTGGACAAGCTCTAAGCTCCCTTGCACAAACAACTCTGGCGCTGCCCGCGCTTTTAGGTCCGATTAAAAGAAAATATAAGCTGGTCTGCGACAAAGTAGGAGCTTTGCTTTTGTCGCCTCAGCCCTTGGTCGCTCTTCTTAAAGTTCAAGACCTTGTGGGGCTCGGACGCTATCAGATCAACCAGACACCTTCCGGTGGTCAAGGTGTGCCGCTGATGCTCGGGCTTACCCGCGCTATTGAGAGAACCACCGTAGGCTCGACCATTTATGACTTGGACGTGCGGCTTGAGGTCGCAGGTCTCTCCGAAAACAACACGGCTCTCACCGAGACGATCACGTTTAAAGCCGCGCAGTGGAAGGACCAAGACGCAAATCTCAACGTCGAAGAGCCGCTGCAAACCCGCACCACCAAAAATAAGTTCATGGTGGTGAACAGTATCCGCTTGCTCAACACTTCGGCGGAACCGCCTAACGCGGGGCCTGATGCCGTTCTGTCTATTTGGGCTGACTCCCTTCAGGCAACCGTCAACAAAGAGCTTGCCAGCGTTGCGAGCTTCTTTTGGACGGGTGTGACCGCGATTCAAGTGCGGGACGAACGGCAGATCTCGACAACGCTTCAAAGAAGCGATCAAAAACTGACGCGCTACCCCACGGCTCGTCCCGAACACGACCTTGCTTCGGTGCAGGAATTTCTTGGTGCGATCCTCAATCCTGCCTTGACGCCGCCGGAGAAAACCGCACGGCTTCGTCTCCTGGAAAGCAACGACGACCGGGTGTTCAGCGAGACCTGGAATAAGTTTTCTGAAGTCGATGCTTCTGCGTCTCTCATCCTTTCGACCTTTTCATCCCTGGTGAGAGGCCAAACTCTCAGAATCGCACCAGGAAAATATATCAAGCTATGGAACGAAACGGCTGATCCGACCAAAGGCGAAGTCAACATCGGTGCGAGCGATGTGGTTTTCAAATCCAACCTCATCGCTACCATCAATGACCCGTCGTTTGACTCCACTTGGTTTGCGTCCCTTGGCACGGGTGCAAACCCTGCGGTCAACCTCACTCGTCCCCTCGCTTACCCTGAAGGTTTTGTGCTGAGTAAGCGCATCAACCTCAATTTCTCAACGAGCTTTACGACCAACGGCCAAGCGGTGCGGTTTAAAATTAACGGCACTCAGATTGGTCCGATCTCTTATGTCGCGTCCACGGACCCTAACATTTCAGGCAACACTAAGACCCTGGAAGCGATCCGCGATGCGATCAACGCCGTCACACTGACCACCAAAGTGAACGCGGTCATTTTAACAGGCCAAAATATCATCGCCTTGAACGGTGGGCCTGACGGTGAGGAGATCCTGGTCACCGATATCTTGTCTGAGTCTAACGCACCAACCCTGGAACCCACCGAGCCTTTGGCTTCCCCTTTCCATCACCCAGCCTTCGGGCGGTGTGCTGCCTACACCGCACCTGCCTGAGAGGTACCCAAGTGCTGGTGTCAAGTGGGAATATCTGTCGCGACCGTTCCTCTGGGAAGGACCGCTTCTCGAAGCCAGTATTTCCTTTACCAACAATAACGTGGCCGCGATTGGCGACGGTGACAGGGTAGAAATCTCGACGGGTAAAATTCTCACGGCCAGAAATGGCTCGACGACCGTGGACCCCACAAAGGGCGATTTCTTAGTGGACACGTCGGCCCAAGCCCTCGAAAAACCCTGCGCAATATGGCCGCGACTATCAACAATCCGGCGTGGGCCTCTGGAGTTCAGGCATCCGTCTCGACGAACTCGATTATTTTACGAGTCGCAGGCTATTCCTCGGCCAAGCTGCAACAGATCGAGCAAGCGGCCTCGAACCTTTGGATTTTGAATCAGTATCAAGCCGTAGGCCCAGGCTCCCGCAGCAGGGCACGGGTTTATCAAGACCCTACGCGCCCTAGAACTTGCCGAATGGCGTTACAAAATCGTCGAGGATGGAATTTTAGAATGGTCGGATTGGCTCCCGATGGAAGCTCACTCGGAAACGGCCTTTTCGTTCCACGTCCCCCCAGGGGAGTCGTTCTATTGTATTCAGTTCCGCATGAGAGGTCGAACCCACGAGCCTAACAGCTTTAGCATGTATCAGACCGTGCCTCATGAAAACGGAGCAACCATTGAGTCGCTGACGAACCTTGTCATGCCCGTCAAAACGGAAGTCGAAGCCGCCAGAGGCACATCCCCCTCTTTGGGAAGTCGCATCGCTTCCGTGGTTACCGCTGCGGGCGAGAGGATTCAAGACCCGGAGCTTGTTGATGCCCACAAAAGCTCTCAGTTCACCTATGCTTCAACCAGCACTTTGCGGGAACGTCTCGACATCTCCGACACCTTTTCGCAGTGGTTGGCAGGGGACTCAGCACTCTCGCGAAACCTGCACTCATCACGCCGTTTACGGGTATGCCGAATCAGCTTTGGTCCGGTCCTTCGTCGCATGTAATCCAGTCTGCGACCAACAAGGTGGCCGTGGGTGGCACCACCGATGAACCGCTGATCTTTACTATCAAAGGCTATCAGTATGTTTATTCCAGACAAATGGAACTGAGCTTTGCAGGTATCACCCAGACAGGCACTTATTACATCAAAGCGCAAAGGGCCTCGGGTGATGAGCTAGGTCTAAAGATGGTGGAAAGCACGGCGACCAGTGCTGCGACGGTAGGCTCAAACGTCTTGACTGACACCACCAAAAACTTTGCGAACCTTGGGTCCAACGCGCAGGTGCTGCCAGGGCATGTGGTCGAGTTTCCCAATATCCAAAGGCAAGGCCAAAACTATTGCACCGTCGTCACCGCTGTTACAGCCACGACCCTAACCTTGTCTGGTGCTTTGCCACGGGCCTTGCTCGTGGGCGAGCCCTATAGAGTATGGTCGCCAAGGGAGTTGGCCCTCAGCCTCACGCTGACGCGCCTAGAAGGCCAGTGACACGATTTACCTGGGGAAGTGGATTGGAGTCAAACGACTTTTGGCAATAGCACGATTTATGCGGTCGAGGCCGTGCGCGGCTATCGATACCTAAATAAATATGTGAGCCCGATCAGTGCCAAAATGACTGCGAGCCCGTCCCTTCTCGTACACGTTTTTCCACAACTTGGGTTTCCTCCCAGGGCACTTCACCCTCTACTTGCATCAGTCTGCAACGGGAGACAGTGAACCCAAAGTGGTAAGCCATGAGGATCTTGTCATTAAGACTACAACGTCTAAAATGACCATCAGGAACCGCTATCAAAATCAGGTTGGGAAGGATTACGACGGTAATGCGCTTACCCAAGGCTATTTCCAACTCGTCATCAATTAACATGTAGGTTATTCCCGTGGCACAACAACGCATCAACATCTATGGCAGCTTGATCGACACCGCCGACCTCCCAACCATGGTGTCGTCTCTCTTTCAGCCTGGGAGATATCTCGGCTGTAACTTCGAGGTTGGGGGTGTGAACAGGCTACGTGTCAGCCCAGGGTCGGCTCTTTTGCCTGACGGTGTATTGATTATCGAGGATGAGTCCAAAGAGCTTTTAATCGGCAATAGTTCCTTCGCGGCAGACTATACGATTATTTACCAGCTTGACGATTCCAGGATTCTTGGTGGGTCTCCAGCAACCCTTCGGGCAACCGCAGGGATTACCCGTCAATCGGCATTTACAGATGCCGTGGTGCTTGGCTGGGTGCGATACCCTGGGGGAGCGATCCCGCTTTCGGAGGCGCACTTCACCCAGCCCTTCCATTTGCGTGTGAGCCCGAAGACGGGGACTTATTACAGGTCTTTTATGCCGAAGTTTTTGGACGCGATTCGTCCCTCGACGGAAGACCCAGGCGCTAAGTCCACGCAGGTCATGGAGTTTGCCAATCTCGGCCTAACACAAACGAAAAACTTTTCTTTTGGTGGGCAGAGGGTGCGCATTTTAGGAGCTTCTATTTTAAGCGCCTTGGATTTAAAAACTCGTGTTGAGTCGGGCACAACGATTTCAGACCCTGCGAATTATCTGACCTTTGAACTTAAAAAGGCTCGGTAGTCATTTACTCCTATGATACTCGTGGCACACCCAATCAAGGCTATCTTAAAGCTGGGGTTCCAGGGTTTGTGGTGAAAAAACCAAGCCTCAACCCTGACTCTTTTATTATTGAGCCCAACGAGACTCTGACTCTCTCGATCACAAGGGTCGGTATTTTTGACACCACCTACCCTGGATCGATCACTCTTTCTTATGAGTCTCCTGCCACGAGTGGTCGGTGGCTGGAAAAGAACGAGCTATTGAACAACGAGCAAGTGGTGCGTTGGCAGAACATCTCGATCATCCCAGAAATTTATAAAATACGGTTTCCTTTTGTGGTTGCTCGCGAAGGTCAACCACGAAAACTCATCGCTCGCTTACAGGTAGACTTCAACTGCATTTTTACCTTGTCGATTGCGGCTCAAGGCAGAACTTTAAACCTCAGCCCCAGCAACGGTATTGTCTCCAACACGGGTGGATTGATTACGCGAGAGTTTGATATTCCGGTCGATACCGAGTTGGAGTGGATACCCGCTTCGGTTGCCACGATTGACATTGAGATCAACGCGCAACCGGGCCGTAGTGCGGCTTTGGGGCAGTTATCGTTGGCCTTAGAGCCATCGCCTTATCCTCTATTCACCACAATTCAATCCTAGATCAGGGGTACTTTTCTATGAACGGGCTTCGCATACAGGAACGTGTCCTTCAGCAGTTCACCCCTGAAGAGCAAGAGTTATTACGTCCTCAACCCTCATCTGTCTTGGGGATGGAGGTCGTCATCAAATTTCACAAGAACCAAATTGAGAACCAGAGAGGGCGGAATCCCTTTGTCTCTTGGACTCTCAACAAGGTGGCGGTGATTGACAAGGCTTGGCTTAAAGCCAACGCCCAGAACAATCCTATAAAAGACCGCGACTGGTGGCGCGTCAAAATCGAAAACGAAACGTCGTCGGGGCAGGCCCTCGGCTGTTTTGTGGTGCGGCCTCTTTGGAAAATCGAGAGGGAAGAGCTTGCGATCTTTGCACCCTCGACCTTCGAGCTTGTCCAAAAAGGTCTAACGGTATTGATGTATCCCAAAATGAAGCCCTGGCTTCCTTGGGTGACACCTAAAGGCTTGCGTCGGGCGATCATGTCGAAAACGGGTGGAGCTTCGCTGATTATACCTTTGTCCTATCCTCCCGAAGGTCAACCCGAGGGCACGACCATATTCAACGAGGGTCTTCCGAGCTACATGCTGATGAACCCTGACACAGACGATCTTGACGACGTACTATAGGAGATTTTATGTCGGTGCAGCAACGCGAAGTTTTAGAGGAAGGCTTGGCCGCGTTTCGGGAAGTGTTCGACACCAATAAAGTCGCAGTCACCCGAGAGCAGATGCGCAGGCTTTTGAACCTGGAAATCATGATCGACCAACTGATTTCCGGCCTAAAGGCGATTGAAGGTGTGTCTCGTGAAGATTTAGTGAAACTTGTGACGGAAGTCACACCACCGCCTAGTGGAGAGTGAGTCTTTAGGTGTCTAGCAAAAAGGAGGAAGCCGTTGAAGGGACGCCTTTTTGAAGATCAATATCTTGAGAAAGCGGCTAAGGATACGGTTACTCTGATTCACGCGACCTTTACAGTCCCAGCGATCAAGATCCTCGTGAATGCCCACGATATCCTTAGTCTCAATTTGGAGATCAAAAGGCAGCTAGGGGATATCCAGATCGTTCCTTGGGACCGAGCGGCCTTTAAAGATTTAGACAGAATTAGAACTGAAGTTGTCCTGCGGTACGGTGACACATTCAATCCGCCTACTCTTGCTCCGTTTTGGTATCAACAAATAGGGAACCTATTTCAGATACTAAACCTGTCATTTATGTAGGAGATTTCCCGTGACTGTTCAAGAGTTGGCGGACATCTTGAAAAAGGCAGCTAAGGAAGGTTATGCAGATCATGAAGTAGGTGGTCTTGTCTTTAATAATTTTTATGAGTTCAGTGAGCTTTTGTGACCAAAGCTCCCGATGGAACGCCTCTCTTTGTGTTTGAGTTAGATATAGCCCACGATGCTTGATGAGATTCGCTAGGATAAAGACCAAAGATTAACCTCTTTGGTCTTTTATTTTGGAGCCGTAAATGTTGAACTTTTTCTTCAAAGTAAAATCAAAATATCTCGTCGTCTCTGACTTTAAAACGGTTGAGAAAAGTTCCTTGAACAAGGGATTCAAAAGCCTTTGGTGAAAGACTACCTCGCCAAGTTCAAGGAATTGAGGGATAAAAATAAGCTCTCAGGCGATGATAAAAATATCGACCTTTGGGGCAAAAAGTCTTTCAAAGACTTTAAGTCCTTCGTTGATAAACAGAGTAAAGTAAAAACTAAGACCGAAGAGAAAAAAACAAGCAAGGGTTAAGGGTGCGAAACTTATCGCGGAAAACGAAGACTGGAGAGTTTACGAGATCACATCTCACAAGGCTGCGATGCTTTATGGATCTGATACGAAATGGTGTTTGACTGAGGAAGATGGAGAGCATTATGAAGAGGAAGTTGCTCATAATAATATTTACTACATCATATCAAAGAAGCTAGATCCGAAAAAATTTTGTTGGGCAAAAATCGCTGTTTTGGTGGACCGTTTTGGCGATAAAACCTATTGGGACGCTCTTGATTTTGCGCATGATGAAGTGCCTCAAAATCTCCAAATTCCCAAATTTAAAACAGTAGCGCCTACTCATATCACGATCAATGGTAAGCACTACGAGAACATAAATAATTTACCAAAAAATCTTAAAGTCGCTGAAGACCTTTACCTGCAACACACCAAGATCGCCTCTTTGCCCGAAGGACTCAAGGTCGAATGGGACCTCAACATTAGAGGCACCGATATCACATCTTTGCCCGAAGGTCTTGAAGTCGGGCGTGTTCTCGAACTCAGGGACACCAAGATCACTTCTTTGCCTGAGGGCCTAAAAGTCGGGCGTCTTCTCGATCTTAGTGGTAGCGAAATCACCTCTTTGCCTAAGGATCTTGACGTCGGTAGTCTTTATCTCCAGGGGACTAATATCACCTCGCTGCCCGTAGGGCTAAAAGTGCGAAATTGTATCTTTGTTGATGACCCTGCAAAAATTAAGTGCTCCGATGAATTAAGAAGGAAGCTAAGATAATGCTAATTTTCTTCCTCTTATTGATAGCTTCCTCCGATAGCTGGGCGTTGGAAACACCAGAAGAGATGCTTATTGCTATTAATGAGGAAAGAACTCGCATAGGTCTTTCTGAGGTGGTCCTGCGGAAGGACTTGGAGTGTGGAGCTAGAGTTTGGTCGAAACAAATGTGGCGGCTTCAGTTTTGTGGGCACGAAAACCCTGTAGATGGTACCCAGTTTTGGGATCGTGTGCGACTTTGCGAAGGCGAAATTCGCGGTGGTACTGAGATCATAGCCTGCAAAGTTCCCGACTTCGGCCACGCACTAGGGCAATGGTTTTTGGATGAATACAACTACAAAGTTATAACGTACCCGAATTTGAAAACGATCGGAATCGGAGTGGCGGGCGATAAAAATGATCTATGGTTCACGATGCTCGCCGAAACACCTGAAGATGGCAATATTTTTAAATTACGCGAGTGAGGTATGTTATGAACTGGTATGAACGCTTTGGTATTGGTTTTGTTTCTTCGATTCTTTATCCGACCATCAAAATCACGCAAAATGAAGTTAGGGTTGATAACATCGAAGCGTTTTTTGGTGCGATGCTCCCGTCGATGTTCATCGGACTTCTGATCGGTATTTATGCGACGTTGGTTGAAAAGTCTGAAGAAGACCGAGGCAAACTTTTCCGCATGTGTCTGACGATGCCTGCTTTCATCATCGGGCTTGCAACTACACCGCTCGAAAATACAGCATCGGCAGAAGTCCGAGAGGTGACGTGTAGTCCGATTTCGAGTTTTGAGCGCGGCTGGTACGATGCTGTTTCTGCAATTACTGGTGTCAAAAGACCGCGATATTATATCCTTTCTCGCACAGATTCGACCTCTGAAATCCTCGTCTACAAAGAGAAAACCTACTTTATTCTCGGTCGTTTTGATAAAAAACCTGAAGCAGACTTGGTGTACGACATCGACCGATGTGTTCTCCTCTGAGTCTGCAAAATACGACCCCTTCGATCAGATTTAAGAAAAGGCTTGCTCCACTTGTCTAACAGTCTAAAATAGACGGATCACTCATCCGACTTTGGAGCATTTGATGTATCTCTGATACCGCTATTCGGATCTCTCTCTTCTGCGGGTGTCACACCCACCAAGGGAGGTGTCCATTATATGCGGAACTCGTCACTCAAGGACATAGCGGTTGCTAGTGCCCTGGTGCTGGGGTTTCTGCTTTCTGAGGATACCGATGCTTCGTCTGATCGTGTGTATTTGTATCTTGGCTTAGTTTTACTGGTTCTTTGGATTTATCTGAAACTAATCGATCTATTCCAGGGTGATTGAGGAATAGGGAAAGGAGTCTTAAACGTACCAAGGGTCAAAACCTTGCGTCCCCTTTAAAGGAAAGGAGACGACTCTGTGAAGAATGTTTTTCCGTTGTTTTTTTTAATTTTCAATTTAGGTTTTTCCTCTGTTAGTGAAGCCGCGACAAAACAAAAAAATCGTAAAGTGGAGTTTATTTCTGAAGAGAGCATAATGCAAGCGGCTAAAGAGCTAGGGGCCTTCGATCACAAATTGGTACTGGCAGTTGTTAGGATAGAAAGTGGTAAAAACAGGTTCGCTTACAATGGTAAAGACAGGGATGGGAAGGGTACTTACGGTTTGATGCAGCTTAAACTGGCAACAGCAAAAGCGATGGGTTTCAGTGGAGCATACTCCGACTTGTATGAGTGGCGTACTAATCTCAAGTACGGGATTCGTTATCTGAACTATCAGTATACTCGGTACGGCACTGTTCCATCTGCTTTAGCAGCATACAACGCGGGTTCTGTTTTGATCTGTAAAAAGGATCATCCCGTCGTCGATGCACACCAGGAACTTTTGTAAATCAAGCCTACGTCCGTTCTGTTCTCTACCATTATCGAACCATCATCGACCACGACAACCAAGGACCAAGATCTCAGTTGATCGCGTCAGAGACACGGAAAAAGTAGGATATTTGGTTTCTTTGTTCAGAATCACTACCTCGGTGCCGAGCCGGGGTAGTTTGCTCCGATACCTAGATTAAATTTTCGGGTGCAAGGTTTATGGTTAGCTTCTTGAAACACCCTCAAGGAGCTTGTTTTTTTCAAGATATCTAATATCGTTGACTAATTGGGACACCTTCGGCCTGTAGTCGCCGTTCATTTTAAGGTTTTGAGCAGATTTTTTTGTAAGGATCTGGGAAAAACCTCACGACAAGTTCCATCGCCAAATCTTTGGAGTCGGGCGTATTTTTAGCCCAATATGTATGGATTTTTTTCAAATCCTTAGCGGAGTAAAAACTATAGTTTTTGAACTCGGAAATGCCTTGGTGCAGTTTGATTTGCTCTTCTGAGGCTTCCAAAAAAGCCTCTGCTGCTGCGGTGTACCGATTCCAAGAGCCTTTTACCTTCGTCTGTTTAGGTTCTAGGAGACCATAGACCCTTTTAGATAATCGAGTCACTTCGTCAGACCAAAAGTCTTTGAGGTCAAGTTGCTCGACGAGCCACAACTTTGTGTACTCTTTAAGGCAACCCTCGAAGCGTTCTCGAAACTTTTTGATAAAGTCGTCACGATGGAACGCCATCCCCGTGACTTGGATTTTTCAATAAAACTCATCATTTTCACTTTTTCTCAAAATAGATCCAAGTCCTGCTAAGGGCAAACATACGCGCCCATCAGAAAGCTTTGTTGCAACCATAACTTTCCAGTTTTGCATATCTTTTTCTTTTCTATGAGATATCTCATATATCACAGTCATTCTCTTTATCGGAGGTTTTTAAAAATCGCTGAGAAGATCGCCGTAAGCCACTGTAATAAGGAACATCTTTTTTTGAAGACCCCTAAGACAAATAAAAAAATTTGTCCTAGAAGGGCCAAAGTCTCTAAGACAAATTATTTAGGACAAATTATTTTCCACTTCAAAGGCTAGAGGCGTGAGGCTGGAAAATGCCTCTTCGACGCAGCGATTGAGCGCATCGCTACCTTGTAGCTTTGGATGCGGCTTACCCCAAAACATCAAGCAAGTGAAAAGAACAGATTGGCTTTCCACATCTGAAAATTTGGTTATTTTTGCGATCAATTCTTTCATGCGATCACTTGGGTGATATTCACCTGTCTCTTTGTTGTATTCCGACAAGACTTGAAAGCGGGTAGCACCTAACGCCGACCAAATGTCCGACTCAATAACATTGAATCGCAAAAAATCGGTGGTGAAGGGAAAGTGGTCTTGCAACCACAAACCGTTGAGCATCTCGGCAAAATAAAGCCATTCTTGTCGTGAAAGGCCCAGGTCGAGATCAGCGAGACTTTTAAAAAAGTAATTGAAACTTTGCCAATCATCGTAACCGCAACTCTTAGCTATACGATGCTGCGCATCGGTGAGTGAAATGCCTAGCTCACGCTTAAGAGCTTTTGATGCAATTTTGTATGGTGCAAGGAACTGACGAAGAGAGGGGGTAGGGATAGACATGTTTTCTCCAATCGAAGCCGTAAGTTTTCGTCGCTCAACTTATCAACTTCATTGAAGAAAATTGATGAAAATATGTAGCTTTTAACCACGCGACACGGTAGCGCAAGCTCTAGCGCAGCCGATTACCTAACGAACTCAACCAAATTAGTCAAGGATGATCCATACATGCACCAAATGCACCAAATGCACCAAATGCACAAACTGTTGGCTCAAGTTTCTGTGTGAAAATGCCGATAAGCCCACGGGTGTGCTTTTGGGGGAAATGTCATGGGGACAATATTATTTTTTTTAGGGGCTTGCATTTGTACTTTGTACTGGATGAGCACTTGGGAATTTCCTGAGTCCAAGACCGAGGCGACGGCGAAAAGCTGACACGGCTGAAAGAGAGGGCCGTTCCAAAAAGGAGCGTGTGACCCTATGGGATTTTGTCGCTAGTGTAGTTCAGCTTCCTTTGCTACTTATTCTTATAATATCGCCATTCTACTTCATTTTTAAACTGATCTTTTAGACTCTAGGACTCAAACGGACACAGGCGCTTTGATAGTTGGGTGTGGGTCATATCCGACAAGCTCAAAATCGCTTATTTTGAAGTCGAAGAGACTCGATACTTCAGCATTGATTTTGACTTGCGGCAAAGAGCGTGGCTCGCGGGAAAGCATCTCTTGCACTTGGTTCATGTGGTTCAGGTATAGGTGAGCGTCCCCAAAGGTGTGGACGAAATCTCCGACCTTAAGATCCGCCACCTGAGCCATCATCATGACTAACAAGCTATAGCTTCCAATGTTGAACGGAACCCCTAAAAAAACATCCGCACTGCGTTGGTAGAGTTGCAGCGAGAGATGGCCGTTCACGACGTAGAACTGAAACAGCGTGTGACAGGGAGCTAAGGCCATCTCAGGCAGGGCTTCCACATTCCACGCGGAGACTATCAGGCGACGGGAGTCGGGTTTCTCTTGATCTCGTCCAAGACCCATCGAAGCTGGTCAACGCCTGCATAAACTAAAGGGTCTTGGAGTTGGTTGGGGTTAGTTGTCTCTGCCCCCAGTGCCTCCACTGATGCCCGTAGATCGGACCGAGGTCTCCGTTTGCATCAGCCCATTCGTCCCATATCGTGACGTTATGGTCTTTTAAATATTGGATGTTGGTTGAGCCTGAGATGAACCACAGAAGCTCATGGACAACGGCTTTGAACGGCACTCGTTTTGTAGTGACCAGCGGGAAGCCTTGGCTTAGGTCAAACCGCATTTGATGCCCGAAAATCGACTTGGTGCCTGTCCCCGTGCGGTCGGATTTTTCGATGCCTTCAGCGAGAATTTTTTTACAGAGGTCGTGGTATTGTTGCATCGTGTGGTTCAATTCATCCTTAGTTTCCAAAATTCCGATTCTTCTGTGCCCAAAGCAATTTTCCATCAGGGTCTTGTTTATTCGTGTTATCCTCGAAGTGTTTTATGTACGCCCCGTAAATTTTTAACCCAGTCAATGGTCACTAGGTTGACTTTGATAGGACGCTTATCCTTTATTGCTTGGTTAAGCCTATGGTTACCCTCAAGAACTACTCGGCGGTCTACAATTTCGGCCACTATTGGTAGGTCTAATTGTCCCCAATTCTTCCACTCATCTCCGTACTCGTCGTCAAGAGTTCCTTGGTGTAGAAATTCTAACTTTTGAATTTCACCTACGGGAAGAGTAATTTTTTTACTTAGTTTGAGAGCCTTTGAGAATCGCCCTTGAATAGCGTCCTCGGGTTGTCCTAGAAGCCTCGATAAAATTGACAATGCCATCTCTTCGTCAGCGTCAGAAACATTTCTTAATTTGGATAAACATTCGATTTCATTATATCTAGCTGAATCACCGGATACTTTTTTAGCATTTTGTCTTAGTTCATCAGTATTTTTTAAGCTATGCAAATCAAGTTTTTGTTTTATACGATTGAGAAATGTCTGTAGCATTTTAAATATATTTCACCTTTCTCTTAGTCAACTTTACCAGTGACGGATCGCGCAATAAAATTTGATCTGCACCCTCTGCACCACTACCGAAAAATATTCCATCGTACTCGACTGGTAATTTTTCAAGATAGTCTTTACGTTTTATAGACAATCCTTTGTGAGTCTTAGGTTCTTTCCACAACTTTAGATTTCTTACTGGGGTGTATTCAGCTATATGCTGCCCCCAAATTGTAGCATCTCGTGGTGTTAGGGAGAAATATACCCCATAGCCATAAAAACCTCGTACCTTATCAAGTCGTTTAGGATCAAACGTGATGGGTGAATCATCGTAGATGGTTGGTCTGAGATTAATACCTCTATAAAGAGGCTTTTTTTGATAATAAATTCCTGCTTCGCAGGCGCAGCTACGATGTACTTTCTTCTTAGATTTGAAAGGTAAGTCATATACTGGTTCCCCTAATCGGCACGGCATTTCAGACTTCATTCAATCCCTCAACACCCCTCTTCTCGCGGTCTGCTTTGCGCTTTCCAAGCCACAAAAGGGCTTCATCGAGCTTGGTAATGGCCATGGAATTTTCGCGGCAGGGAAACTCTTTGTTCAGTCCTTCGATAATCAATTTAGCGGCTTCGATCAGCGTGTCTACCTGACACCCGTTCACACCGTTTTCTTGGATAGGACCGTTTTGAAGTGTGAAAGAAAGGGAGTTTTTATCGTGCCGCACATAGACAAAATGGTTCGGGCGAATGTCTTGCTCAAACCATTGCCAATCCATCGCTCCACTTGCATTAAATTTTTCAGGATACTTTTCGCGTAGGGGTGTCCATTTCGATAAGGGTAAATCCGCTGATTGCATCTACGCCTTTGAGTGTTTTGAGAGCCATTTTTTGCTTATCCTATTTGGTACAGACTTGGATCGTTTCAGAAAGTTTCGACGTGTTGAACCCGTATCCTACCAGTTTGTCTCGAAAGAATCCACACAGGATTTCTTAGGAGAGTAGAGACGACCGCATAACTGTAGTCTGGTGCGAGGTCGATGACCCAGTAGTTGGCGATAGGCAGGCGAACACCACCGAAGTCCACGCAAAGTTTTCCAGGTTCCGAGGTCGGTCGAGCGATAGCCTCAACCACGCGCAGAGGTCCAGTCGGAGTTTCTAAGTGGCAAGAATTTTTCACGGATACAGTACCGTCTTCTAACAACTTGTACTCAGCCGTGTTGCAGACACATCCGTTTTGAAAGAACGGTTTGGTGGACTCCACTTCATACCACTTGCCCATATAACGCGGCACGTCCAGTTGGGAAACAGTCGGTGGGAAGATGTAGGCCGAAGCAAATTGTTCAAGGGCGACAACACTCAGAAGAAAAGCTAACAAAGCGCCGAAGATTTTCACGAGAGACCTCAAAGTTTAGAGTGTTTCGCAACGACAAAGTTTTCCCAAAGCTGAAGATAGCTCGGACGCATTTTTGCACCGATGACCGCTTCCTGGATTTTTGGGAGCAAGACTTTCACGCGAGTTTCGTCTTTTTTGGCAAAACCTAAGAGCGACACATGCGGTTGCATGGGTGCGTGGACGCGCATCTCGTAAGACGAAAAATCTGGATAACGAGAGGCAAGAAATTCTTTTAAATTCTTTTCCTGCTTCGGTTGATCGAGGCTCAAAACGAGATAGCTGAGACCCGATGCGGGCGCGTCGAGAATTTTTGCTCTTAATACGGTATAGGTCGGGACCATGGTCTTGGCTAAATTATAGACACTGAAGGCCATTCTTCCTCTTTAAGGTGGCTAAAACTGCCGAGAGTGACATGACTCCAGTCGTTTCCTTTTGCTTTCGGACTTAGGTTAAAGCCCTGTTCTTGCATCCGAAAAGAACTGTTGTCTGGCCTGTGCTGCAAAAGGTCGTAGGGAATGTCTGCATCTTTGAGGGCTTGGAGAGCCGGACCAAAGGCTTTGTGGTAGATATCGGGGTCAAACTCCCAGGCAAGCAGAGGGTTTTTATATTCTTTTCCTGCAACAGCTTGATATTGCTGATAAACCTTTGAAAGCCAAGAAGAGTACATGGTTCACCATCCTATTTTTTTCAGATTTTCTTAAATCTTACCCCTAAAGTCTTTTTAAAACCTTCCGATAAGAGAGTCAGAACTAAAAAAGGGGGTTAAACATGATCCGAAAGCAAGATGGAGAAATCACCTGGACCGTGGCTGACGTGATGGAAGACGGGCAGCTTATCAAAGAACTGCGCTTCGATAAGCAGGCTTATGGGGAGTATGCAGGCCAGTACCACCCCATGTTTTTTATGCTGCCCATGGTGTTCCTGTCTAACTTCATAGAGCCTGAGTATAAGCTATGGCGAGCTTATGCTGGGGATTTTTGCCTTGGCAGCAACCTTGTGAGCGAGGATGGTCGGCTACTGAGCTATGAGGACGGTCGCAGGGCCGTCGCCGAGTTTGCAGACAAAGAGCCTTGACGAAAGGCGGCACATAGCTCTTACTAGGCCACCCTTTTTAAGAGGAGAAGGTCGTGAAAAAACAACGTCAAACGGCAAAACCCAAAGCACAAGAAAAAAAGCATTTTTGAAAAAATGGCGAAAATGGCGGCATGATCTTAACCGCAAAGACCCGATAAGGATCGAGAGACTTAGCCACAACACATGGCGTGTGACGGAGCAAGGAACCTGGGGGTTCTCGACCGGATTGTTTTTCAGGAAATGAAAACTCTCGTCAAGGTGATCGGTCCCTGGGAGCAAAAAACACTTTTATCCTACGACCCGAAGCGAAAGATCATCAAAGGTCTTTCGGAAAACGAATGTAAGTGGGTCGATATTGATACCTTGGATTAAGAGGTCCATCTCTATGAGGAAAAAGACACTAGATTCCGTCTGTCATGCCCTGCTAGTTAGCTTCTTTAGTACGTTGCATCAAAAATTGTCGCGCCCTGAAATTACATACAAAGATAATCTAAAATTATTAACGTCAAAAAAATCATCACAGAGACTTAAACAAGCACAGAGACTTAAACAAGTAGAGCAATCAGACATTCTTTTATCGCATTTTTGCGATGTTTTTAATTCCCATGTGACGGCTTTTGTTGGACTACATGAAATCACACTCGGCAGGCCAGCGTTTTACGATCGAAGAACACTTTGATAAGGCGTGGCTTCGAGCGACAAAACACAAAAAAGGTGCAGCGTGTAATTGAACTTGTCCAAAAAAAGGCTCAAATACATACGAAAAAGTTAAAAAAACTTCAAAAAATTGAATAAAGATAATGATGACTTAGAATATTGTTTTTATGGCCTATTAGAGGCTATGAAAATCCTGCAAAAAATAAATACAAAAAAGTTATATTCTGCTTGGGTGCATAGAAAAAATCCGATCACGGATGAGGTATTGCAAGAGTCCTCTGAGGATCGGTATGAACTGGAGTTTTGGGGAAATAGATTGTCGTATTTAAAAAAAATTACAGGCATGGCCGTTTCCAGGGATACCTGGGTGGCGAACGTCGCAAGCCGTCTCCACGGTATGCTCGGTGAATATGCCTTTGAACGGTATGGTCGGCTCATCAATTACGACCACTCTTGGGATGCCGAGATTGAACGGCTACTCCGCCCCCTACGGAAGATGCTCGACCCAAAAATCACAAAAACAAAAGCGACCTTTGACCGCAAGAAGGCTTTTCGCGAAGCCTGTCGTGACGCGATCGGCTCGCCTGTGACCTCAACGGCCAAAAATTTTTTTCTGAATGCAGCAAAAAAAGTCAGCGATGATGAGTTTAAGCGTGTGGCGGGCGCACGACCAGGACTGGGACGAGGAATTTCTCTTGTACGAGATGCTAAGAGAATTTGCATCCGACCTACCAGTCTGAAAAATATTGACAGGCTTATCCAATGTGTCTAAAATCCGCGCCAATCGGGTACGGCACCCGTCCGGTCCACGCAAGGAAAGCCTACAAGCAGCCGCAAAGAAGATTAAAGGTCTAAACTTTTCAAGACCTTAGCTGCATAGTGGACGCCAGCCAAATGGTATGAAAGGTGTCGGCTTTTATGTCTACGTTCCCCGTATCCTCAGTGTCGCAACTCAAATCCCTGGCAAAACAAAAATTTAGAAAAGAGCCTGCAAGGTTCACAAAGCTCTCCGAAGCACAAGAAGCCGTGGCCCGCGAGCTAAAGTATCGCGACTGGTTCCATGCGCTGCAAGTTTTGCGGGATCGCGAAAAAGCGCACAAAAAGATCTTGATAGACTCAGGGAACTCAGTCGCCTGGATATGATGATCTTCGATGAACTCGACCCTGGGGTAAATGGTCCGCGGGTCTGTTATGCGTGGGCTGGTGAGTGCGAAGTGATTGATGGGATCAACTATTATATACCAAGCATTATTTTTGACGATTTTGGAGTTCAATTCCCGTTGCGTTTAAAAGACGCTTATACACAAGAATATAGTGGAAAAAATATCTACTACTACTATTACTCAAAAAAATCAAAGCCCCAACCAACTTTTCTATGGGGGAAGTCCACGGCTGAGATTCGACTGATATGTAAGCAAATGAACGCTGAAATAGGTCTGACAGAAAGCGACGTTCAAGAAATTATTGGATCGGCGATCAGGGCGATAGATCGCCAAAGGCAGTGATTCCCCGCCTATCGAAAAGTCGGCCAGTCGCTAAAGGCGTCTGAGGCTTGGTTGGTGGTGAAGGCCGACACCGTGATCTTCGCGCAGCGAAGTGAGCGGTCCTTTACTCGACCTCGGTCTGATTCTCAATGTATTGCTTGAGCACTGAGAGGGGTGCTCCGCCGACAGTGAGGAGACAGTAGGTGCGACTCCAAAAATCGGTTTCCAGTAGTATTTCTTTATATGGTCGGCAAACTCTTTCCGGATCAAGCGAGACGTGACCGTCTTGAGATTATTGATAAGTCGGGAAGGTTGGGCCTTCGGATTGAGCGCCATCAAAAGGTGGACGTGATCAGCCTCGCCATTAAATTCGAGAAGCTGACAATCCCAAGTCTGGAGAAGTCGCGCCAAGTGCTCTTCAAGCCGTAAGAGGATCGCCTTGTTGATGCATTTGCGACGATATTTCGTCACCAGAACTAAGTGATATTTTAGGTCGTAGACACAGTGATGCAAGGTATTTAGAGATTGCGTTTTCATAGGAACTAAGACATAGTTCGGGGTATGGATCAGGTCAAGCGAAAAGTTTCATACCGCATTTACCCATCGACCAAGCAGGCCAATAAAATGGTCGAGATCATGCGGCTCCACCAACGTTTGTATAATGCGGCCCTTGAGCAGCGCATTGATGCCTACCGCCGCTGCGGTAAGAGTCTTAATTACTACGACCAGGCTAAAGATCTCACTCAGCTTCGGGCTGAGTTTCCTGAATATGCTGCGCTCAATGCGCAGTCAGAGCAAGTGACTCTGCGGCGTCTGGATAGAGCGTTCCAGGCCTTTTTTAGACGAGTGAGAGCGGGAGAGGCTGCGCCTGGATTTCCGAGGTTCAAGGCATTTGAACGGTTTAAGGGTTGGGGATATGCGGCTCACGGGGATGGGTGGAGGTTCAAGCCTCATGTGGATTATGTGAATGGCACACTGCATTTAAGCGGTCTTGGGAATTTGCAGGCACGTGGACGTCCGAGGTTTGTTGACGAAGTAAAGAGTAGCCGCGACCCAGGCAAGCCAAAGACGGTCGAGATCATGCGAAAGGGCCGGAAATGGTACGCATCCATCACTTTTGCGACCCTAAGGCCGCATCGCCCTAGTGGCACAGCGGCTCTTGGGATTGATTGGGGTACTAGCACTTTTGTGACCATGGTTACTGAAGATAACAAGCAGTATTTGATCGAAAATCCACGCCACTTCAAAAAGTATGATGGCCAATTAAAAAAGGCGCAACGAAGCTTATCCCGCAAAAAGAAAGGGTCCAGGAATAGGGCCAAAGCCAAGTTGAAGCTGGTCTCATGCCATGAGAAGCTAGCTGATCAGCGTGATGACTTTTTACACCAAATGAGTGCCCGCATTGTACGCATGTCTCGGCTCGTGGCCACAGAGGCTCTAAATATCAAAGCCATGACAGTCCACGGCGGTGCTTATAAGAGAGGCTTAAATCGCAGTATTCTTGACACGTCCCCTGGCAAGTTTTTCACATTGTTGGAATGCAAAGCGGCAGACGCTGGTATTCCCTACATCGAAATACCAACCAGGAAAGTCAAACCTTCGCAAAGCTGCTCCGGATGCGGAGTTGTTCAAAAAAGGCTTTGTCAGAGCGCACACATTTATGTGGATGTTGTGGGCTCACTCTTGATCGGGATGTGAATGCTGCACGAGTGATCTTGAATTATGCTTTGACAGGCTTTGTCACGGGACGGGAACCGTCCTCAGGTGTGGAGGGTGGGGTTACCTGCCCGCTGAAGCACGAAACTCTGACCATACCGGAACGCTCTTGTAAGAGAGCGTGAGGATTGGTCGGGGTAGTTCATTTCACCAGCCTCAAATGCTGATAGACAGGCTTCGTGGGCTTTAGATGCAGGTAGAATTTTTTAATCATGGCAGCGTTGCCCTCGAAGCCGTGTCCTTTCATCTTATTTTTGGACATGAGTTCGACATAGTATTTCCCCGGTGTGTCCGTGAGCCAAATGCGGTCACCTGTTTTGAGCAGGGCAAACGGTCCTTGGTAGACATCGAAGGGTTTTACGGCCACAAAGAGCTTAGTCTCTTTGGCAACCTTCGCCAGTTTTTGAGCCGCCTCGTAAAAGTCGCCCCCTGGCCTCAGGTCTTCGGGCGTCATTTCACCTGTAGCTTGGACTCTGATCTTTTTTTCAATCTTCTTGATAAACATTTTGTTCTCCGGTCGCTCTCTGGACTTTGAGCGTTGGTTTGAGGTAGTCTTTTTAAAAGCTCCAAAAATATCATAGCAAAAGGGGTAACGTGGTGGCTCTGTTCACGTCTCAGCAGCAGGTGGTCGCAAAGCACCTGTATTCAATCTTGATGCACCTGGACCCTGAGCAAAGACGCGGTGCCGTTTTAGCTCTCTCGTCTCTGACGGTTTTTGTGGAGGACGGGTATCAAGCATCGTCTTTAGAAAAAAGCAGCGACTTGGACTTTTACGGTTTTTGCTATGATGCTCTCTTAGGAGCTTCGATTGGTCTTCGCATGTTGGATCTTTCGGGCAACATGCCAGAGTTTGAAAGCGATGAAAAACTTTACTTTGTCCCGTATGCCGATATCTTGGATTCGGAACAACTCTTGACCAAAATAGAAGCTCAACTCAAAAGCCTCTCGACCATCGCTCAAGGCGTTGAGAAAAAACAGTAAGGGGATACTGCTTTTGAAATTTCGCCTTTTCATTTTAAAAGATCCTGATGCAGGAGATCGTGGCTTCAGTCTCAAGGGCATTAAAGTGCCTTTAACGACTTTTTGCCCCGAGGCGCTCCCGCGAGAAGTTAAAAGCTACGATGATTCAGACGTGGGAGGACGCTTCCCAGATTACTGGAAGGTTCCCACGTCTCTTCTTTGTATGGCAAAACCGGAGCTAGTCAGACACCTGCGGGGTATTGATTTCTATTATGTCCCAACCGCATGGTGCGATGTCGCTCCGATCGACTCCTGGGACCAGTTACGCTAACGAGAATCTCTGCCCCAAGATCCAAAGAATGGTATTCAGCATCCATGGATCAATGTCTTCGTTTCCGATTTGCGCGGCTAACTCAATCTGCGTCCATGTTGATTTGTAGGCAGACCGAAAGTCAGTACCATACAAAAGTTTCAGCGTTTTGCAGACGGGGCTCGTATTCGCTAGGTTTCCGCGAAAATTGTGAAAACCACGGTAGAGCCACATGTATTTGATCGATAAGAGAATCGAAGGTTTGTCACAACATTGTGACAATTCTTCTAGCTCCCATGCTTTGATGTTAGGGTTGGTAAGCTGGGTTAAATCTTGATCTTTTGCCCAGGCGTACCCTGCTTTCAAGGCCGCGATATCAATGTGGGCAAAAACACGATAGACACTTACATTTGGAAGATCTGGGCCACCCTGCTGAAGATTTTGAACGACTTGCGAGCGGAACTGGACGTACTGAAGGGGGTCGGGGAAAGGCTTGAGCCTTGGGCCAGCGAGCAAAAGGTCAAGCAATGTTAGGTCGGATGCTCCCGCGGCTTTGGCTTGCTCGGCGATACGAGCGGCATCCTGTTCCTTGATTCTTTTGTGAAGTTCTTGGGCTTCAGGAAGCCATTTAGAAAAAAATGCATGTCATTCTCCAGAATATGTCGGCTGCTCTCAACCTTGAGTGTCAACCTTAAGTGGCGAGGCGAACTGTACTAACATTTTTTAAATAGCAAGGTTTTTCTTCTGCCCATTGTCGATGAGAGCATCCTGGCGTATTCTCATAGGACAACATCACCAAGAGGTTCTGCTTATGTCTGTCGAAGACATCCTCGGGCACCGAGGACGGATTTTGGGTCTAAAGGGCAATACCGATGGGACCACGCCAATCATGTTGTGGTCTTCAACGCCAATGTCTGCACCAGTCAGGGCAAAGTTTGGCACGGAGATCTCGATATCACCGTCGAGGAAGAAAAGTTGATGCACCTTGCTAAAGAACTACAAGAGCGCATCTATGTCCTCTATGAAACAGACGCTCGGTTTGAAAACGAAAATGCACCCAAGCTCGACCGTGCGGTTTACAGCGTTGACCCCTCAGGCCAAGACTATTGGAACGAGGAGTATTTCGTCCGATCGGAAAACGGTCGGCTCTATGAGCAAGAGTTGGAAGGGCCTTCTCAAGAACAAAAGGACGAGGCTCGCCAAAAATACCTCTCGGGCCTTGATGAAAAGAATTACGAGAAAACGTCCTTCAAAATCCCTTGGGGCAAGATCAACCGCCTCAATTCTAAAAACAGCCCCCTGACAAAATTCTGGACTGAGATTGCTCAAGGCTTCTCTCTGCCGATCGCTCAAAAGGACGAGGAGCAAAGCAAAGAGCACCAAGAGTTTTATAAGAGAGTCCTCGTGTCTCATGCAGACCACGATAAGCTCAAAGAGGTTATGTCTAAGTGGATTGATAAGTATCACGACTACTTGTCGGACTACCGGAAGAACAGCGAACTGACCTGGGCAATTTTTCTCAGCGGACCAGATTATCTACTCCATGACCCTGATTGGATAGAAAGAGGTTTTGTGTATTTAACAAAGCCAAAAGAAGATGCGCCCTAGAACACGATCTTGGTTTGTCCTCTTGACTTGTCTTGGCTTCTTGATCGGAGGGCCTGGGCCTGAGCATTTTGCAAGTTGGATCGTGACGGTCGTTCTCTTTACTCAGACTTTGATGTTTCTTTTTTGTATTACTTGTTGGCTTGGAAAAATAGGCCACCTTTATTTCTGCGCGTTTCGCTCCTTGTTGAGTTGAACCCTTTTATGTGGCGCTGCGGGTGGAAGCTGGAAAACTCTTGGGTGCTTTGGTGCCTCGGACCTTTGCGTGTCAGTTATCGCAAACTCCTTCCGCCTATAAGGAAAACAACGTATGTTGCGAACCGTCGTCGGTTTACTGTTATCAGGGGCGCTCGATCTTAATATCGCGCAAGCCTCGACCTATGTCGCAATAGGGGACTCGATCACGTCAGGAACTCATGCGAACCCGTCTATGCAGCACGGGTTTCATTACTCTTGGGCGACAGGCGATCAAATCGAACGCAACTTTGCCAAGCAAGCAGGATTTGACTCGGCCTACAACGTCTCGCTGCCTGGAGCGTTGAGCAGCATTGTTGGTTATCAAGTGTCCTTTGCCGAGCATGTCGAAGCGGATTATGTCTCTCTCCTGGTGGGGACAAACGATGTGTGCTGGGGGCTGGGGCACACGGTCACTGGAAACATCCATCGCCTCGTCGAGAGGTTGGAAAAAAATCCCAACATCAAAGGGATATTTCTGGGAACACTCCCCGACCTGCAACAGGTTTATGACGTGGGCCGCGAGTCACCTTACTGTCAGGTGACCACTTCAGTGTCCTGCCCTAACTTTATGGCACGAGACGATGCATATCGTGCAGGCGTCATGCGTCAGATTAAAGAGATCAACGCAGAACTGATCGACCTAGAAAAAAACTTTGCCAAGCTCCATGTCATCACGCGCTTAGACACACAAGTTTATGATGTCGAGGACATTTCAACGGTCGATTGTTTTCATCCATCCAAGATCGGGCAACAGAAAATTGCCGATGCGTTTTTCGAGGCTTGGCTAGAATCTAAACTCGACTGATACTTTTCCCCTAACCAAGGAGAAGGATATATGTCGTACTTTAAGGGACTTCTTTGTCTTTTTCTGCTCTTGAGTTTGCAGGCATGTGGGCTCGAAACCGTGCTAGAGGCCCCACAAATGCCACCGCGACCTTTGTGCAATGACGTGTTTGGTGAGTGCGTGGACGTAAGGAGTCTTTTTACGTGGATAAAAGAAATCACATGATTCACGCGCACGGTCTGCCTACCTCTGTCCGAGGTATCAACTGGTTCGGCCTGGAAGGCGAGTATCTAGGATTGCATGGACTCTGGAGTGGACGATCTCTGGAGAGTATCGTCGATCAAGTCCATCAAATCGGCTTCAACTCGCTCCGTATCCCCTTAGCACCCGAGTCTTTGGCCGGAAAAGCTCCAGGCAAAGACGGTTACTCTTCCCCTCTCGAACAGTTAAAGAAGCTCCTGGCCTACACCAATTCCAAAAAGAAATGTATGTGCTTTTAGACTTGCACACCTGTAGCAACCGCTTATCCCATACCGACAAGCCAGGACCAGGGGTTGGGAGTTGTGCAAACTACTCCGTTGAGCGTTGGATAGAGGATCTGAAGACCCTCGCCCAACTTTCCCTTTCATACGACAACGTGATGGGCATCGATCTATTTAATGAACCCTACGGTCTGACCTGGGACCAGTGGCGTCTTATGGTGGAAAAGGCAGGAGCAGAGATCCTAAAAATCAACCCCAAAATTTTGCTCTTTGTGGAAGGTGTCGGAAATGAGTCGCCCCTAGGAAAGCAGTATGCCTTTTGGGGGAAAATTTGACCGAGGCAGTTGCCAAGCCGATTCGACTCCCCCGCACTCAAGTGGTTCTTAGTCCCCACGTCTACGGCCCCTCGGTAGCCAAGCAGGACTATTTCCTCACCCAAGACTTTCCAAGCAACATGCCCGCGATCTGGGAAGAGCACTTTGGTTATATCAAAGACCAAGAGGATTTTGCCCTGGTCATAGGGGAATGGGGAGGCCGCTTCGAGGGGCTCGATCAGGTCTGGGGCGAGGCTTTTGTGAATTATCTGCGAAAAAAGTCCTTGACTAACACTTTTTTCTGGAGTCTGAACCCCAACTCAGGCGATACAGGGGGTCTTTTAGAAGATGACTGGAAAACCGTCAATACCAGGAAGCTCAAACTGATCGAACGCCTGCGTTGGAAGTAGTATGCACATTATTTTATTTCTCTTGCTCTTGGTGGGCTGCGGCTCTCAACAGGCATCTGAAATTAAAACCTTTGAAAAAGACGAGCGCCTGCTCGTCTTGGTCATGGGGGGACGCAATAGCTGCGGTCGGGATGGAGACCCCCGCTCTATGAGCATGTACCCCCAGGCCGAGAGAGTTTTAGATACCCTGCGGGAAACCTACCGGGTGAACACAATACTCACATGCTATGACTCTTATGGTACGCTTTTCTACCGCACGGACACCGTTCAAAGAGCCAAGCCTCAAGATATTCTGAACCTCGTGAACAGCCAAGAAAAGGACCACACCCTGTATATCGGTCATTCGTATGGTGGATGGCTTGCCATGGCGCTCACCCTCCAAGGGCACACCAAGTCGTACCTTTACACCATCGACCCGATCAGTCCCGTCGAGTGCGAGCTTACCAGACCAACAGGGTGGATGGGGTGCCAAAGGGCACCACAAGACCTATCCCAAGATGCGGTGGCGCAAAAAACCAATTTGTGGTCTAACTTTTACCAGACCACGACAATCTATCTGCACTCGTCGGAAATTCCCCAAGCGGAAAACTTCCACGTCGAAGGTGTTGGTCACACGCAGATAGACAACCACGAGACTGTGTGGACACGGTTCCGCGCACTTTTTGAGGGGACGATGCCCAAGCCTGTTACTGCCAAAACCCCCAAAGGGACGGAAGTGATTTTCCGAAACCAAGGGGGTTCTGATTTTGACCTGGAGCAAGGACGTTTTTTTCTCAGCACCAAGAAAACTTACACCCTTGAGGGCTTTGAGCAGGGCCGCATTTTTTTAGTGGAGATCGAGGACGAATGTTTCAACGCACAAATGTTTTGGGAAAAAAGAAAATGCTGAAAATTTCAACTAATTTTGTTTTAGATTGCGTGTCAAAAGGTATTGCCTCTGTGGTCATGCTCGCTCTAATGTCGAAAGCAAAGATTCACCAAAAAAGACAAAGACGACCTAATTCGGACAGGGGCCAACATGCAGGTTGTGAAACGGAACGGTCAACGCGAGGAAGTGTCTTTTGACAAAATTCTTAACCGAGTCAAAAACCGCTCGGCTGGGCTCAAGGTCGAGCCCGTACTCATAGCGCAAAAAGTGGTCGGTGGTCTTTGCGATGGGATCACCACCCGAGAACTCGATCGCCTCCTCATTGAAACTGCTGCGGTGCTCGCTCCTGAGCATCCTGACTATGACAAACTCGCCGCAGGCATCGCGGCCTCTGCTCTCCACAAAGAAACTCCCGACGACTTTTGGGAAGCGTGGACCCAGTTGCATCAAGCGGGTGTCCTGTCAGACTCCTTTATGCAGGATGCTCAAGCTCTCAGACCCGAAGGCTTGGACCAGATCATCGACTACACACGCGACTTCAGTTTCTCGTACTTCGGTTTCAAAACCCTCGAAAGCAAATACCTGCTTGGGATCATCGACACCTCTAGCAGAAAACGCCTTGCCGATGGCTCCTGGGCCTGCGAGCGAAAAGTTGTTGAAAGGCCGCAGAGTCTTTTTCTCCGTGTCGCCGTTGGGATCTGCGGAGCAAATATCGAACAAGTCAAAAAGCTCTACGACTACCTTTCGCTCGGCTTCTATACTCATGCAACACCTACGCTTTTCAACGCGGGAACCAGTAGGCCGCAAATGTCAAGTTGCTTTGTTGAGGGAACTGAAATCTTAACTGTTAATGATGGAATTAAACCTATTGAGAGCACTCAGATAGGCGATCTCGTCGTGACGCACAAGGGGACTGTTGAAAAAGTAGTCCAGGTACACAAGAATAAACTAAATGACCGACAGCTTTTTGATGTTAAAGTTTTTAAAACGCCTAGCTTCACGGTTACGGGCAATCATCGATTCTTCTCAATTACGAAGGAACAAATCGCTTGGGGTGAGCAACCCCAAATGAACAGCATAGAATCCCTGAGAAAAGGGGATTATATTGCTATTCCAAAAATGCTTTCTGGCAAAAACGATTATGTTGTCGATTTGTCGGACTTTTTGCCATACCTTCCAAAATCCGATAATGGCAACGTCAACTTCACGTTTGACGTAGTAGAGGACAAGATACACACGGTAAGCACCTGGCAAAGACCACATCGCTTGAATGCAAGCGATTCGGAGGTCTATTTGTGCAGAAAGAACAGTTCGATCAATCGCTTTATCAAAATCGATCGGGATTTCGCAAAATTTCTTGGTATCTGGTACGGTGACGGTAGTATTGCATCAGGGAAAAATGCTTCTGGTAGACGGTACTTGAAGAATATAAATATCGCGATTCATTATGAAAATAAGCCTTTGATCGATTTTTGTCAGGATTACATGAGTCGGGCCTTTGGCTTAAATGTCAAAGTAACGCACCTTCCGCACTCAAAAAATCCGAATGTTGTAAGTGTTACTGTTCACTCAACGATTTTGGCAAATATCTTCTACCATCTGTTCGGCAAAGGTTTTGATGGAAAACGTCTCTTTAAAGATATCTTCTCCTGGCACCGAGATCTCGTGGTTGCCCTCTTGGAAGGTCTTGTTTCTAGTGATGGCCATGTGTACGCGAATGGATCTGGATATGGTGTTACCTTATCAAATAAGAAACTAGTAAAAGAATTTTACATGGTCGCAAGGCAAGTCGGGATCGACGTCTCCTTTCAGGATAAAGGATCAAAGCTCGCCTACATGGGCATACCACATACCTTGGACCTCAATCCCTTGAAGCAATATGGGGATGATCGGATTAACTTAGCAAGGCAACGCGAGACGAAATCGGGACAAGTCTTGGAAATTGAGGGGAATAATTTTTTAAGGATCTCGTCGAAAGTCAAAAATTCGACCAGACCGGAATATGTCTACACCTTGGGGGTAGAAGAAACCCATTCTTATTCGGTGGTCGGTCTTTTAGCAGAAAATTGTTTCTTAATAGCTACCCGCAGTGATTCCCTTAATGGCATCTACGACACCGATAAAGAGTGTGCCATTATCTCAAAAATTCCGGTGGCGTTGGCCTTTGGGTTCATAACGTCAGGGCCGATGGTGCGATCATCAAGTCGAGCCAGAGATTTTCGGATGGCATCATCCCCATGCTGCGACACCTTAACGCCACCTTTCGATACGTCAACCAAGGGGGTAAGCGCAAAGGTTCGGCAGCGATTTACCTTGAACCCTGGCACGCTGATGTCGAGGACTTTTTAGACCTGCGGAAAAACACAGGGGACGATGAGCGACGGTGCCATGACCTGTTCACCGCTTTATGGATTCCAGACCTATTTATGAAACGCCTACAAGAGGGCGGCAACTGGACCCTCTTCTCCCTGATGAGGCTCCAGGGCTTTTTGATTGCTACGGCGAAGCCTTTGAAGAGCTTTATACCCGCTATGAAGCCGAAGGCCGAGGACGCAAGGTCGTCAAAGCCTCCGACCTGATGAAAAGGATCTGTAGTTCGCAAAAGGAAACAGGCACTCCCTACATGCTCTACAAGGATTCCGTTAACCGTAAATCAAACCAGAAAAATTTAGGGACGATTAAGTCCTCCAACCTTTGTACGGAAGTCTGCCAATACAGCAGCGCCGAGGAAACTGCGGTCTGCAATCTCGCGTCGATCTGTCTGCCCAAATTTGTCCAAGGGGATACTTACGATCTCGAAAGTTTGCGGCAGGTCTCTTACGACGCGACGGTGAACCTCAACCATGTCATCGACAAAAATTTCTACCCGACACCCGCGACCGAAAACTCAAATCTTAAGCATCGTCCCATCGGGATTGGGGTGCAAGGTCTTGCAGACACCTTTATGATGCTCAGGATTCCCTACGACTCACCCGAGGCCCGCAAGCTGAATCACGAAATCTTTGAGACCATTTACCTTGGAGCGATGCAAGCGTCCGTGGACCTCGCGGAGAAAGATGGTCCGTATGAGTCTTTTGCGGGTAGTCCTTTATCCCAAGGTCTTTTCCAGTTTGACCTCTGGCACGGTGAGCACGAGGTTCCACTGAAGCACAAAGAGACGTGGGAAGCCTTGCGCGAACGAGTAAAAAATTCGGTGCTCGCAACAGCTTGCTCCTGGCCCCAATGCCCACCGCATCCACAAGCCAGATCTTCGATAACTTCGAGGCTTTTGAAATTCACACGAGCAACCTCTACAAGCGGGAAACGCTTGCAGGTGAGTTTGTGGTCATCAATAAGCATCTCGTGAAGCACCTGCAAGAGCTTGGTCTTTGGGACAAACGGATGATGGACCAAATTATTTCAAACAATGGTTCGGTCCAGCAAATCCTGCGAATCCCTGAGGACGTGCGCAAAATCTACCGGACGGTCTGGGAGATTTCCCAAAAGTCGTAATCGACATGGCGACCGACCGTGGGGTTTTTGTCTGCCAAAGCCAATCCATGAATATTCACATGGCTAACCCGACCATCGACCAAATCGCCTCTCTGCACCTCTACGCCTGGAAGCGCGGCCTCAAGACAGGGATGTATTACCTGCGCACAAAAGCTGCCAAAGATTCTGTCAAAGTTACCGTGCAAGAGCAGTTGGCAAACGATGTCGCAGCTTGCTCGATTGACAATCCTGAGGCTTGTGACGTTTGTAGCTCATGAGGGAAAAGGTCATGAAAAGTTATCTAGGTTTTTACCCGTGCTATGAATTAGAGCACGGAACCCGTACCTAACTTGTCAAAGAACGCAGGAATTATGCTTGTTTTTAAGCAATAAGTCAAGCTCGCCTTGACCTCCCTAAAGGGAGAGGATTGCGGCGAGGACTGTTCATTTAGTGGTGAACACATGCCTTCCCTTTGGCAGGCTTCTTTTTTGTGTGGTCGTAGTCTTTGCCGTGTACACCATCTTTTGCGTCGAGTCCTTGGGACACACCGACCTCAGATGGTGGCACTACCCTGGCCTATTGATCGGTGCTCTTACCCTTATAGGGATGCTCGGTTTGGTGGGTTTTGTGCTTTTCTATCCGCTCTTTCTGGTCGTCACAAATTGACCAAAGCCACCCACCTAGAGGGGAAGGTGATTGACAAGGGGTAGTTCTAAGCCTCTGTTTTTATTTATAAATTAAAAGCTAAAGATCCGAGGAAAAATTCCGATACACTGATGGAGAACCCGTTGGAGCGGATTAGGATGAGCTTTCTTACAACAATTCAAGCCAAGTATTTTGAAATGCTCGCCATGGCTTTCAACCGCAAGAAAGCCATTCAAAAGCTAGAGGGCCTTCAGATCTCGATTGCAAAGCATCTTTTTCTCGTAGTGCATTACGAAAACTCCGAAGCATGGAGCCACTGGCTTCAAGAGTTGCGAGCCTGGAACGGAGATCTGCGTCTGCATCACAAAGGAAAGAAAGGCTCGAAAAACTACACCAAGGCGATGCTATGGAAAGCTCTTTGGGAGGAACCTCTGGGGGGTGCTAGTGAGCAAAAAGAAATTGCGGCTCAAGTTGCTCTCAAAGAAAACCTTCCTGTTGTCGAACCCGACCCTAAAAAGTTGCAAGCAGCCACACTGAAATTTGTCGAAGCTGTCCTTAGCCCTGTACCCGCCCACCAGTTCAACTTGTAAGAAAAAGTACACATTTTTTCTAACAAGAAGAAAGCTCCCGAGGTGGGAGCTTTCGTTCTTTTGTGCCTTCAATACTCTTTTATTTCAAGAACATCCTCTATATCTGGAGAGTAGATTGAATCGTGAATACGCCAGTTGTCGTATTTGAAGGCTTGATAGTCCTCTAGTTCAAAGAGCTTTTTTACTTCTTCGTGAAGTTTAGACTCATCTACATCATTGCCTTGAGCGTTGGCGTACTGACTCATAATTTTGCGGGCTTCTGTTTCATCCTTCGCATGAATGAAGTACGCTTTTTCAACTACAGCATCCGAAGTAAGACAAACCCTGAAGACTTTCTTTCCATCTTCCTCGGAGTCTGTTTTTACGGGTTCGACTGTTTTGAAACTTTGTTCTACCCGAGGGACAAAGTTTGGATCTGTACTCGCAACATTCCACGACTTGTGGCCTGCAAGGCGAGCAAGCAACTCATAGGCGTGTCCCAAAGGAACGATGTAGCCTAGATCTTTTAGGGTTTCTTGGGTTTTCTTAGCGAGAGACTTGGGGTCAGAGGACATAGCAACACCTTCCTTTTTGTTGACTAGATTTGTCGCTTTGTCCAGGACCAAAAAAGTAAGTGATGACTACATTTAATGGCAAGATTTGATTGAGGTTTTTACGATAGCCTATAAGGCCGCGACACGCAGGGAACCCTGAACCTGGGCGCTTTATACACCAAAATTTTGTGTTTGTCAAGATTAGGATATCGAAACTCCCAAGCGAGGGAGCTACATGCGGCAGCAAGTCACTGGCCTATGAATACCAAAGAAGGGTGGCCTAGTTGAATGGACCTAGCATTACGAGTGATATGGCTATTTTTGGTCATAAGTACACCAGTCAAGAGCCTCATCAGCTTTCTGCAACTGTTCTTTGATTCTTTTGCTGAAAGGTCGAAATATTCTTGCGCGATCTCCGTGCGCACTGAAACTCTGACAAGGAGCCTAGTTGATTGGATCTGGTAACCAGGCTCAAACCTTGACTATTTCTGTCTATATTGACATAAATTTCTTTTTAGGTTACTTTAATTAGATTTGAGGTAAATTTAATGAGTTTTCTTGAAAAATTAGAGGCTAAAATGGTTGTAAGTTCTCCCTTTCGGGTGAACTTTTTCTCGCACTAAAATTGAAGAAAATTCAGAATTAAATAAGCAAGCCGCACAGGATATCACTGACAGTGAGCATCAAGTTCTAAAAGAAATACCAGAAGGAAAACTACTCTTATGTCAGAATTTCTTTGCTTTCTTAACTGAAGATATCAATTTTCCAATTAAATTTTTCTATGTTTGGCAATCGGTTATGGTCGTGAGGACACCTGGAGTCGAGTCTCGTTATATTTGGTGTGATAAGGATTATCGCTCGATAAGAATAGACCAGATGCCCCTTGCTGCCTTTTGTCTTTTCAAATATCTGCTACCTACTTACAAAGTTGTAGTCTCCGCATCCGAACATTCTCCAGACGGAGAAAGGTTTCAAAAAATCAGATTAAACATGCTCTATCTGCAAACATTCATGTGTACGTTAAAGATGAAAATAACAAGTTTTTTCAGTTAAATGATCCATCTTTAGTCGTAAACTCCGCTGATGTTTTTGGGGTTCTCAGGCCGACTATAAAAAAAGGGTGTTTGTTTACAGCACTGAAGATTTGTTTTAGGGTCTTGCAACATCCCTAGAAAATCTTTCTCGTGCCTCTCTCAGTGTAGTTACCGCAAAGAATGGATCGAAAAGATCCCGCTCGTAGCCGTTGCGGTGAGCAACGTAAAGCCAGAGATGCCTTTGCAATTCATACACGAGCTTCGTAGTCACACAGGTTTTACGTCTCATGCGACTGATATCGTGCCGATTGGCAGCGCAAGCCTGATTGATATACCAGAGAGGATCGTCCTCTTTACGGTTGTAGCTGTCGTCTTTCATTGCCGCACTGCGATTGAATTTGGTGGGTTGCGAGCGGGAGCATATCTCGCACATAGGTTGTGTAGGCGGGCTTCGCATCCGTCGTTATCGTGATGTCACCACCCATGGTAGCAATACGCACATTGTTGAGGACGGTTCTGCAAATATAGGGACGCTCGTCTTCTTGAAAACCGTACTGAGCTTGGCTTTTCTTGGCGTTGCGCCCGCGAGCGGGCATGGTGCCGACCTTGATATCAATGATCTTGCCGCCACCGTTTTTTCGCGGGATTTTACGGCCATCTACAGCGATAGCGATTGAGACAGGTAGGTTGTTGGTTTTCACAAAGGACTCTTGCTCGTCGAATTGAACCTCATCGGTGTTGAGGTTGCCTTGGACCACTTCAACGGCATGAATGGCTCGTGCTTTGTCCGCGAGCAATCGAAACTTTGTAGTCGCAGTGATTCTAGTGGTCTTGAGATTTTTAGCTAGTCTGCGAAGGCTTACGCTTGATGTATACCAAAGGTAAATTTCAGCGTTTAAATGCGGCTTTTCTGACGGTAGGTGTCCTTGAAAGTAGCCTCTGAAAACTTGAGATTGCAGAGGTAGCATTGTGCCCGAGGGATTTTTGTCTCACTGGTTTTCGGGTGGTAGTACCCTTTGCGTTTGTACCATTTACCTTCGGGAGTAATGTTGTTGACGCAATCCGTGTTCGGGCAGAAAGGTGGGATAAACATAGTATGTGTCTCCTGTTTTTGACACATACTTTAACGGCTTGGTATCAGACAAAAATTGTCCGATATTCAAATTTTTCTAAAATTTATACGTTAATGAAATCAATGTCTTATAACTTAGGTCCACTCAACTAGGCCACCCTTTTATCTTTTATTCTTTAACTTGCTGGAATGACTGGGTTTTTTTGATATGAAGGTTGGCTGGCGAGGCTGGGATCGAACCAGCTTCCATCCTGATTAACAGTCAGGTGCAATTACCCTAATTGCTACTCGCCATTATCGCTTTTTGGATTGATTAGATTCTAGTGTACAATCTTCTGAAAACGAATCAAGCAAAAATCGAAGGTGGGGAGCCTTGAATTTTTGAAAAAATTGAAGCCCGCATCAGCGGCAACTTGGAACTCCAAGATCAGATCGAAGAGCAGATCGATTTGATCCAATCGGAGAGGCTTTCGGACACAGTGATTCTGTGTCGAAGCCTTGCGAGCACTTTAGACGAATGCGGGTTTCATAGCCTTGCCGAACGTCTTAAAAAGGTCACGCAATCGCTGCAAGGTGCAGACAAAGAGTTGAAAGACATCTTAAGAGCCGCAAAGAACCTGACTTAGTGCAACAGCCTGTTGCACTTTCCTTGCGTCTTGACAGAAGAGTGCCTCGGTGCCACGGTAAGGGTAGCTACAATCCAAAAAATTCAACCACTCGGGGCTTCGCTCCCTGGTGGACTGTCTTGGAGAGGGTCTTCCTTTATGTCGAGTAACAACAAATACTCACTGTTCCCTGTCAAATACCATGGACTCTGGGAAGCCTTCGAGACCCACCACAAGATGTTTTGGACCATTAAGGATATCGACTTCTCCCAGGACTTAGCTCATCTCAAGACCCTTTCTCCAGGCGAGATCCATTATATCACCCACGTCCTGGCGTTCTTTGCTCAGTCTGATGGGATTGTGAACGAAAACCTTGCCGTGCGGTTTTATAAAGAGGTTGAAATCCCAGAGGCACGAGCCTTCTACCCGATCAAATCCAAGGGAAGCGGTCCACGCCTGGACGTATGCTCTTTTAATTGACACCTATGTCAAAGATCCCGAAGAAAAAGATCGACTCTTCAACGCCATAGAAAATGTCCCTGCGGTTAAGCGCAAAGCAGAGTGGGCTTTGTGTTGGGTGGATTCGCAAGCGGATTTTGTCAAAAGACTGGTTGCGTTTGCAATCGTTGAAGGCGTGTTTTTCAGTGGTTCCTTCTGTGCGATCTTTTGGTTCCGTAAGCGAGGAATCCTTCCAGGACTCGCAACGGCCAACAACTGGATCTCGCGGGATGAGGGTATGCACTGGGAGTTTGCGGTGATGCTCTATCACACGTTGGGCCTTAAGATTTCCAAGGCTGACTTCTATCAGATCATGATGGAAGCCGTGGCGATTGAAAAAGAGTTTGTCTGCGATGCTCTCCCTGTCAACTTGATCGGTATGAACTCAGGTCTGATGTGCCAATACATTGAGTTCGTTGCAGACCTTGTGACCAAGAAGTTCGGGTTTGACCCTATCTACGGCGCAGAGAAATCCATTTGATTTTATGCGCATGAACGATATGGAAACCAAGGTGAACTTCTTTGAGCGTAAGGTTTCTGAGTACAGTCACTCAGACAATGCGGAATTGAGCTTAAACGCAGATTTCTAGGATTCTTTTTTGTTATCAATTTCTTCTAATAGCTCGGGATAGGGGTAGTACCACTCTCTCTTTCCCTCAACACGGAACTCTTTCCAACGCTCATGCAACCAATACTCATCCTCTTTGGTCCCCTCGATGACGATTAGGATGTTGATGCTTTGAGGTAAGGTCGCTGCAAGGGTCGCAATTCTTTTCTTTGGGTTGGCGCTGTATCCTATTTTGATGCGATAGGGTGGCTCAATTTCTTGAATGAAATAGATCATTCTTCACCTTTTGGGGGAGCAAGATGTTAGATCGAGCCATTCCTTCTTATGAGCGCAGCGTCACCAAAGCCCAAGATGAACTTTTAAAAAACCTTTTTGACCGGGCAATCATCCTAAGAGAGGTCTACTCTCGTAGATCGCCCTTTTTCTTATGGAGAAAATCTTTAAAGAAAAGAGTAGAAGAGATCGATTCAGAACTCAATAGCATCGATGAAAACATCACAATATATCGTAGAATTGTCATGGGTAAAAAGTTTGTTCGTTGTGCAAATTATAAAATACGCTTTTATCGTCACGATGGATGGACTTTAAGCTGCCTACAAAGATACCTCGACGCAGAGATCTATGATTCTATGGGTGATGGGGACAGTCGAGAGGAGTCTTATTTTCAAGTGAGCAATGTCAACTCAGCACAAGCCGCGATTCTTTTCCAATGTGAAGTTATTTCCGTGCTAGATTCACTAGAAAAGAAGAATCAGACCTCGATTATTTTTGTAGGTTGGTGGGAGTTTAAGATGCAAAAGATACTGGTGACAGGTGGTGCGGGATTTATCGGCTCGGCACTGGTGCGTTACTTAGTTCAGTCTACTGACTACAATGTCATCAACGTCGATAAGCTCACCTATGCTGCAAATCTCGATGGGCTCGAAGGTTTGCCCGCGTCTCGGCACAGTCTCAAAATCCTCGATATCTGTAACCGTATTGGCTTGAGAGATTTGCTAGAGGCCGAAGAGCCTGACGCCATCATGCACCTCGCGGCAGAGTCGCATGTTGATCGCTCGATCTCTGGTCCTGCGCTCTTTGTGAAAAACAACGTCGTAGGAACGACGACTCTGTTGGAAGAGACGAGAGCCTACCTCAAGAAAGCAGACAAAAAGAATTTTCGCTTTCTCCACGTCTCAACCGATGAAGTGTACGGGACTCTCGGGGATTCTGGTTACTTTACCGAGACGACACCTTACGCTCCCAACTCGCCCTACTCGGCAAGCAAAGCGGCCTCAGACTTTATGGTACGAGCTTGGTTTCATACTTACGGGTTTCCTGGCATCATCACCAACTGCTCGAATAACTATGGACCCTATCAAAATAGGGAAAAACTTATACCGCACGTTATCCATAAAGCCCTGAGCGGTGAGCCAATCCCCGTGTATGGAAAGGGCGATAATATCCGCGACTGGCTTTATGTCGAGGACCATGTGCGGGCTTTGGTTCTGGTCCTTGAAAAAGGCCGACTTGGAGAAAGCTATAATATCGGTGGTCACAATGAACGTCGCAACTTAGAGTTGGTGGAAACTCTTTGCGACACTTTGGATTGTCTCAAACCCAAAGCGACCTCCTATAAAGAGCAAATCACCTTCGTCACAGATCGTCCAGGCCATGACTTTCGGTACGCGATCGATGCGACCAAGATCAAAAAGGAGCTTGGGTGGACGCCTCAAGAGACTCTCGAAACAGGTCTTAAAAAGACCGTCGAATGGTACTTGAGATCTGCCACAAATCCATGATACCTTCCCGGCTCATCAAAAAAGGGAAGAGTTGTGCGGTCTTGGTCTGGAATAATGTCCTCTGTGATTCATCTTTTGCAAACTTCTCGAAAACCAGAAGTGATCGGCCAAATTTTCGAGATCCTCGGACCTCTCGGGGCGGAAGTTCCCAGGCTTCTTCAGAGAGTGATGCGCGGAGAACCAAGAGCCGAAAAGAAACTTCGACTCATCGCCTATAAGCAAGATCAGAAAAACTCTACCAAGCTCCACTAACGCAAAACTTCCAAAAGTGCCTCGATAACTTAACTTCAAGATTAAGTTGTCAAACTAACGAGGCACCCCTATGCGATTTTTCGGATTAGACGATTCCCCGAAGATTCAGGTCACTGGAAACATCTCGGCAGCGGCCTATAAAAAACTCTGCGAAGCTCTTAAGCCATTATCGAAAGAAGAGCTTTGGAAGGTTTTGGACCACTATATTTTTCACTGCATGTCGGATGCTGACGTGGACAGTCTCGTGGTCGGCTTACAAGACATGCAAAAGAGCGGAGTGCCGCTCACGGCCTCTGCGGCCTTGAGCCTGATCGAGGACGAGGAACACCGCTATCTGGTGAAGGACGTGCCCACCCTCGAAGAACTCGAACAAAGTAAAACCTTTTGGACCTTTTTGTTCGATCAGACTTATTTTGAATCCTATACGCCTCCATATCTAAGAGCACCAACAGCGAAGGTTTTAATTTCTTTCGTGCAAGAAAAAGGTCTTCCCCAAATGGATTTGTGGAGTGCCTACCTTGCCCCCGAAGAAGATGCCTAACAAAGAGGACAAATATCATGCGCTTGATTCTGGCAAAAGCCTGCGGCTGACGAAAGCCCTAGCCTCGATCACCTTAAAGTATCGAACACCCTCTTTGTTGTGAGTCCCTGGAACCGAGAAAGCCAAAAGGATCTCAAAGCCCTTAAAGAGGGGAAGAGGCTCTACTTTTATATCGATGGCCAAGGGTCTTTTTCTTCCGCAGCGGGGATCTTCAAAGACGAGCCCATGACAGGTCTTCAGCATCAGGCCGATTTTGTCGAAGAAGCGCAGTTCGCCTTTCGACTGATGAACCATGAAGTCGATCAAGACGATGTAAAAGGGACGAGCGTTTTTATAAGCTGCAAGCTGAAACCCTCAAGCTCCGTGGAACCCGTCTCTCACCGACCTATCTTGAGATCGGTTCGGTCAAACTCATGACCGATGCCTATGATCGACCTCTAGCCGTAGTCAAAGGGGTAGTCTACAGGGCCATCGACCCGCGACTCCCGTATCTCATGCCGCACGAGAGCACGGTGTTTGGTAAGGGCACCTTCGACCCCTCGAAGGTCAAGGGGTTGACCACGGGGTCTACCTTTATCCTGAACTGAGCCCGTTTGCCAAAGTCTTGAAGGAAACAGCCGCCAAGCAAAAGAGCCTTTATGAAAAGCTCTTTGAAGCACATAAGAACAATCTGCCTGAAAAGGCTCAAAAGATAAATGCCGCAATCCAAGAAACGCACACCTTACTCGATGCTCACAAGGGCGATATCTATGACGTGACAGCCGATGGTCTGGTGTCCTTTATTGGGTCTAGCGGCCAGTGGCAGACTGAGCATTTTCCAGGGATGCGACCTCTGGACGACGACGATAAAAAACGCCTGCTAAAGATGGTGGAGCAGTACGAGGAATTTCCTGAGCGTCTTGACCAAGACCGCGAGGAGTATGCCCAGCAATCCTTCGTCTTCCGCATGGAAGTGACCCCTGAACTGGGAGGGGTTCCGATCACTGCGGTCCTAGCTCCAAGCCTGCTTGCAGAAAAAAAGAGGTGGAGAAAAGAGTCCTCGACCGCCAAGCTGCTCAAAAAAGCTCACACCAGCCAAAGGGCCGCTCGGGGCAGGGGATCTGCCTGGACTGAAACCCAGTGTTGAGCTTTTCCCGCACCAATCCATGCTGCTCGGCTCGCTCGAAGAGCGTGAGCGTATGTTGATCGATGCCGACCCAGGAGCCGGGAAGACCCTGATTATTATCTGCGACATCCTAAGAAACATGAAAAAGGGTCGGGTCAAACGACCAATCGTCGTGATGCCCGAGTCTTTGCTTGGGCAGTTTGCTGCCGAAGTCAGGCTTTTCTCAGAACTGAATCCTTGGATTATCAGCACGAAGTCGGTCGGGAATTGGCAGGACGGTGAATTAGAAACCTTTTTAAAAGACGCTGCCGCGACCCCGAAAAATACCGTATTTCTCACGTCGTATAATTGGCTTGCCCGCGACTACCAGGAAATGGCCACGGGAGACTTCTCGAAAGCTCAAGACCACTATAAGACCATCAAGGTCTTCACCCGACCTGAGCTTTTGATGTCAACGCTTAGTCTCGACGGTGTGTGGATGGACGAGGTTCACGCGCTGAAAAATACGTCCAACCAAAGTGCAGCGGCCAGTGCCCTGGGCAAGCTCCCTGTCGTCCGTGGGTTGACGGGAACGATTATGCCAGGGAACCCAGCCGACGTCATGGGGCCGATGGACGTGATCCATTCCGGTGTCTTCGGGATGCAGGAGGAATTTCTCAACCGCTTTACGCTCAACGGGACACCCTCGGCCTACCGTGAGGACGCTCCAAAAGAAATCCGTGATCTTCTCCGGTCCTTTGGGATGCGCTCGTTGCGCAAATCAGCCTGGGCTCATCTTCTTCCAAAAGTCCACCGCAAATATCATTACGTCAAACTGAGCCCAAACCAGCAGAAAGCCTACGATGCCATTCTGCGCAACATCCTCGATGAAATTCAAAACGATCCGAAACTCGGTAAGCTGCTTGCTAAGTTTCAGGCGGACTCCGATGAGGAAGAGCTTCAGGGCATGGGCTCTCTCCTGGCCCGCTTTGTGCCGCTCGATGTCTTTCTCAACTCTCCTTCGGCCTCGAAGGATTGGGTCAACGCTTTGTTGAAAGAGACTCATGATGCGGTGAGCCCCAAGGCTAAAAGGATTGCGGAGATCGCCCAAGACCATTTGACCAAAGCGGACGCAGGCAAAGTTTTGGTTCTAGTCCAGTTTAAGGATGGCGCAAAAAACATCCTGGAAAACTTCCCTGAGCACTTGCAGGAGATCGCGGCCTACTATGAGGGTGGCAAGATTGATGCCCTAGCTCGTTTCAAAGACCCGAACGATAAGGGTGTGCAAATCCTCGTGGCCGTGGATAAGACCCTAAGGACTGGCCACAACCTTCAGTCTGCCAACTGCATCATCCACGGTGACCTTACATGGATGAGTGGAGATATGACGCAGCGGGAAGGACGTGCCGTGCGGATCGGGCAAAAGCGTGATGTCTACGTCCATCAAGTGCTCGCGTCGGGGACTGCCGAAATGCTCAAGATGGCCAGGATTGCCTCTGCCGAGCATTTGATTGCCAAGGCTAACAGCGATTTTGAAGACACGATCATGTTGCAACCTGTGGCCATGAGTCTCAGCAACATGACCGACTTCCGCAAGGACGAGCAGCTTTCTCCTACCTAGACCGTCGCCAAGCGATCGACGATCAGATTGCTGCAAAAGCCGATCAGGAAGCGGCCTTTTTCGGTAAGAAGCTGCTCAAGTTGCGCGGCTATGAAAGTATCGATACCGTCTTCAAGGACGCTCGTATCTTGGCCCATGTCCCAGGTGCTGGGATTTTCTCGGGTCGTCTGCGCGACAAAGAGGAAATGGTTGAGAAAGAACTGAGCGACCTACCCCCTGAGCCTGTTCTGCCCTCAGGGCAAAAGGTGATCTTCCACCTTAAGAACTGGAACGAAGGTTGGCACTTGGTCTGCTTTAGATCCGTGGACCCGCAGGGCTACCTGAGACGCTTTGGTTTTAACCTGATGCGGGACTACTACTATCTGCAAACGCGCAATAAAACGGCAGCGATCCAAGCGGTTCAAAAGATCAAGCAGGACTTGGACATCACCAACCTGGACGAACTAGAGGAGTCGCTGCGTGGGATTCGCGTTACGTCCCCTGGGGTTCAGCAAGGTGTCACCAAAAAAGCCAAAAGCGACAAGAAAGCCGTCCTGTCTGCGGTTAAAGGTGCTGTTGCGATTGACTTCGCAACACTTGATGGTGCTCCCGTCCTCTACGTCGATACCCTGATTGAATCGGACATGGAGGTGCGGGTTCTCAAGGGCCACGGCTTTATCGCCGAACCTGCGTGTTGGCAGCGTGAGGTGACCCGAGGACAACTGGTCAATCTCCTGCGCAAAATTCAGTCGCTGAATCCCAAGCTCAAAATTGCCGAGTGGGAAGCATTCAAAGAAAAAGCCAAGGTTTCCTTTAGGGGTCTTGACTTGAGCGAATTTGACGGGATGGGAGTCTAAGGTGGATTCTTTACGCGCATTTTACCAGCATACTTTCCAAAAGTATAAGGTGATTGCAAGGTCTTCCTTGGAACTCTTTTATCACGGTACGTCTTCGACGTTTCTCAAAAAAATTCTGAAAGTAGGATTGCAACCCCAGACCAAACAAGGAGTTTGGAAAGAGGAAGATCCTGATGCGAGTCCGACGACTCCATCACGAAAGTCCTACGGTGGGGTATACTTCTCGAATAATGTGATGACGAGCATATCTTACTCAAACTCTACATCCCGAAAATTCGGTGGAAATCCGATCGTCGTGATGGCGCGTCTTCAGCTACAAACCGCTGTACCCGATGAAGATGACTTTACGGGAATTATTACACGCTGCCTCGATGGCCTCTATGGGCCAGAGTATCGCGTCAGTCGGAGTCGCACAGTCTTGGCTGGTGTTTTGCTCTCCCTCTATAAGGGAGACGCGGAAGGAAAAAAGATCCAAGATACCTTTGTAAAAAATTTCCGAGAGGAGTTGGGCGGAAATAACCCTGATTCCTTAGCTCCCAAGATCATGAGTGCAAAATTTGTCAAAGCACTCCACGAGCTTCTTCTCGCCTCGGTGATAAGGATTTTATCCCACGAGTATTGGAAAGAGGACTATGATCGGCTTATAAACGAGCACCTACCAAAAGGTGAGGATATCCCTGAAGAATTGAGAAAACAAACAGCCGCAGAGGGTGAAAGGCTCTACCGCGATGCTCTCAACACGGTTCTGAATCACGCACGTCGGTATGTTAAGCACACCCACTGGAATAAAACTTTACGGATTCTAAGCCCTGTAGGCTTTTCAGGACGTAATAGAATTGAGTGCATAGTAGAGGTCATTCAAAAAGAAGACACTTACCTTTTGAAGATCATTTACGGTCAAAAAATACCCGAAGTCTGGCTGAATGAGTTCAAAAAACTTATCTCTCCTCGTGTGGAAATTATCCGGTAACGGGGATCGCGATAGGAGAGCCTCTTGTGATAAAAGTTTTGTACCATGGAAATTGTTATGATGGCTTTGGGGCAGCGTATGCTGCTTGGAAAGCCTTTGGCGACAACGCCGAATATATTCCGTGTGCCTATAACGAAGGATCTTTACCCTTAGACCAAGTTCCCGATGGTTCAGAGGTCTATGTTGTGGACTATAGTTTTCCAAGAGAAGATCTACTCAGAAAACGCCCCAGGTTTAAAACTCTTGTTGTTCTCGATCATCACGCAACGGCGGAAGAAAACCTTAGGGGGTTAGATTTTTGTGTCTTCGATATGAATCGCTCGGGCGCAATGATTGCTTGGGACTATTTTCATCCAGGTAACAAGGCCCCACTCTTGATTGAGCATATTCAAGATCGTGACCTTTGGCGGTTTAAGCTCGTAGGCACCCACTACGTCCACCTAGCCCTACTTGCCGAGCCTTTTGATTTTCAAGTTTGGGATACTCTGGACGTTCCTTCATTGATGACTTCGGGTCAGACTCTAGCCAAGTTTCAAAGACAGCAAGTGGAAAACATCTGTTTAAAAGCGGTTTTGATGAAGGTTGGGCCTGAAATCATTCCAGTCGCCAATACTTCCGTCTATTTTTCTGAAGTTCCAAGCCGCTTATTAGAGTTACACCCAACCGCACCCTATGCCGCCTACTACTATGATCTTTTGAATAAGAAGACTGGAGGTTGGGTGCGTCAATGGGGTCTTCGGAGCAGACAAGACTATGATGTCTCCGTCGTCGCAAGATTGTTTGGGGTGGCGGCCATCGACAGGCCGCAGGCTTTATTGAAGATTTAAGTCACCAAATGCAGGCTTCGGAGAACTAAGATGGACGACTTTATAAGAGCTTTTCAAAAGATTGCCGAGGATGTTTATCAAACCGCTTTGTCCAAAGGGTGGTACGACTCAGGCGAGAGAAACCTGGGTGAAGCCGTTGCGCTGATGCACTCCGAGTTGTCGGAAGCTCTTGAGGCGCTCCGGGCTGGTGCCGAAACACCCTCCGACAAGATTGAAGGTTTCTTAGGCGTTGAAGAAGAGCTTGCCGATTGCATCATTCGCATCATGGATGTGTCGCAAAATCAAAAGTGGCGAATTGCCGAGGCGATTGTTGCCAAGATTGCTTTCAACAAAACGCGACCACCAAAGCATGGTAAAAAATTTTAGAGGAGCCCGAAATGTATAAGTTCTTGAGCCAAGTCTTAGCCAAATACACTTTGGTCACCTCGGACTTCAAGACGGTCGAGAAGAAATTTCTCGACAAAGGGATTGAAAAGTCAAAGGTCAAGGATGCTTTAGAGCGGTTCAAAAAGCTTAGAGACCGCAATAAGCTTAAAGGCGATGAAAAAAATATCGACTTTTGGGGCTCTAAGCCTTTTAAAGAGTTTAAGGAAAGAATTGAGGACTTGGAAAAAACCAAGACTTCTACCGAAAAGAAAAAAGGTAAAGTTGATCTCAGAGAAAACATCCCAGGAGCAGAATTTATTACTGAGAACGACGAGTGGACGGTGTACGAGATCACGACCAACGAAGCATCTCATAAGCTCGGTCAAGGAACAGAGTGGTGTATTAAACATGAGAAAAGTGAACATTGGAATATCTATGACAGCGATAATACGATTTATTTTCTAATCTCAAAGACGAGAGACCAGAAAGACCCTTGGTCTAAAACAGCTCTTCTTGTTAATAAAAAAGGACATAAAACATATTGGGACCGAGCGGATAAGGATCATAAGAGCGTACCGAACAACTTAAAACTACCAAGTTTTAAATTAAAAATACCTCCGATGTGGAAAGCCGATAGTAGCGGAAATATTAATGTCTCGGAGAAAGGTCTCACCTCTCTTAAGGGAGCGCCTCAAAAAGTTGATGAGGGTTTTGATTGCAGCGACAACAACCTCACCTCTCTTGAGGGTGCGCCTCAAACGGTTGGTCGGGATTTTGAGTGCAACAACAACAACCTCACATCTCTTGAGGGAGCGCCTCAAACGGTTGGTCGGGATTTTGAGTGCAACAACAACAACCTCACATCTCTTGAGGGAGCGCCTCCGAAGGTTGGTGGGGATTTTATTGCAGCGACAACAAACTCACATCTCTTGAGGGTGCGCCTCAAACGGTTGGTGGGGGTTTTTCTTGCAGGAACAACAACCTCACCTCTCTTGAGGGAGCGCCTCAAACGGTTGGTCGGGATTTTTATTGCAGCGTCAACAACCTCACCTCTCTTGAGGGAGCGCCTCAAACGGTTGGTGGGGATTTTTATTGCAGGAACAACGCCAAAAAATTCACTGAAGAAGAAGTCCGTGCGGTATGTAAAGTTGGAGGCAAAGTGTATGTATAAGTTCTTGAGCCAAGTCTTAGTCAAATACACTCTCGTCACCTCGGATCTTCAAGACGGTCGAGAAGAAATTTCTCGACCAAGGGGTAGCGCCCGAAGTGCTGAAGGACTACCTGGAAAAATTCAAGTCCTTACGGGATCGCAATCAACTTGAAGGTGACGACCGCGACATCGATAGTTGGGGTAAAAAGTCCTGGGAGGAGTTCAAAGACTTCATGGATAGTCAATCCCAGAATACGTCTAAAACAGCGCAAAAGAAACTCGCTCGCACGGAAGGTGCCAAGCAAGTGTTCGAGGACGACAACTGGGTTGTCTATCATATCACGAGCTACGAGGCATCGAAGCTCTACGGCTCAGGCACCAAATGGTGTATCTCGGCACGAGACGACATGTCCAACTGGAGACGCTACAACCGAGACTCGCACTTTTATTTTTTAATCTCGAAAACTCGTAAGCCTAATGATCCATTTTACAAAGTTGCTCTTGAAGTGTCCACCGCAGGTAAGGTCCAGGCGTGGAGTGCTACCGACAGGCATTACTCTGTCAACTACATCGAGGACGATCCTGTGATCGGTGGCGATGTCATGTTGCCAAAATTCAAGTGGGATACACCGAAAACAGGGGTGCTCAACGCAAAAGGTGTTCGTAAAGACCTTGTGGACTTTATCGAGGAATTAACAAGCAATCCACAAGCCACAAAAGAAACGCTCTTGCAGCATGGCGTGAAAGAGTGGGTTGGAGATGATGCTGTTCTACAGGTGTGGGATAACCTTGCCGACTATGCGAAACATGAAAGCTCGGATCTCGAAAGCCTCTTAGCGACTATTGATGACAGTGAATTGGCGAATTTTGAATCGAGAGACCAAGATGAAATTCTTTACTTTTTTGATGATGTATCAGACAAGAAAGAAATGGCAAATGTATTCAAGAAATTTACCCAGGACGATCTTCAGAACTTTGCCGAACAATGGGACCTAGACGTTGACGAAGTAAAAACAAAATTTGAATCAGAACCTGCGGCTGTTGTACGGGATATGCTCAGTCACCAATTTAGTACAGAGGCCGTGGAGGAGCTTGATTCCGCATTGTCCCAAGCGATTTATGACGGTTGGCAAGCAGGAACTGAGGCTAACGCCTGGGCGAATATTAAATATTTTTTCACGGACACCCCTCACGACGATTGCTTCTTCATAATCGATGAAGAGGGTTTTTGGCCTGATAGCAAAATCAAGCTGGCTCTCCCTTTCAAAGTGATTCTACCTTTTGTGCCCGAGATTATAGAGGAAGACAAAGACGTATATGAAGTTATGGTTCGCCATGATAAACCCACCTTCAAATGGCCGCGTATAGCAACCGACTTTAATCGTGAATATGCCATCGATAGCTTTTTTGATTTAATTTGATCGGGGGATTGACCATGCTAGAAGATCTCGACCAACTGGCACAAGCTCTCGCAGAAGAGCTTGAACACACCGACGACCCTGGGCTGGCCCTCGAACAAGCCAAAGCGCGGTTGGCTCAGGCCGCTGGAGAACCCTCTGGCTTCGCTGGTCCCGCAGGAAGAACCGATGAAGTGGAGTTCACAGAGGATGGTCGCCCCGTTCTCCTTTTTCATAAAGGGCTGAACTTTCCCAAGACAGTCCCCAAAGATGAACCTAAGGGCAAGGGTGGTCTTTACGATAGCGGTTCTCAACCCTCTGCTTTAGACATCCCGAACCTAGACCAGATCACGAACTTGCAGAGGCGTCCCTTCGAGAAACAGCCCACGGAGGGCTCAAGTTTTTTGACGAAAGTTATGCGGGCCTACAAAGTCTCTGCCAGAAACCTTTTCTTTAAAGACGTAGTGTCCACCGTCAAGCAAGTCTATCCTGATATCAAAATGGTCTTTCCCGAACCGCCCACTTATATCTGGAACCCGAAAGACGAGAACGAAAAACTCGATATCATGAAGATCAAAAATAACCTCAAAATTCGCTTTCCCGAGCTAGAGTGGACGCACCGGGAGATGGACGGTGTGGCGATTGCGCCCCTGGACTTCCCTGATGGGTCGTCGATGGACTTCACCATCGGAGAAGACGCTAACCACCTGACTCTCACCTATTACAAGCCAGAGTCCACCAAGACCAAGGTGATGACGGATGAGGGTGAAGTAGAAGTTGATATGGAAGTGTAAAAAAGTAGACACATAACCGAAAATTCACGATTTTTCGGTAAAATTCCGATATGATTCTAGGGTATTGGGGTAATTGAGAATGCGTAACCTTGGCACGAAAATTGAAGCAACAATACCGATGCCTACAGATTCCTATATTGTAAAAACATCAACATTCACAGGTAAATTTGACACTCATGGTAGAAAGGTATGGAAACACAAATCAAAAGCTCATCCCTATTATCTTGTTTGGGATGAATTACATGGCGAAATTGAGGCGTTTTCTGTGAAGACTTTAGCTCATTATGCCGTATACCATGCAAATGGTGATGTAAAAAATGGTCCTGTAAAAGGTAGATATTTGGAGTTTAGATGAAGTTGATAGAAAAAATAAAAAAAGGCACGGCAACCTTTGATGATTTTGAGGATGCAGTTAATGCGTGGCATAAATCTGCGTCATCAGAATCAGTAGAGGATTACCTTGGTATAAGCAAAGAGGATTATTTTGCGATACTGAAAAATCCTGAAGTGTTAAAAAAACTTGCAAATAAATATCGGATAGCTGGGTCGTTTTTAGAAAAAATGAAAGAAAAACATACCTAGCTAGGTGTATCCTTTTTCTAAGTAAGTAAGTAAGTAAGTAAGGAGCACTCTTGAAACTCTGCATCATCTTCCGAACCTGTGAAGTGGTCGAAGCCGTACACGGTACTCCTAGACCTTTTGGGATGACCAAAAAGCAGGTAATCGACACCTGCTTTCAGTCTCTCCTAAAGACCAAGGCTGAGTACCAAGGGGAAACAGAAATTATTGTCGTGGGTGACCGTCTCTCCCAAGAGAGGCAAGAGTTCTTTCGCCCCCACGTCGATGAAATCATCGTCGGTTCTTTTGGCAACGGACCCTCGATTGAAAAGACCTTCGAGGTTGCCGACAGTAAGCCTGAGGGCACGATTCTTTTCTTTTGCGAAGACGACTACCTGTTTGTCCCGCAGGCCCTTCCCTACATGATGGACATGTACGAGAACAAAGCCCGCTACCTGGGGCCGTTGAGAGAAAACCACCTTTTTATTCATCCCCCGGATTATCCCGACCGCTATATGTGGCCAGACCCGCACACAGGCAAGGTCTTGAACGGCTACCTGATCTTGATCTCGGACCACTGCCACTGGCGGCAAATCCCGAGCACGACCTATACCTTTTTGTGCTCCAAGGAAGCCTATCTGAAGCACAGGGAAACCCTTTGGGCCAGTGCTCCCAACTGGAACGACCGACTTCTCAGCCAGAGAATTTACACCCAAGAAGTTTGTCTGAGTCCTATGCCGGGACTTGCCACCCACATGCACGTTGGGGCGATGACACCCTTGGTCGATTGGGAGTCTCTTGTGCCCATGTCAGAGGAAACAAGAGCCAGAGTCGATCGTGGTTTGCAAGATCTGCAAGAGGGGCGTCTTTCGGACTTTCAGTCAGAGGATGAGAAAATCACCCAGCGTTGATCTCATCAATTTGGCTGTTCAGGGTCCAATAGTCGTATATCCAACCAAGGAGAAAAAATCCTCCGGTCAAAGCCCAGATCAGGCCGGAGATCCATTTTCCCATGTACATGCGGTGTAGACCAAACATTCCGAAGAATGTGAGAAAAAGCCACGCAAGGTTGTAGTCCAGTTTTCCTCGGACATAGGTTCGGTTGGCCTTGTCGTCCATACTCGGAATCAGGAAAAGATCGAACAGCCAACCGAGACCGCAAAGACCAAAGGTGAAAAACCAAATGGTCCCGGTGATCGGCCTGCCATAGTAAAACCTATGCGAACCTGTGAACCCGAAAATCCACAAAATATAACCGACAAAGATGCTATGGGTTGGTACGTCTTGCTTATGCATGTGATCTCCGAACTAACCTACTTGTGAAAGTTCGTCCCCTGTCAATTTAGAGAACTTCAATTCCAAGACAGGCATCACCTCAATTTTAGTCTCTCCCTCGAAATCTTTTTTTGTACTTTTCGGGAAAAGATTCCAAGGGACATCATCAAAGTCTATCTTGGTACTATGGCCTGTATAAATGCCATCTTTACCATCGTGTCCTGCATACCAATTCCCCATCCTAATACCGATATTTACCCTCAGTTTTTCGTCCAACTTTTTTAATTTAGAGATTATTTCGTCTTTTCTACAAGTTATTGTCGTAATGGGTCGATTCGATGAATGAACATTTCCAAATTCATCCAAAATGTCGAGGTGAATACTAATCGCACCTCTTTCCTTTGACTGCGCAGATTTTTCGGGGATAAGGACGTTATCTTTTTTGTGAACAGGTGTTTTTCTTCCTGTTTTACTTCTTTATCCTCCGACCTAAAAACAGGATACGGACTTTTGCTGCGCAAAGCCTCTTTTATTTTCTGGGCGCTTTTCTGGTTTCTTTTGACGCGCTCACGGTCGGATAAAAGGTCTGCAAGGACTTTCAGAAAGCTCATTTTTTGATCTCCCTATATAGCCTACCGACCGCAGCACCGTTTGCGCAAAATCGGATTGAGAATTTTTGTTATGACCTGAATCTTATTCTGCTGCGGCTTAGGGTTTTGAGCTTTCAGCACTTCAAGCCTAGCGGCCACGGCTCGCAAGCGAGTCTCAACCGTCTTGTCCCCACTGTTATACTTAACTCTTAGATCGGCTAAGAGCTTCTCAAGGTCAGGGATGGACGTTGTTTGTAAGTCTGTTGTCACGATTTTTCACTCTCAAATTTTTTCAATTTTGTCTTCAGGCACCAGCACCATCAGACCGCGACCATTATCCCACTTCACTGAGATTTGGCCTTTGCTTTTTCTTGGTTGAACCAATTAACCTTCCTAACAACACCCTCAGTTCCTGGTGCTATCGGATTCGGGTCATCGCCCATTTCAATCATTCGCACACGGTCACCTTCTTTCAACTCGTGCGCTAGATTTTCCTCGGGAGTCACAGTTCTTAAATGCTGTTTTTTGTTCTGACGCAGCTTTTTAAGATTTTTTTCGACCTTTTTCAGAGACAAAGGTTTTTTCTTAAGGTCGAAAGGCAAAACCTTTCCTGCGAGGATTTCTAGTTTTGACAGAAAACTCATAAAAAGCCTCACTTACTTAAAAATACCACCACCCACACGTCTTTTGCTCTGGCTGTTCCCACGGCTAGAAGGCTTGAGTCGATGAGCTTATTTTTGAACTCAGGTTGCGATAAAAAATAAGCCATAGCGTCCTTAGAAGTATGGAAGCCACAGGCAATCCACTCGCTCGTAGCAGTGGACTGACAAGCGGCTACTCGGTCTTCTAAAGTCGAGCCATCGGAACCGATATGACTACAGGTCTGGTGAGACGCAAGGTCTACCGCGTGGACAACGGCTGCACAGTCCAGTCCATAAGGCGACACGACTTGCGGGAGATTATATTGCACCCGCACCTGATTGATCTCAACTTGCAGGGCGGAAGGGCCAGGGTATGGAGTCGGCACAGGATCTGAAATCGGTGGTGCCTCGACCTGAGCCAAGCTGAGTGTTGAGAAAATTAGAAGGGATAGGAGGCGCATGATTACTTTACCCGACATACTTCAAAACGGCATCTTTCGGCATGATTTTCATGGATTTTAAATAATTCTCAAGACCCTTCATATCCTCCGTATGCTTCATAAAGCCATCCCTTACAGGCCAAAATTCGCCTTCCACCTCGTCCTCAGTTGAGGCCGACCAAACATCTTTTCCTTCTGGATCATCCACATGACAACTGAATATTCCGCGCTCATCCAAATCAACGATAAATTCATACGTTTTTTGGCCTTTGGCAGCCGCTTCTACTTTCTTAATAAAAGACATTTTATATTTCCTCCTCAGGGTAGTTCAACGCTTTGAATGCGCACGGCGTCGTAAATGGAGTTGAAAAATGGGTTGAGCAAAAGCTCTTGACGGATGGCGTCCGGTAGGCCCGCTCCTGCTTCCGCTTCCATGTCCTCGACGAGAAGACACAAAAGCTCACACTTATCGCCTGTCTTCACGGCCTCAAGAATCCTGGCTACGCTAGGCATCCTGGGGGTGTAATCGGAGACTCCTCTTTACCCCAAAGGGCTTTGACATGAGCGTAGAAACTTTCGAGTTGGACCGTCAGCCATTCGATGAAGTTGGCTTGCTGGGCGACTTGTTGTTCCTTGAGGAACTTAAGCCACGCACCAATCATCTTCTCGTAAAGGGCTTGATCGCGTCTTTCTGCTGAAAAAGAATAGGGAGAAAGAGGCAAATCCTTTTCGCCAACCGCAGGACTCAGGGCGTTGAAAAGCCAGAGGTCAAAGTCTACTTGAACAGCGCGGATTAAATCGGCTTGCGGCATCAGCCCTACATAACCATCGAGAACTTTGCCGATCCATGCAGGATTGCGCAACGTGAGGTCCATGTGGTGGGTGATTTGAGCTTCAAGGGCTCGTTTCAGCGCGTCTCGTCCCTCTTCGTTCTCTTTATAGAGGGGGAGCAGAAGATCACTGGACTCAAGCCACTGGAGAACCAAGGCCACCATGTCATCGGATTGCACTTCGGCCTCAATCCGGTAAGCGATCACGGCTCTACGGACCAAAGACCACGGCATGATGCGCTCATAGGAGTCTGCAAGCTCAATTTGGCTCAAATACGTCAGAGGTATGGTGCCTGTTTTTAAGGCAGCGATAATCGCTTGGCCCAGGGCCACGGTGCCCTCGGACGTGGGCTCTAGCTCTTTGCCTTGCACATAGTCGGAAAGCCAGCCGTCCATACGCTGCCGAGCGCGTTCTTGACTGCCGTTATCGGCATTCGTGGAAGAAATGACGCGCTCTAAAATATTCGGGGGTAACTTGCCTCGAACATCTGGTTCCGCAAGCCACCTTTTAAGAGCACTCCACTCGACAATCGGGTGACCTGGGTCGAACTTATCTTCGAGGAGGTCTACATCATCCCAGTCGAGCTTACGAGTTCCATTCGGGCCTTTGCAGGGAATTTCTTTTTTGAAATAGTGAATCACGGAATGAGCGAAGTCGAAGGAGTCGCCACCGTTTGTGAGCTTCTTATCCTGTTGGGTGAACCATTTGTTCAAAGCCATACGAGTGATTTTTATTTTTCGCGGATTTCAAGGAATCAAGAACGCGAAGCACAAAACCGCCATCCATCAGCTTGAAACTAGCAGCGTTGACTTCTTTGGTGTCCAAAATCACGAGAACCTTGGAGTCACAAAACTTTTTCTTGGCGATTTGCAGGAGATATTCACAGACATCGGATACGTCAAAAGAGTACCAGTCACCAGGAAATCCGGTTTGTCCTACCATGTCTACGAGGATTTCATCATCACCCTCGACCCAGACAATATGGGGCCGTATCCCTGCGAAGCGCACCTCATATCGACAGGTCATTCCCTGATCGAGCTTGTAAACCGCGAGGGTTCGCGCTCCATCGTTGGTGTCGAAGTGCGAAGCAGACATAGGTGTAATTTCTTGCACCATCAAACCAGAAGCAAGTGCCTCGGGATCGTTTTTGAGCAGGTGCCGCATCCATGCATAAACTTCGCGAAACAACACCATGGGAATGACCCTCGAAGTAAAGTAAGGTGGAAAAGAAAAGGGGGCGAGGTTGACTATACCCCCTTATCCTAGAGTGTCCTATTAACCGCCAGTCGTCAAACGACGAGAGACGTAAGCAATCGTTGCAGAAATCCTTGTAATACCATCACCGTCAGAAGTTACAGCGTCAATGTTTTTGTTCTGGAACCAGCATCCGGTGTAGAGCCATACTTGATAGCTCGCAGCGCCTTTGAGCCAAAATTCGCGGATTTTGAACGGCTTATTTTGATCCATCAAGTCATCAAAGACTCTGTTGGACGCACCGAAAGCTCGTTCCATCTCGCCATCCCAAACCTCGGCTCGGGTGACTGCGATCGTATAGCCCGTGGCTTTGCCTGGGACGTACTCTACAGGGCGACCCCAGTGCAGGTTGGAAACCTCATAAAGATGCACACCCTCACGGGTGTAAGCATCAGGTTGCCAGGACTGGATGCGACCGACGATTTCATCGGTCTCACCTGCACAGATACTAACCCCGTGGTAGACCTTGGTGGTCAACTGAGAGTCGGAGTCCCCAAACTCCAGAGGGCTGACATCGTTAATCCCATAATTATTCTTACTGCCCCGAGGGGCTGCTTTAGCGGTAAGCATATATGAAGCTCCTTCTATAAAATCAAATTAAGTAGGGAAACCTGCTGATAGGTTTACAGTGTAGAGACCAAAGATACGCTTTGCCGCTGTTGCTAAGAAATAATTATAGGCCATGTGGTACAACGTAGGATCATTAGGGTCACGGAAGACAAGAGCATCCTTCGCAGGATTCAAGGAACGGACGTTACCCGTTTCATCCTGATAGCGACCAATCAGACCACTGGTTTCGAGCGACATCAAACGTCCAACCAGAACCGACTGAATCAACGCGACCCCTGCCCCTGCACTTGGGAACACCGTCGCAATCACGGCACTGTTCATAGTGCGACGAATATCACGAGTCACAAATTGTTTTTGTGTCATGTGATTGATGTTCTTGGTATCTGCTGAAAAAGTGTCGGTCGTGATGTCTTCGCGGATACGGTAGATCCCATTACCTTCGTCACGGAAGAAAACCAAACCAGCGCCACCGAGGATGGCGTTTTCTTGGTCGGTGTAAGCATCAACCGTAGTGAAGCTCGTCACCTGCTTTTGCAAAATGGTCTCAGTCGGAGACGCAAAGGAAGAGACAAGGCTTGCAATCGCAGCAGCGACGAAGGAACCGTCTAGGGTCACTTCGGTCACGGACCCGTCTTCAAGCTGAATCGTGCGAGTTGCCCTGGTGTGTGCAACCATAACGCGGGTGCCATGGGCAGGGCTATTGCCGAAAACGGCCAAAGACTTCTTCGCCAAGAACACCAGAGAGTTTGGCTCGATTTCAGAACCAATCGGGGTGTTGATCGGAGCACCCACATAAGTCAAGGACTCATGCTGCTCAAAGGGGTCATTGGCACGATTGATGACATTCAACTGATCGGGCAAGCCTTGGAAGAAGTTCAGAACCACGAGATCGGTGGCTCTTTTGTCTTGCATGAAAGCCTGAATAGCGGTGCGGTAGTCGGTGCGAGGTACACACCGTCTTGGTCTGCGTCTTTCACTTGAATCACAAACAAACCAGGAACCGCGTTATCGAAAACAATCTGAGCACCGATGTAAAGGTCATTGCGCACAGTGCTGGGCGCAAGGAACTTCTCAGCGTCTCCCTGGGTCAAGAAGAGCAGAGGACGATTGTAGAAAGAGTCTGGTCGCAGGTATTTGGCCGAAACGTAATAGAATTGACCAGGGTTCGGTTCCGCTCCGCGCCAACGGAAGGCGATTTCAAGGTCGCCAACCACAGTCTGCGTGAGCCTCAGGAACGGAGTGCCTGCGACTTGCACATAAGAAACCGCACTGGAATCACTGATCTGACGAACATAAAGGATTTCTTCGGGCAGATGGCGCACGGTGATGTAGCGAGCACCAGCAACACCCGTGATAGCGCCCGTCACGTCGAGAGCGATCTCAGACGGATTGCGGAAGATTTGCCCCTCTTCTCTCAAGAGAGAAAAGTTGAACGTCCCAAGAGATCTTGCTTGGGTCATGAACTCATCGCCAACACCATAGCAGATCCCCGAGGGCGAAGAGTGTACGCTGGAATGAACGTACATGTTCCTGGCGTAAAAACGCAGACCGTCTTGAATTTCAAACAGACCGTCTTCCGTATCACTTACTGTAGCAACCCATTCACCATAACGTCCTTCTGGAGTGTCTGCAAGGTAAGAGCCAGACAGAAGGCCAGAATTGTTGGCAGGGTTGAGAGCCGAACCGACTTTGAGCGAGAGATTGCGAACAGACTCTTTGCCTTTGTAGAAAGTTCTGGGTGCCATCACTTCAAAGTCGAACACGTCGCCTTTTTTGAAGTGCGTTGCCCCGAAAGCCAGAGTTAGCTCGATACCCGTAGCCCCAAGAGTTTGCATCAAAGATGTTGGGGTTCCTTGGTTGATAACAAAAGACCCCGAAAGCATTTTTGAGCCGTAAGCCACCCAAACGAAGGTCGCAGTTCTTGAGGGGCTCAAGCCCGAAGCCGCAATACACTCCAGCTTGAATTTCAAGTTGTGGCTGGTCATTGTGTATTCGGATGGCAGAGACGTGATACTCATAGTTCCAGTAGAACCCGAGATCAACTCAGAGGTAACCGCAGACATGGTGGTGAACTGATTGGTATTGGATAGAAGCGGGTCTAGTTCAATCAGACCTTTGCCGTTGGCTTGCAGGTAGAACACATCTCCCAACTTGGTAGTTGGATGCACCAAAATCAAAGTCTAGCACCACTCCATGCTCCAAAGCCTGATTCTGTAGGCTCAGGGGCGAAGCTGCGCTCAAGGTCAAAGTTTTGGGGTCGCAGTTCGGGCTGATGGGTGTGGGAGGGTCCATTTCGTTACCGAGGCTCACAGGGGTCGCCGACCACTTGAGCGAAGCGGTACGAGTACCACCAGTACCACTGGCACTCAAAACTTCAAGCCTGTAAACCCTGTTGTACTTGCCAGAGTAAAAGGCCGAACCTGAAATGGCGACTGTTCCCGTGCCGTGAGCACCAGTCGAGTTGACTGCGGTGAAAGATGTTTCATTGACAGAATTTTCTTCAGAGGCTTCAAGAGCATCAAGCTCGAAGTCTACGAAATAATCGGTGTACTCGCGAAACTCGTCTTGATCTTGAGTGACGCCTGCGGCCATGATTTCCCGAATCTGTGCCGTGGCACTGAGATTGGAAATGCTGATGTCAGGAATCACATCGCGAACTTCGCGAGACACAGACTGATAGTCGAAATAATATGTGGCCATCGGATCGAAGGCAGTGTCCAAAAGCTGAACTTTTGTAAAGGCACCGTCTTCTTCGACGAATTGCCATTTGTTGGCCGTAACCTCAATACCGTCAGAGGTATAGAGTTTGACGGGAGCACTTTGATTACCATCAGCAGGATAGGCAAGAGTTGCCTTAAACGGTGCGATGGTTGAAAATTCGAGTTGCTCTTTAAAGACGAAAGAACGCAGAAATTGTTGGTTTCGGATGACGATTAGACGATCACCTTTACCAACAAGACACACTACACGAGCTTCGTTAGGAAGAGATCCTGCACCTGGAAGAAAAAATTGCCCGATGTAGGTGCCGACCTCAACATAGCGGGTTGTGGCGAGCGTTGCGATTGCCATGTTGCGAGTCCTCTCAGTGTTCTATATAGAGTGAAAGTTCAATTAGAAGCCCGTGTTGGTGAAATCCAACGATTAAATCTTAGTAGCATTATTTGATGACCTATATTGTTACTCGAAACGGGATATCCATCACTAGACTTTCGTTCACGGGCTCTAAGTCAGTACCCCTCCCTTTGGGACCACGACGATCCATCACGAGCAGTAAAGCTGTTCCTTGACGTCGAGGTTGCAGGATGTAGGGCGGGTCCATGGTCACAAGTGCGATATCAGGATTTGATACTGCAAGGTAATAGTCCTTGCGCATGTTATGGACCAAAATCTGATACGGTGTCCCAAGGGGGATATTTTGATTTTCAGCAAAGTTCATAAAAAAAGGTTTTTGTATGAGTTCAAGATCGAGGTTTGCATCCACGTTTACCGTGGGCATATCCTGGACTAAAGTCACAAAAGACTCGAAATCAATCGTAAAATCTAGGGATCGCGTCCAAATCGTTGTTTTATTGTCACCCTCAAGAGGGATATTCGATGCTTGCCCAATATGCAGCGCAGCTAAAGGTAATCTAATCTCCCATTTCGATCCTGGTTCCCGAATGATGTAGTTATTGAGAGCGTTAGACATCGGACCCAAGATCGCAAGAACAAGAGACGATAAAATCCCAGTGTCCTCTTCCGATGTCGTCGCGACCATGATCGAGAGATTGATTTTGAGAAAGAAAAGAAGCTCTCCTTCCCACCGACCGTCTCGAACCGACGAACCCACCAAGTCTGCAACACCCATATCTTGATATTCGACACCCGTATCGATAATCAAAATGGAAGGCAGACGCCCGGTGTTCTCAGCAAAGAAACGTGCGAGATACACCTTTCTTTGATTGGGGTTCGCTTGCATCTCTTCGTCATAGGATAGATCCGTAACAAACTGAATCCCTACCGGAGACATCGACGAGGTAATAAATTTTCGATAAGGCCCATCGGGAGACAAGAACGACCATAGATAGTTTTGGATCGCTGATTTGGAAATGCTTAAAGCGCGGTCTGCGACACGCCAATCGGAAAACGCTTCCCGTGTGGTTTGTGGGTCCGTTGCTTTGATATAACCAAGAGGTGTGGCCTTTTTACTCAAAATCTATACACTCTTATTAGAGGGTAAAAGCATACTGTCTTCTATTGAATGAGCCATGGATTGTAATATCTTTTGCTGCTCTTCTTTTGGGAGCGATAACACTGCTGCAAGCTCGCCTTCGCCAACACCTAAAGCTCGGCTCATCCGACTTGTGGCAAGTTGCTTACCTAAGCGATGAGCCCAGTATTCTTTGTCTTGCTCTAAAATCTCTTCTTCTCGCAAATCTTCAAACTTACTGTATTGGGTTTTCAAAATATCGTAATGAGTCTTAGCTTCCCTAGCTTTCTCAACTAAAGTGCGGTTGATCTTGCGAAGCTGAAATATTAAACGAGGAATCTTTCGTTGCCTTTCTGAAAAGTTCCAAAAAGGCCATATTTTTTCGCAGACCGTGATCTCATGCTGGATATCATCTCTTTGCAGTTCCATCTCCTCTAACGAATCACGCAGAGTGCGAAGCTGTAGGACATGGTGCCAATACTCAAAGAGTTCGGACCCATTTTGCTGCATCGTCTTGAAATGGGTAATCTGCACGGGAGTATGACCAAAGGCATAAGTTTGCAGAGGCTTATACTGATCGAGCTTTGCGATGAGATCATCAATATCGAGCATTAGAGTAGACCTTGTGATTGGACTGCGGTACATTCAGCCGAATTTGCTGCACTTAAACCTAAGCTCACTGCGGTGATCGTGCCTGTTGAAAAATCAAGTTGATCTACGCCTTCAGACCCTACAAAAAAACCTTGGGTGAGACTGTTAAAACTACAGCTTTGACCTACGGAAGAAGCTGTCAGTGAGGATGCCAATTCCGAGACGGTGCTCGTGGCATATTCCAAAGTTGTAACGGTATTTGTAGTGTCTCTTCCGAAATAGGCTACTCCCGAACTGGTGTCGTTGCAACCAGTAGAGACATCAGTGAAACCTAAATTAGGACCAACGCTGACAGTTTCGCTCATAAAGTCAATCACGGAAGTCGATCCTGTATTTAAAGCAACATAACCACTGCCATAATCATTACTAGAACCTTTAGCAACCGAAGCTGAAGGCAAACTAACAGAAAGGTTTTGAGCACTGTCAGTAGAAGATGAAAAAGATACAATACCTAAGTCGGAAGGATTGCTCGTTTGACCGCCTGCGATAAAGGTTTTCAAGCGATAGCCCGTAGACGCACCTTTAGCCCTGGCTGTTGGCAAAGTGTTGGACATAGACGATATCGACTCTGTGCTATAAGAAAATTTCTGAATACTATCCAATTTTGGGCCCAGAAGAGGTATTCAATCCACCTGCAAAATAACCGTGGGTTTTAGACGAATGACTTATGGACATAGGATGCCGTGTAACCTAAAGACGTTGGCGACACGGCACTGGTAAGAACGTCGAGAGGCACTGCCAAGATCTGTGCTCCATAGTCTTTAGGAGACAAAAAGGCTTTGAGAGCGATGGTGTCTAAGTCATCTCCTGCTAAAACAGCCGCCTCCCAGCGAATGATATAGCCTAAGCCAACGGCATGACTCCACCGCGCCACAAAACCCTCGCGGGTAATTTGATCGACGGTGACCGTTGGAATAATTCCCGGAGTTGTCAGAGTCGGGGCAAAGCACCATTGAACCTGGACCACACCAGGAGTTTGATCGAAGGGTTCATCAAAAATAACGGTGACCGTTTTGGCACCTTCGCTTAAGGCAACAGCCCCTTGCTTGCCAATCGATTCGTTGAGCATTTGCCCGACAAAAACGTAACACTCTACTTTCCCAGTAGCGCCTAAGTTAAGATCAACTTCGCTGGTCAAAACACCAGCTACCGTGTCAAAAACCCAATTTTCTATGGCGAAGGTGTAACTTCCGTCGCCCCTTTAAGGATGATGGGACGATAATCATCACCGAAGGTCTGCGGGATGATGCGGGTGACCCGATCACCCGTTTGATATTTTTTCCGGTGGTCGGGTTGATATAGTCCTTTGAGAGGATGCGTTGGCGACGATGGGACTACGGCAAAATAGGCTTTCCCCGTCGAGGTCGCGTCTAGTGTCAGACTGAGACCGTTGGCCCCACGACAATCAAGCTGCGACCCCTTGTGCCACGGCACTACTGGGATCTTGCGCAATGTTTTGCCCAAAAATATCCTTGGTCCCTAAGGGCAAGGACGAGGGAATCGACTCGTTACCAATCTCTTTACTATTGGACGTATGAGCTTTTCCGAAAGCCTTTTTAAAAGCTGCTTTTGCCAACGTCGTTACACTAAAAGCCATAACAGAGACTCCTTAGAGCAGTGTCAATGTGAGGGCGCTGATATTCCCCGTCCAAGAGGCAGGGGCCGTGATGCGCAAGACGATAGCAAACCCAGAGTTCGCTGTTGATTTGGTGCCCAAGGTAAGACCCCAGTTTGTCGGAATGGTATTACCAAAGGTTGCGGCATAGGCACCCACGGCAGCATCCGTGGTATACGCGGTGACACAATCCTTCCAAACTACATTTCCGCTTCCATCGAGTGTAATACCTGGGGCCAGGATTTCTAAGGTGACGTTGTTCGACGATAAAGAACCACGGTTGGATGACGCGACAAAATTTGTCGAGGAGGACGTCACATTCAAGACAAAGTTCTGCCTGGGAGTTGTGGTGTAGAAATACCTCAGATAGGTTTTTCGCCTGTAACGGTTGAATAGTCTGGGTTTCCGGCATAACCCCCAGGGTTAGTCGGGCCGAAGGTGTTGCCCTCATCCACCCGTTTGAAATTACCGTTATTCAGACCTGTTCTCGGGTAGCGCAAACCGCCCGCATAGATCAGAAGACCATCGGTGAGAGCCTGGGTCGAATCCCAGTTCGCAGGGCCGTTGTTCGCTCCCGAACCGTAAGAAAGGCTAGATAGCGACAACGAGGATTGTTGCCGATAACCTTCGCCTTTAAAATCCTCATAAAGATCGGTGGCACTGGTGGTATTTGGCGTCCAATAAGATCGCGCCATCCACCTGTCGCAAGGCTACTGGTGACTGCCGCTTGAATCGATCGCTGCACCGTAGTCGAAACCGAAAGATCCGCCCCAAGAATCCTGATTATTAGACGAAGGCGAGATCGTCGCCGTTTTATTCACAATCGGAACGGTATCACTTTCCAAAGCCATGTTGGGCAAGGCTTGGGCCGATAGCGTACAATTTGTGCCTGTATGAGAGATCGCGGTCGAGGAAGTCGAATACGTGTTTCGGTAAGCGTTTTGAATCGTCACACTGTATTGAGCCGAGCCCGCAGTATAATACCGCACACCGCTGAGATAGCGGCTACCACTCAAAGTCAAGTTAGTAAGAGAGGCACCCGTGAACGATGTCGCAGTGGTCTCATCGTCGATAATCCATTCAAAATAATTTGTGGTTCTTACATTGGTGCCGATAATATGTTTGACGCGGGCATAGTTCCAACCAGCCCTTTGACTAGACCCACTGATGGTCCATGTTCCTGTACGATATTTAAAAGGTCTAAAGACGTGCCGTCCTGAAATTTAACCGAGGTCGCAGCACTCAACGTGAAACCCGAACCTGAAGCCGCGAGTGAGGAACCTGATGTGAAAGTTGCTAGGTTGACACTGTGAGCAAGGCTTCCGTTAATTTCAAGTTGCAAAGTTCCCTGGTCGGCATCGCCAAAAGCGTTTGCCGGGTATGAATACGAGTGAGCCGCAACTCCCCCTGCGACAACTCCCGAAATGAGTCTGGCGAGTGTAAATACCGCGCCTTTGGCCTGATGCAGGGAATGTTCGCATTGATATCTAGGGAGCTTTGACCTGCATCCGCACCGACGTTGGCATATCCAGCGATCGTGTTGGTTGATCCGAAAGATAATTTGGCCGAAGCTCCAGCAGCGTTTGAAATCGGTGATAGCCGAGAGAGACGACGCAGGGGTGGGGCTAAGGCTTTCAGGACTTCATTAAAGCGGTCAACTACCGTACCTATCCCTGTATCTGAGGTGATATCGGTGAAAAGCCCATCTGTGTAGGAACCATCTTCTGCGGGGCCGATGCTCATCGAACCAAAATAGAGTTGACCGCTACCATCCGTTTTCAGAACAGACCCAGAGTCACCGTCCGACGTTGGGAGAACAAAAGCTACATTATTCGATAGAGACGTACTGACGTTCAGACTTACGCTGAGACTCGATGATGTGGGCAGAAACGTAAGTGCTGTATTATTTCTTAGACTGAGTTTTGAAGCAGAGGATACTGATGTATAGGTGACGTTGTGCTCAGGCCCCACTTGGCGGTCGGCGTGATATACTGCAAGATCTCCTGGGCTTCCTCCACCTAGAATGATGTCGTTGACCGCATTATTGAGCATGGTCCCGATATAGACATAGCACTCCAGGGTCCCAACAGTCCCGAGGTTGAGATCCACCTCGCTGTTCAAAACACCAGCGAACGAATCAAGAAACCAATTTTCAGAAGCCAAAGGTGGAATTTCAAAACCACTTTTTTTCAGCACAGGGCGATAGCGATCACCGTAAAATTGAGGAATAATGCGGGTGACCCGATCACCTGTTTTGTATTTTAGACCCGTCAGGGGATTGTCTTTTGTTTTCAAAGGATGAGCAGGATCATCAGGAACAACGACAAAGTAGGCGTTACCGTTTGAGGTCTCGTCCAAAGATAGGTTCAACGGATAGGTGTCTTTACACTCTAACGCGATGCCCTGGCTGACTGCGATAGAAGGGAGCTTGGGAATATCGTCGGCAAAAATATCCTTAGAACTTAAGGTGAAAGACGACGGTAACGCCTCGTTAGCAAGGTCTTTCTCATTAGAGGTGTGCGCCTTACCCAACGATTTTTTAAACGCTGCCTTAGCTAGAGTCGTTGTTAGAAAGGACATTTATGACCTCAAATCAAATGGGGCTCAAGGTTATGTTACTGATGTTTCCAGTCCAGGTAGCAGGGGCCGTGATGCGAATGACGACTACATAAGAAGAATTGGCCGTAGATTTCGTTCCAAGAGTGATCCCCCAATTTGTCGGGATGACCTCACCATACGTTGCGGCATAAGCACCAATATCCGCATCGATTGTATAGGGTGTTACACAATCCTTCCATTCTACGATGTTAGAATCATTGACTGTGATGTTGGGAGCAACAATTTCCAGAGTCACGTTATTGCCTATCAGAGAGCCACGATTCGAGGCCGCAACAAAGGTTGTGTCCGTACAGGTCACATTTAGAATAAAGTTCTGCTTTGCATCGCCTGTATGGAAGTATCTTAGATAAACTTTTTCCCTGTCATCGACCCATAATTGGGGTTGCCACTGTAACCACCTGGGGAAGTCGGCCCATTCAAATTGCCATCAGGCTTGTTTCTGAAGTCCCCAGCCGAAAGCCCCTGCAAGGGATAGCGAAGCGTTCCATCATAGACGAGAAGACCATCGGTAAGCGGTGCGGTAGAGTCCCAATTTGCAGGACCACTATTCGGTGAAGAGCTATAACCCAAAGCCGTAAGATCCAAAGAGGATTGCTGCCTGTAGGCTTCACCTTCAAAATCTTCGACTAAAGCAGTCGCACTAGGAGTGTTACTGTCTAGGAGAATCTTCCATCCCGCGTAGGCAATATCGCTCGTGGCCGCACCTTGTACGGTCCTCAACACCTGCGTGGAAACGGCTATGTCACCACCAAGGATGCGGTTGTCTGCTTCGGGGGAGATGTTTATCAGTTTTCCAGCAATCGATACGACTTTGGTTTCGTTTGTTGTACTTGGCAGTGGCTCGCTCGCAAGACTACAGTTAATCGAGGTAGGATGGGAGATCGCCGACGACGATGGACTATAAGTGTCTCGGTAAGCGTTGGAGAAGGAAATATCGTATAGAGCCGTACCACCAGTGTAATACCGTACACCCGACAGGTAGCGACTGCCCGTCAACGTCAAGCTGCGAAGGGTTGCCGAACTGAAACTAACGGGTGTTGTGTCCGCGTCATTCACCCATTCAAAGTAGTTGGTTGTTCGACTGACAGTTGGGTAAACCTGATGAGTCACTCGAATGTAGTTCCAACCATTTCTTTGGTCCAACACAGACACGGACCAGAGGCCAGTACGATATTTGAAAAGGTCAAGAGGAGTCCCATCTTGAAATGTCACCGCTTGAGGAGCAGACAGGAAAAACCCTGATCCGTTGCTATTCCCAGAGGAACCAGACACAAAACTTGTGAGGTCTACGGTATGAACTACCGTGCCGTTGACCTCCAGTTGTAGAGTTCCCTTGTCCCCATCACCAAAAGCGGCCTCTGGATAGGCATAGGCATGGGCAGGGGCACCACCTGCGACAACACCAGAGATGCTGATCGGTGCATAAATACCCTTAAGCTGCGAGCCCGTCCCAAAAAGGCCGTTGACATTGATGGCCGTTGCACCAAGGTCCGTCCCGACGTTGGAATAGCCAGAGATGACATTGGTGGTCCCGAACGACAACTTCCCAGGTGCTCCGGTTGCCGTCGAAAAAGATATTTTTGACAGATTCGAGGCTGGAGGTGGGGCTAGAGCTTTCAAAACTTCATTGAACCTATCGACGACAACGCCAATTTTCGTGGTGTTCGTAAAGTCTGTAAATAAGCCATCGGTGTATGTACCGTCCTCAGGAGGACCAATTAAGTCTGTTTCTAAAGTTCTAAAATGTAAATTGCCGCTACCATCGGTGATAAGCACATCCCCCGAATAACCGTCCACTTCGGGAACGGTATAGGTCGTCGAGAGGGCAAGATTTGACGGTGATTTAAACCCGACGAATTTTTCATCGGTGGAATCGAATAAACGAGCCGTGCCATTTGCCAAAAGATCGAGTGTGTGTCCCTCGTCATCAATTTTTATAAACGATGAGGATTCCACTTCATGACCGTCTTCAGGGTAGTAGGCAAGAAAGGTTGCTTGCCCCTCGCGCACTTTACCTGTCAGATCGATCGGATCAATCCACGCAAAGCCTGAAGCATCTGTGCCTAAGAGCTTAGTGGGGTCTGCTGCCCCCGTGGAGTCAAGATGCTTAGGCTCTAAGAGCCGCCATTCAATTTCATTGTCAGGGTTTGTCAGTAAAACCCGGTCTTGAATATTGGCGAAGGATTGGACTTGCCCAAATCCCCTGGCGTCACCACACCTGTGTAAAAGGCAAGGCTTCGGCTTACAGTGGACGCTACGACATTACCACGGCCCACTTCCGTCAGGGAGAGATTGCCAGACCCATCGGTGACAACCGCATGGCCCAAAAGTCCGTCAACCTCAGGAAGCGTAAAGGCGACGTTGGCATTCGCCCTAGCGGCCAAAGACACCGCCCCACCCCCACTGCTGCAAACGAAAGAAGAGCCGTGGGGTCAAGAATTAGTTTTTTGCCAAGCGGGTCAATCTTTAAAAGGTGTTGCCTTGAACGGCTCGACCTGTTGCAGGGTAGAAGGCCAGATAGTTTTCATTCCCGGTCTTCACTTCCCCCGTGAGATCGGTAGCCGTGACCCAGGAGAAAGACCCATCTGCGTTAGAAACCAGCACTTGGTTCAGAAGACCATTACTTAGCGCAGAACCACCTGCGGTCGAAAGATATTGTGCGCTCAAAAGACTCCAAGAAAGAGCCGCCGAGGATGTCGAGAGCATAATGCGACTGGGCGTGGTGCTCAAACCAACGACATCGTTTCCAGTTACCGCATAGTAGGCAAGCTGGTTGGCTTGAGCGTAAGCTACCGACCCGTTATCGACAAAGGCAAGGTTTCCAGCCCCATCGGTTTGCAGTTGCGAGCCCGCAGACCCATCCGCATTCGGTAAAATCCAAACGGTGTCTGGACCGATCGAAGCAGGGGCGCGAAACTCTAGGTAGTTAGACCCATTGAGCGAGGCTTCATAAAAACGCAGCTTGCCGTTGTTGCGAAGCTCGATCGACCTTTGGGATGGTGTGGTTGTAAAAAAGTTTGAAGCGGAGACAACGGTATCAATACCATTATTTGAATAGAAAGGGATTGCGAACTGGGGGCCTGGGTGAATCCAAGAGGGGTTTGGCTTCTGCCAAACGAAGCCCCCTTCCCCGCTTGCGGTCAAAAGATACCCTGGAGTCCCGACATCGAGAGCCGTATTGGTACTGGCTTTGAGATAGGTTGCGGTTAAATAGTCCCAGGCTGGTGTGCCACTGGGAGACAAGAAAACGCGGTTACCTACCGTCGTGAGGGGAGCAAGGTTATTATTCTCACCAATATAGATGGGTAAACTGTTGGAAGCTCCCGAAGCGATCGAAGGGTCGTCGGGAACGTCCAAGAAAATCGGTTGTAGCGTGGCTGGGTCTATCGTCAGCACTTGACCAGGAGCACCAGTCGCCCAGGTGGGAACACCTGCGAGGTCGCTAGTCATAGCTCCCCCAGGTGTCCCATATACCACTTCAGCGGTGCCGGGAGTTGTGCCCCCGTAAAACATATCTCCTGTCGAAAGAAAACGACCAGAAACTAAAATTTCACCCGAAACGTCTGGGAGAGTATAGTCTCTGTTGGCCGTAATTGAGTGCGACACACGAGCCGTGAAGGAGGCGATGATTAAATCAAGGGCAGCACTGACAACTTGAACAGTCCCTTTGTTCGCACTCGATGTGGCTTCCAATCGGAGAGTACCGTTAGCGTTCTCGCTACCGTACACCGTCCTAGAATAAAGCTGTTGATTCAGAATTTTCGACATTTTTTGAATCCACTACTTTAAGAATGTGAGAAGCGCATCTTTTACAAAGGGCAGATGTTTTAAAACTTTTTGCTTATCCAAGGATATGGCACTGGTCCGAGCACCCCATAAAATGGCGACACTCCCATCTCTATTGATATGCACCCAATCATTGCCAATGTAATATCGTCTTTTAACAAATTTTCCAGGTTTAGATCCCTGAGTTCTTTCCATAAATACTCGAACGAAGGCTTCTAAAAGTTCCTGCTGCGTTACAATATCTTTAAAAGGTTTCCCAGGTGCTATCTTATCGCTTTCGTCCATAAGCCATCGTGAACCAGCATCAATAGTGACTTTCCCCTGCATGTCGAACTTTTGCTTCGCTTGTAAAATCAAAGCACGACATGGGCTAATCTTCAGGGGATTATAATCCTTGAAGTCAGGATCAATATCTGAAACGTAGTACAAGTCATTGAAGAACGAGGCTAGAGGTTTGAACCCGTTCATCGTCTTGATGAACATACGGCTTTCAGCCTCTGTTGCTAAGACGAATTGCGTTCCTGGAGTACCAGCGTTAGATGGATGGCCCCCAAGGTAATATTCAATCGGTCGATGTTCGATACTAATAAATCGAGAATAATCTAAGGGGATTTCCGAAGACATGCGAATCGCCGAGATCTGTCCTCCAGGACCAACGTCACTGATGCGGTGCATGATCTCGTTCAACTCTCGCTTAAGCCGTGTTTCATCACCAGCTAAAGCCTGATTTAGTTCAGTGAAAGAAATGTTATCAAAAGGAGAGTCCTGCGCAAAGAAGTCTTCTGGTAATTCTACAAACATATAGGGACTACCAAGAGGCTTGGCTACACGTTCAAATTCAGGTTCTTTAGACCCAGACATGAAAAAGGCGTACAGACCTTGCAGATCGCCGCGATCCCCTTTGAAAAAGAGCATCGAATGTTGTGTGTCTGTCAAGCTCTTCGTCATATTCAGGAATTTAGATTCGCCGTCGCGATTATTTCTAAAAATAACCACAAATAACTTTGGATTCTCCATGGAGCGGATCTTTTGCAGAGAGGCGTGATCTTGTGCTCCGCGTGAATCATTGTGACTATCATCTATTTGGGATTCATTTTCATTTTTGTCTACAATAGGCTGATTGTTCTCATCAAGAAGCTCAGGTTCAACAACTTTTTTTTCTTCTCTCGTCGCAGGGAGGTTACCGTATTTATTCAAACCCATTTTTTCTTGCTGAGTTTGTTGTTGTGGATCTTTTGGTTTTTTTACTTTTTTTGGCTGTATTTTTTGAGTTGGTGGTGTCTGTTTTTGATTTTTATTTTTTTTGATTTTATCGCGCTGACGAAGTTCTTTTTGGATCATCTCACGTCTACGGTCTTTTTTACGAGCAAGAACCTCCAACTGCGGAATAAACGACACACTGGCCGCAACATCCAAGTCTTCAACTTCGTCTTGGTTGACAGGTGCGCGATTTCTTAAATGATATAAATTGGGAAGACCGTCTCCTTGGTCTTCGACGTCTACCACCTCATACCAACGGCCATCAACTTTTGCCTTCCACTTCATGGTGCTTTCCTCAACTCTTTTATCCATAATCTGTTCCGTGGGCTGATACGGCACCAAGATGCGGTCAGAGGGGACGTTAAGCTCAGAGAGATACCTTGGATTTATTTTCGCATAGATCTTGTGATAGGGATTGCTCTCAAAATTGGCTTCAACAGGGCGGAAGTTGTTCATGGGTTTGATCCGATCAAGTTTTTGCACTCCTGTAAAATCCCACTTGGGAGGAATGGTCGCAGTTCGGCCAACTCCTGCCTCGTCAGGTCCACCACCACCGAATAGATCTTCTTCGTCCCCACCTCCCCCATCACCACCCGCAGGAGCACCCGCTTGCTCACTGTTCGTGGTCAACTGAGCCATGCGCTTTTTGAGAACGGCATCCTCTTCCATCATAGCCATGGCTTTATCCAAGTCATAACCTGCGGCAGAGGCCCAAATGCGCAGCGGGACAGGCACCCCCTTCTCTGCGATCTTGTCGAGCATTTCGAGGTAAGCTACGTCCTGCTCAGGGCGCAAAGTGTCCTCAGTGATAAGGCGAGGCAGCAAAAGAGCTTCCGTGGGAATGTCAAGAGACATTTTTGCAGAAACAACAGGAAAGCCCCACTGCGACAAACGGTCGTTCTCGCGCATCCTGCGCTCATACTCGGCTTCTCGATCAGCGCGAGAACCTGGGGTCAAACGAATCCCATGGTCTAGTTCCGCCTTGGTCCGTTTTTGAAAATTGTGAATACGAGCAAACGTCGGGAAAAGCTGACGCTGAAAGATCTCGGTGATAACCATGTCCCGAAAGGTCGCAAGCTGTTTGCCCAAAGAGGTCCGTGCAGCTTCCATGGTCGAGACGTTCACTTCACCCGAGAGATACGCCTCGGAAACCCCAAGCGCCCGCATTTTCAAAGTTGTTAAAAAGTCATACTCCTGGGAAATTCCCCAAATGCTCGAAGGGTCACGAATCTCCGAAGCATCAACCCCTTGCCGCACCGCAATCACCGCACCCGTTGGGTCTTCGTCGGCTTGCATAAATAGCTGCGTCAAAGCCCCTAGCTCGTCGTCATTTGGTTCCCACTGATCTTGAATACCAGCCGTTAAAAGCAAAATGCTGCGATTGCGACGACGAACACCCGTAAGAGAGGCGTTCCAAAGAGCCGTTTCATAAGCCCACGCAGGAAGAACCCGTGTATAAAGAGAGGTGCCGATTTTATCGTACTGATTCACCCTTCGCGCCAGGAAGAGAGTATTCAGAGGGTCAAGAGGCAGATAGCCCGAAGTGTTTTGCAACATTTCTAGCACATTTTTTGGTAGCTTCTCTTTAACCTCAACCAAACGCGGGTCGGTAGACCGTGAAAACTCACGCCACGCTGGGCTCGACAACACATCCACCAAAGGCTTTGTGTCTGTCGGAACAGGCGTCAACCGAGCCTGATCGGGGTCGATCGGAACCAGCGAGTCCCAAAGCCCCTTTTGCTCATTAAAAACCATGGAACCAACCATACGACCGATAATCAAAAGCTCCCTTGAGATCATGGAGAGATCGTTCCAAATCTCCAAAGCCTCAAGCATGTCGTGATACATCTGCATCACTTTGGGGTCGTCGATCCCGATAAGCTCGTAAATTTTCCCCCAAGGCAAAGAGGAAAAAATGTCCACAACAGAACCTGAAATCGCATCGCGCAGATAAATTTTTCGGAACAGAAGATGCAGGTTTGTCGGTTGCCTTGGGATCCAATCCTCGATAATCGACCCCTCTTCCAAGCGGTCTTTTTGCGGATTGAAACGGCTTTGATCGAAGTTTGCTAAGGACTGTTTACTGGCAAGACCAGCCGTAGCCGCACGATAAGGAGGATTACGCCTATCGAGATAATTTCCAGCGACAGTCTTTTTAAAGTCAAAATAACCCAAAGCTCGTACCTCTATTTTTTAAGCATCGCTTCCGAGAGCTTGCGAACAAAACTCGCTTGCTTGGCCTTGGTCAAAACCCGCATATCTAAAAGCAAAGCACCAAGAATCTTAGGACTCACGTTAGCTAAAGCCTGCAAGTCCTTAGAACTCAAATTACCCTTGCTTTTTATCTTCTTGAAAAGATCTGCAACTATCTTAGACGATAACGTGGTCTGAAGGGCAGCAAATTGTGACGAACCCTTAGGTGCTTCCTGAGGCTCATCCCGCTTTTTGACGGAACGAGCTTTATAAACACCAGCTTGGCACTCAGCATATCTCTTTTCCAAAGATTGCAGAAAGCTCATCCCTTAGTCCTTATAAGGATAGACAACAAAATGAGTGGAGCACCAAACAGCCTTACGATCTGGATCAAGTTTGACAGGAGTTAACCTGCGTTTGCACAGAGGACACAGGGCAGGATCGTCAGCCGCAACCTTCTGTTTTTGGAACTTGGCTTTCTCGGAGTAAGCCAAAAACAGCCGATCTAAAACCACGTCGTCGCGCTCAAAGCTAGAAGCATCCGTGTACTCACCACTGTAGTACAGGTCGGAAGCCACGGCGCGACAAGCTGCTTCCGTTTTATTCGGACGAGCCGCTTTCACTTTGACTAATAATTCATCTTTGGTCATGGACCCTACCCCTGATTTTTATTAAATCTAACCGCTTGTTTTATTTCGACCGAGGGATGACTACCCCCAAAGGTCTACCTTTCGGTGACGTGGCTGAACTCACCCCAGCGGTCACACCCGTGCTCGAATACATTTGACCCGAACCCCGCGAGCCACCCGCAAGCGCAAGCCGCCCCTTATGAGCCCCCGCACCATCACGCCTTGAATAGGCCATCCCCGACTTGTACTCGAAAAGAGGTCGGTACTTTTCGTTCCATAGGTAATGACAACCAAGAACAACCGCCCTGAACAAGTCGTCGTGACCCTCGCCTTTCGTCACCTTGTTGCCAACCTCAGAGACCGAAAGCATCTGCCAAATCAAGTGCAAGTAGGGCCGCGTAAATAAAATGTCCTCCAAGGCTTCCGACGATGCTTCCGCCTGAGACATCGACATCTCAGGGGAACAAATCTCTAGTTTCTGCTGACCCACCTGCGTCCTGAACGTCTGAAAGTTCGCATAGGTCAAAGAATACGACTCAGCACGAATCCCTAAATTTTTTAACTCATCAATCTGCGTCTTCGATTGCCACTGGTCGTAGACAACCATCACAATCCGAAGTTTCTCACAGAGCTTCTTGATAAACATCGTAAACATCGAACTTAAGTCGATGGTCTGGGCTTTATTCGGATACAAAGCAAATAACCCAGCCACCTGAGCTACCGAGAAGTCACTCTCCTCAACTTGAGCAAAGCCGCAGCATAACCCGAGTAACTTTTGCCAAGGTCAATCGCCAAAAGATAAGGAACAGAGTCATTCCGGTCCAACTCCGTCGCATTCAGAAAAGCCCCAACCGCACTGCTCTCACGGTACACAGGCCAACTCGGAACCTCTAATTTGACAATCTTCTGAATCGTCTCCTCATTGTCGAAAAACGGATCATCGGCAAAAGGCGGCACCGACCCATAGTCCCGATGGAACGTCTTAGGGTTTCTCTCCCGCTCCGTCTGAAGCTCCTCAGGATTGATCGCAAACTCAGGGTTGACCTCCCAAGAAGCCTTGTGCGAACCAACCTTCTTTTTGTCCGTCTTCGACTGGCGAATAAGACGCATAATAAAGTCCGTCTTTGATGACGTCGAAGACACACACGCTAAGATCGCAGTCGGAACGTCACAATACCCACGCTTGAACTTCGACATGGCATTGTTGCGCACCGTTCGAGAGGCTTTCTCATATGCAGCATACGTCTCGCTCGCGTTCGCTCTTTTCGCGGCCTCATTACCTAACCACCAGCCAATTTCGTCAAACGCGGTAAAGAACGCCGTTCGACCCCGTGAGCTATCAATCGACGCTCCTAGATAATAAGCCGTGAGCTTCTTATGCGGATAAGCAATGTACTGCGTCATGACTTTCACAAGCTCTATCCCAAGCCTCTTTTCATGACCTTTTAAAAAGTCATGATATTGATTGAACCAAGTACAGTTCTCAACCGACCGGACAAACTGATGCCAAATCGACTCACTCGCCTGCCCCGCCGTCAACGCCACAAACCGCATCACCAAGAGAGAGCCTTTGAGCAAGTTGAAGTAGGCAGCAGGATCAGGAATCTTTAAATAACGATGCAAAACGTAGCTTGCAATCATACCAACTACGGCTGATTTCCCCGAGTTGTGGTGGACAAAACCGCCACCCGTATAAATGTTGGTGCCAGGGATATGAACGTCCATCATCTCCTCGGGCTCACCCTCTTTAATGTCCTTGATCTTGACGAAGAAGTAACCCTGGTCAATCAAAGCCCGGAGCTTGGCAGGAGCATTCTTTCTCGTGAACTCTCCCACAGGAGTCACGTACTTCGTGCGGCCAGAAGCCGTGACAGAAGCAAGGACGTCGTTTTTCTCTTTTGAGGCAAGCCTGACATGATCCCTGAATATCTTAACGTACTCAGAACTCTTGGTCGAAATCGTGTAACTAACACGCTCCTCATTATCCCCACTAAAGTCCTGGACATACTCATTCGCAATGCCAAAACCCTTGGACTTCATCTTGGCACAACGAGTTACAATCCCAAGGTTCAAAAGTAACAAACGAACCTGCTCCATCAACTCCTTCGAGACCGTCGTGTAGTAGAGGAGAACCTTTCTACGGCCATTAGGCATCACCTCAGCATAAACACCACCGTCACCACCGAAAAGACCCGCCAGAAACTCGCAAACAATCTCTTTAGGCGACTGAAGGATACAGTCAGGAATAACCTTAGTATGAGCCGTGGCTGGCGAGAGGCCGATGTGTCGCAAATATTCCACAAGTCCCTTGCCGTTCAAGGCAAACTCTTGGTAGAGCTTACCGTCCTTACATTCGTAAGACTTACTCAGTCTAGGTGCGTCACCAAAGGCAGCTAGGCAGCACTCCGTAAAGTCTTGAGCAACCACAACATCGTTGGTCATAAACCGGACACCAGTATCTTTTGTGTAGCATCCATTTGATACCAGATAGCCCAATATACGAGCCAACGGTGCGGTAACTTCAGTAGGGTAGGTAAATGTTTTATTGCCGCTTTCTTGAACGAACGGAACCAGTTGAAAAGTCTTTTTAGGCCACAAATTTGGCAAATACATAATGAGCACGTCGCCGACTTTACAGTCGTGCATTTTCTTGTGCTCAAAGTCGAAATTCTCGTTCAGAACAGGTAGAATGTGCGATTTTTTAGAACCTTTGACGACCCAGTTCATGTCAGTCGTAAAGATTAAGCAGTCAAGAAGACCAGACTGAAAAGTTTCCGAAACAGAACCATGTGTAAGTATGTCGCCGACCCCCACTTTTTCAAGCCTAAGAAGTCCTTTTTCCGAATAAATCCAGGTACTTGGCTGGCATCGCATGCCCCAGCAAAGGTCTAATTCTTCAGGGAAAAACCAGAATCCTTCCTTGTAATGTTCGGTCCTATTGGTGTGACACTTAGGGCACACACCGAACTCTAGGAGTTGTAGTTTGTCGAGTGCGTTGCCCACGGGCATGAGCACGTCCCAATCTTTGGAGTAGAACTCCCAGTCCGAGCAATAGGGGCAGACATCTCCGAAGAGTCTGAGCATGACTTGAAGCTGAAGGGGATAAATTGTTTCGGCTCCGAGGTAGTCGTGGTCTAGGACCCAGCGGGCGACGTTCGGGCACCAGTTAAGATCTCGCTCGTCAATTTCTTGGACGACTGAGGGATCGAGCCCTTGGCTGATCGAGTTTTCGATCAGTGCCAGTGGGTCGAAAGAGTTGTCCTTAGGTCGAGACATGAGTACCCCCAGATTTTGTGCGGTCTTTGAAAGATTTGGTAAGAGGCGGCTTGGTTTTTTTACATTATGGCTGAGGATAGCACATGGCGCAAATATCGTTTTTTGCGTGGCTGGGCATCTTGTTGGCTTACGTGACCTACTGCATCTACCGCTTGGATCAGAAAACCTTGGATTGGAGGTTTTATCCCGGTCTGGCTCTTTGCTTTTTTGTGTTGACTCTTTGCCTTGGGTTTGCGGCTTACGTTGTTCTTTATCCGTTTTTTGTCCTCTTGGTTAATGCTTAAAAACCAAACAAAGGGGCAAGAATATGCCGATCAACTGGCAGGACGCTAAAAGCAAAGTCACCACAAATTTTACGGTGAAGGACGCTTGTTGGTTACCGTCTTGGGGAAGTTGCATAGCCCTTCTACCCAGGAACAGGCTAACTTAATTCTGACGTGTCAGCTCATGGAAAAGATCAGGGCTTTTTTGGGCAATAAAGAGATTGTTGTTCATTGTATGATACGCCCTTCAGAATACAATAAGCAAATAGGTGGTAGACCTCAATCGGCCCATCTTGAGGGTTTGGCGTGTGACTTTAGTGTGAAAGGGATGGATTGTGACGACGTGCGCAAACTGCTGTTGCCCAAGCTCGAAGGTTGGAAGTGTCGGATGGAAGACTTGCCAAACTCGAACTGGGTTCATGTTGACTTGAAGCCTGTGGTCACTAAACGATTCTTTCAGCCCTGAAAAAAGAGGACACCCGTGAGTGTCCTCTTTCTTTTTTGAGCTAAAATTCAGTTTGACGAATCGACTAAAAGCTCACCTTGATAGTACAGACGAAAACCTTTACCAAGAGGCCCTTCTGCATCTTTGATTGAGAAACCAAGTTTAGAAAAAACGCCGCGTTCGATGCCTTTTGGGTCTTGAATATTAAGGTTAGCATAACTTGCATCTTCTATAACTCGCCAGTAAGCATCTGAAGTTTCGTCATCGAGTGCTTTCATGACGTCTTTGGATTTAAAGTGCATTTCTTTAATCACTCGTGTCCTATCCGCAGGATTGTCTGGGTTTTTGCGCACAGAGAATTTGCTGACCAAAAAAGTCAGTTCACGTAGTTGTCTTGCTATGTCTTTCACCCACTTTGCGCGGTGGTCTGCATACTGGCCGTAGATCATGATTTTCACCAAATGATCTGCGATTGTGGCGATCAATTCACTATGCAAGGCTTTTGAAGCCCGATCTCGGCCTCTCTGCGGTGCTGCTAAAAGACGATGCAAAAACCCCAT